GTTTAAGGTAAACCGGTCCGGCGTTGAAGCCGGACCGGTGCGGTCACTTGATCTTGGCGAGCTGCTTGGCGAGATCGCCGCAGAAGCCTTCCAAACTGCGGGCCATCTGGACCGCCCACGAACCGATGTCCTTCTCGATCTGCGGGTTGTCCGTGTCGCTCAACGAGTCGAGTACGAATTCAGCAGCGTACCGTCGCTCGGACATGCCGTGCTTGCCGTTGATCTCCTCGTTCAGGAATTCCCGAATCTTGCGTTCCTTGGATGACACCAGTCGATACCTCCGAGAAGCTAAAGGGCCGGGCAAAATGCCCGGCCTCCCAAGGATAGTGACGACCGATAGCCGGATATTTACACGGCCGGCTGCTGCTTCTGAACGGGCACGAACTGCGCGATCATCGGAGCCGGAATCGCCGAGGCGTTCTCCCGGTCGACGCGGCGGATCGCCCGACGATTCTGTTCGGCGGTCTCCTTGTCTCGACCATGGTTATAGCCCAGCCAACCGCCCAGACCGGCCCCGGCTCCAGCAATCAGCATGTGCGCCTTGAGCGCGTCGTCATCAAGGTAGGACCCGGGATACATCCACTCCGTGAGCCTCTTCATCCACGTCGGGTCCTGGGACGACTTGATGGCATCCGGCTCGGTGGCCCCGCTGCCGTTCATCGCCGGCTCGGACGGCATCGTGGTCTTCAACTTCGGCGGCGCCGGTTGCGACAGAGTCGCCGAGGGAGCGCCGATCGAGCTGGCCACAGGGGCCGGCGAGGGCATGAGCGGCGAAGTCAAAGCCGACGAGACCGCATTCGGCACTCCACCGCCGCCGGTGCTGCCGGCGATCTGGCTGACAGCGTACGCTCGATCGATCGCGCGCTTGATCCTGGCGACGACCGGGTCGACCGGGTCTCGTCCTTCGATGAGGGCCGTCATTTCCGCCGCCGACTTCTCGGGGAAATGAATGGACCTGGCCCGCCCGATCGTGGCGTCCTGATACTCCCGCTGAGCGGCTTCGAGATCCGACCGGGCCCGGCGGCGATCCGCGGCCCTCAGAATCTTGTCGGAGAGAGCGTACCCGATTCCAGTGCCACCGGCGGCGGCGAGCGGGTAGGCGGCCCAGGTGAGAGGGATGTCGTTGCCGGACGTCGGGTTGGCCGGACCGAGAATCGAACTCGTCTGCGGAATGTTCTCCCAGAGCTTCTCCCCCATCGGAAGAGCCTTGATGGTGTTCTCCACGGTCCACGATGCCGATTTGGGCGGGGCCTCGCCCTTGGCATGCGGGGCCGGCGGGAGCATCTTCATGCGGTTCAGCGCCGGAAACTTCGAAGGAGGCTCAGCCGAGTCGACCGGCCTCGGGATGGTGACGATCACCGGATCGGGAATCTTCGGGGGCTCGTACCGGGGGTTCGACTGACGAAGCGACTCGATGCCGGTGCGGAGCGAGGCTCCGCCGAGAATGCCGACACCGGCGATACGGAGAATTCGCTCCAGAGCATCGGACTCGGCCGGGCTCATGGCGAGCTTGCAGTTGGTCTTGCCCACAGTCATCTCCCGAATCCGCCAAGAATGGTGTTCAAGTCAAACCCGGGCCGTCCGGATTTCGCGGGGATGTTGCTGGACATCTCTTCGTCCGTCGGCACGTAACCGCGGACATCAAGATACTCCACCCACACGTCCCATGTCCTGTCTTCGTTCCGGTGCCGCTCCTGGTGTCTGAGAATGGCCTGGCCGTTGGCGATCCAGTCCATCACCTGCTCATACTTCGCATTTTCGGTCGGCAGAGTGAAGAATTGGGACCGGTAGTAAAACACCTCGGACGCCGCCGCTTTCCGCTCCTTCTCGAGAAAAGCATTGCGAGCATGCTCTTCCCGCGTCGGGTAGCCGTCCGGGTGGGCCCTGGCGGTGAGCCTGGCCCCGTCGACATCCAGTTCCCGGCCGCGGTATTTCGGAGTGGGGCCCATTACGAAAGCACCGTGTACTTGGAAGGATCGGTCGCGACAAAGTCGCGGACCTGGGCGTTCAACTTCGCCTCAGCGGCGCGACGCCGGTACGCGTTGGCCAGGGCGGCGATCCGCAGCGACTCGGCGTCATCGGTGTCGATCTGGTTGTGCGCCGAACCAGCGAGCCGGCCCCCGGCGTAACCGGCCACGATCGGGGCAGCGACACCGGCCGCCAATCCGAGCGAGCCCAGCCCGGCGACATGCCCGAGAAGAGACGAGCCCAGGGAGCTCTCCTCGGCGGCCTTCTCCAGGCAAGCCGCGTACTTCTCCGCCTCCACCGCGATCTGCTCCGGAGTCGTCAGACCGGACTTGGCGCATCGCAGGAGGAAAGAAGCGACAAACGCCTGCTTCTTGCGGACGTGTTCGGGGAGCTTCTTGATGTCGGGAGTGTGCCTCGCCCACCGCCGACCGGTCCCTTCCGGGACCTTCCCTTCGGCTTCAAGGGCGAACAATTTCCTCAACTGGGCCTTGCTCTTCGCGGGCATGGTTCCACCTCACTGCGGAAGTTTCGGCGTGTCGAAGTAGACCGCCCGGTTGTCGTTCTTCCCGGTCGTGAAGATCCTCGGGCGCTCGTACGGAGTCGGGTACAGCAACCCGTCCAGGCTCGGAAGAGCGTTGTGGGCCTGACCGCCGCTGCCGCGACGGCCGCGGAGAAACGCACGCAGCTTCTTCAACCGGATCTCGGGATTGCTTTGGTCACCCTGCTGCTCGGCCTCGTAGATGGTCTCGCGAATCGCGTCCATCTCGGCCTTGAGCCGATGGTAGTATTCGATCGCATAGGCCCGCTTGTCGGGGGACGGAGCCCCCTCCCGCAGACCGTCCCAGTGAGCCAGGTCGTCGTGCATCCCGTGCAGCCACCGCTTGGCTCCGGGAACATCAAGAACCTCGACCTCGCCGGGGTCCTTCGTCTTGAGAAACGACTCGTCCTGCCACTCGCAGAAGATCAAGCCGTCCTCCGCCCACACACTGAGCTTCCCGACAGTACGGCGTCGCCCGGGTGCTGTGTAGTACGGTCCTGTTGTCACGCCTGCCATCGAGACCCTCCAAGAACTTGCGGGATGACGGACTTGATGGTTCCACTCCAGAGTCCGACGTCTTGAATCTTACGCTGAGCCTCCGGTGTCAGCCCGGCCAGCATGCCCAAGGCCTTGCCGGCGATCACACCGCTCACGAGGCCGGCGCCGGCCCCCATGGCGATGCGAGCAACGTCGAAGGGAGAAACGTAATCGGACCCTCCGCGGATCGCACTGGCCCCTTCAACCAGGCCCGACGTCGCGGCTTGCAGCCGAGGCGGCGTGAACGGGTCCGCCCACACAGCCTGGTTGAATTGATCGCGGTGGATGATCGGGTCGAACAAATCCTGCCCGCCCCGGTTCCAAGCATCAGCTCCAGCTTTCGTCTGGGGCGGCCACTGGTCGAACACCGACGACAAATCGCCGGTCGCCCGGATGTTGTGTGTGGCCTGCCAGGCGGGAGGAAGAGCGCCGGCCGCGGCACCCAACAGCATCGCCCGGCGGCGAACCGCATCCTTGTCGAAATACCGTTCCGGCAGAAACTGCTCGGCCAAACGACCGAGACCCCAGCCACCAGCGGCCCCCAAAGCCGAACCGATCAGCAAATTGGTGACCGGCCTCGGGCCGCCCCAGTGGCTGTTGAGATCGCCAGCCCGCCACCCGAGCACGTCGGCGGCAGTCTCAATCCCCGGGATGCCGTTGGCACGTTTGCGAAACGGCTGTTCGAGGGCGCGGCGGACCGCCCACGGCACTTCTTCCCATGTTCGCGGTTCGTCGTACACGTTGAGAGTCTAGTCGATCGGCACGAACGAATCCAGAAGAGCTAAGGAAAAGGGGCATCCGCCCCTTCACCCGACCTCGCGGTCAGTCGTTGTCGGCCGGACCATCCTTCAGCAACCGGAGCTCGTAGTCGCCCCAGATATCCGGGCAATAGTGGCCGCCGGTGAACTCCAGCCTGCCCTGCTCATAAAAGCGAATCGCCAAAGCGACAGACTGCTCCGGTCGATTCCTCCAGTACGCCTTGCTGTACGGCTCGAGCACCATTGACTTGAGCGACTCCAAGTCAGACGGAGCCCGGAACGAACAGCGGATCTTCTTGACCTTCTTCTCATCGACTTGACCATCGACGATGCCGGCGACGCAGAACGAAAGACTGTTGCCGACCAGAGTCCGCTCGCGATCCTCGTCCAGGACCCGTCGAATCACATCGTAGGCATCCGTGTAAGTCTTGGCCCCGGCGATGAACCCCTGTCGGTGGCAGAACACCATCCCGGAGAGTCCGAACTTCTCTTTGAGTTCGCGGCCCTCCAGCCCGCCCCACTCGTCCGGGAACCTCAGGCGTGGGGTCTTGTCGTCAAGCGACTTGGGAACGGCCTGCATGTACACCGGAGTCGAAGCGTCACCCTTGTAAACGACGAACAGGACTTCCTTGTCCTGCAGTTTCTCGAGAAGACACTTCATCCACGGAAGACCCGCCCCGAGAACGAGAATCCTCGGATCGTGCCTCGTGACGTAAGCCGCTTCGACCAGGGCCTCGGCCGCGATCGCCCCCGACACTCGGAAGATGCGCTTGACCAGAACCCCGCACGCGAAATTGACGGCTTCCTGGAACGTGCAACCACCGATGAACTTGGGCCCGCCGGGTCGGTCCATGTTCCAAGGCCGGTTCATTTCCGAGATCACCTGGGACAGCGAGAACTGCGGCACCTCGCCGTGCTCGCTGTCGATGCGATCCCTCCACAAACCGTTGTCGACGGCGTCGATCGCCGCAACCAGAGTGCCGTCGACCTCGTCGAACACACGAGTGACAACGGCCTGGGTGATGTTCTCGAATCGACCGCCTTTGAGCAGATTCTCGATCAACCGACGGCCGACCGCCCTCCAAGCGAGCCCGAACGACGCGTACGGGATTCCGGTGTCCCGCCTTCCGGCGCCGCCCGGCTGGTGGTGGTCCAGGCAGATTTGATCGTTCCGGAACGGCTCGGGGTCGACGAGCTTGCCGCCGACGTCGATCAGCACGTTCGCCCATTCCAGGTCGAGCGGCTTCCGGGAACGGCGGATCTCGATGGGCTTGGACTCCAGTTCCGCCAGCAACTGGAAGACGGCGACACCGAACACGTCATCAGCGTGAAACTCACCGTCGTGAGTGCAGACCCGATATTCGTTGAACATGCCATGTCTCCGCGGGCAGGAGGCGCCGCCCCTGCGGAACACCCGCAGCGAGCGGAGCCGGACACCGGCCCCCGGAGATAGTGACAGCCGCAACCAGACTAATTAGACGACATCGATGAACCGATGTCGCTGCTTGCAGATGGTCAGCCCATGCCGGTATTTGACGGGCGGGGCCGGAGTGGAAGTATGGAACGAAACGCAGTCGTAACCGTAATCCTGCAACGCGTTGACGAGGGCCCGCTCAGCCCTCTGGTGCGGGTAGCCGCCGTCGACCGATTGCTCATGAAGAACCAGAGGTGCCGGGTGAGGGCCGGTGTCGTGGACGGCGATGATTGTCGACTTGGAAATGACACCAGCCGTCGCCAACCGGTTGAACGCGGTCAACTGCTCACGAAAATCGTGACAGTCGAAAAACACCAAGTCGAGCGGCAAACAGTTGAAGTCCTCAGGCTGGACGTCCTTGGCCAGTTTCCCGATCGGAATGTGTTTGGGCCCGAGCCGCAAAGGCTTGTTCTGATCGACACTGTACACCATCGCGTCGGGAGCCCCCGCCACAGCGGCCAAGAAGTTGGCGGCCGAGTACCCGGCGAGAGCGCCGAACTCGGCGATTCTCGACGCGGATACGACACGGCAGATTGCGAAAAGCAGAAGAGCCTCGTCGTCTTGAATCGGCCCCATCACATCCTGATCAGGGGATTGCGTGAGGTGGGCCAGATCGTAGTTCATCGCCGCTCCATTCACTTCTTGACGTGCTTCCACGAGGCCGGGGCCACAAACTGGAAATCGTCCCCGAAACATTTTCGGACGGCCCGTTCGACTCCGGGCCACGCCCCGGAAAAATCGTGTCCAGCCAGAACGCCGCCACGTTTGACTTTCGGATGCCAAGCGATGCTGTCGGCCGTGAGCTCCTCCTCGGAATGCCCGGCGTCGATGAAGACGAAGTCGAGAGAATTGTCGGCGTACAGCTCGGCCGCCTGGGGAGTCGGTTTCTGCACCACCGTCGCATAAGGGAGCATCTCACCCATGTTCCGTTCGAACGTCGCCCGAATGCTGCCACCTGAGGCCTTCGCCTCATCCCGCATGAACTGCTCGTTCTCGCCGGTGCTGCCCTCGAAATGGTCGACCACGTCGAAACGGATCCGCTTGCGGCTGTTGAAAATCTCCGTGGCCATGAACTTGGACGACCGGCCGTGCCAGGCGCCGACTTCGACAAAATGGGCTCCGGTGTCGGGGGCGTTCGCGACCATCTCCCGGTAAAGTCCTTGGTAATCGAACCAGCCGAGCAGCTCGTGGTAGAGGTGCGGGGCATGAGGCACAGTCAGGACGGCGGCCCAAATCCTCTCCATCGCCCACGCATGCGTTCCTTGGGTCTCAAGAGAGGCCAGGAGGGCCTCCAAGTTCAACCACCACGTCTTCGGGTATCTCTGCAGGGTCGAACGGTGCGCGACGAAACAGGCACCGGGGGCGAACGTGATCTCCGACGGGCAGGCGCGACCGGTCAACGACTCGTAGAGCGACTTGACCGGAAGACCTCGATGACAGGAATCGCCGTCGTGCCCGGTGATCATTCGGTGCGGTCCGAGCGCCCGAAACCGCGAGGTGGGCTTCTTGAACTCATCGAGGATGTTCGGAACGTGATCGAACGGCTTTCCCTGTACGAAAAACGTGACTTCGGGGAGCCGATCGTAATTGGCAGCGACGTGATGGGCGAACGTGTGGGCCTCGCGACCAACATTGGGAAGACCGACATGGGGGCCGGCTTCGCCGGACTTGTCGTAGACCACCGGTTGATGAGGACACGACTTCAACCAAGAAATGTCCTCTCGGTATTTGGCAACAACGACTTGCGCCGAAGCCAATTGGGAGTCGACATGCGAAGCCAGATCGGCCCGGAGAGCCGACAGACGGTCGTCGTACTGACGTTTGACGGGGGAACCTTCGGGGGCGTACGAAGCCCATGTCATCGATGCGTAGTGATGAATCTTCTCCCACAGCCAGTCGAGATCGAGGATTCGCATACCGGCGCCTTCCGCGGCCGCCCGGATCATGGCCCCGGTGTCGAAGAACTTCCTCAGCTTGACGCACTCGTACGAAGAGAACGAGACCGACTTGGTCATCGTGGCGAGTTGGTGCGTGTTGAACAGGGCGCAACACGGGTCGATCCGTTTCTGCCCGTGGAGCACGGCGATCCCGTGATGATCAACCGTCCCCATGTCGACCCGGCAGGACGGATTGGCGGCGAACGCGCCGCTCAACCGCAGCTCCTCGAGCATCCGGGACAGGAACGGGCCATCGATCCGCATGTCATTGTCGAGTGTGAGCGTGTACGGCGTCCGGACCTGGGCCGCCATCGCATCGAGGGCCTGTCCATGGTGGCAGCCGAGAGGCCCATCTTTCACGAACAGCCGATCGCAATTGTCCCTGGCCCATTCCTGGGCGCCGTCGGTCGAGTTGTTGTCCCAAACCCAGAGTTGGAACTTGACGTCGGTGTTGTGCCGACGAAGCGACTCAATGGTCAGTTTCAGGGCGTCCGCCTGATCCTGCGTCACCACCAGAACTGTGACTTCAGCCACGGTTGGCCTCATTGATGAGTTGTTCAGCGATTTTCATCGCAGCCGCGATCGAAGCGTCCATGTCGAGGTACTTGTTCAGACCCAATCTTCCAGCGAAAACCAGCCCCGTGTCGGCAGCGGCCCGTCTCTTGTATTGATCGTAGAGAGCCTCACCCGTGGTGTCCGGGAACGGGTACTCGTATTTGTCAGGATCGGTCGGGAAGTACGGAGTCTCGGTTGTCGTCAAAGTGCCGCGGATCGACGCCGCCTCAGCCGGGGCCATCTGGTGCTTCCACTCGATCGAACGAATGTGAGGGCCGGACGGATTGTTGACCTGGATCGTCGACTGAACGTACTCCTTGTCGGAGTGAAACGTGTGGTGGCGGCTTTGACTACGGTAGGTCAACCGGCCAAGATCGAAACCGTAGTATTCATCAACCGGCCCGGTGAACACCAGTTTTCGCCTCGGCTCGATCTCACGGCGGCTCAAATGGTCGTGGTCGCATTCGACCTGGATGCCACGAAGCATCTCGTCCATCCACGACTGATATCCGGATATCGGCAAACCTTGGTACTTGGCATTCGGGGTCAACCGAATCTCGCCGTCGGTACGGATGTCGAACCGCCGCGCCAACGACGCCGACAACGACGTGGCCGGCACCCCCCACTGCAGCTCCGTGTACGGCTTCACAGCCTTGTCGTAGACTTCGCGGGGCATGATCGAAAGAGCCTGCTCCTCGAAATTGGTCGGCGTCCGGTTGAATGCCGGCTTCCAGCCCGTGCCAGCCAACTTTTCAATGAACTCGGAGTGAACCGGCCACGGCACTTCAGCGCCGTCGATGAGCGTCGTGACCCGAGCAGCGAACGGCCGGAATTCGGAGAAGCGAGTCGCAAACTCCCAAATCCGATCGCACGATGTGCGGAAGTAATGTGGACCGTGGACGTTGAAACGGATGCCGGACGGGTGAAGCTGGTCGACGACGTTCCCGCCAACGACACGACGCCGGTCCACGACTTTGACATCGAGACCGGCGTCCGAGCACATTCTGGCGATCGTGGCTCCGGTGAGCCCTGAGCCGACGATCAGATAATCGACGCGTTCCAAGGTGGCAGCCTCGGTCGAGGTCACTGCTTCTTCGGAGCATCCTTGGACTTGGGGGTCGGCTGAGCGACCGGCTTCGCCACACTGGACGACGCCGAAGCCGTGGTCGAAGAACTGCGAGCGCAGCTGCCGTTCGCGCACCCGCCGCCGAACGAGTAGGTCCGGGTACGGCTGACCGAGGTCGAGCGTTCGGTACCGAGGAATCGACGGAGCAGCGGGCCGGCGCTGGCTTGGTCGGCGGTCACGGCGAGGCCGGCGATCGCCAGGGTGAAAATGACGAGAAGGCGACGCATTCGGAGATCCTCTCACGGGTACGGGCGAATCCAACTTGCTCGACAACTCACAAGTCTAAACCTGAACCGGCGGCGTGTCCACCCCCGAAGACGGCATCGGCAGAAGATCGACCACATCCCGTTTCCGCATGTGATACCTCCAACCTGACGCAACGTGGGTCACACCAACGAATTCCGGGTTGAGCTGAGAATCGATCACCCACGCTTTCGGGTTCCTCGATATGGCATCCCGGAGCATGGTCGTCTTCTGAGCGTACCCCTCCGGAGTGCCGAGATCACTGAGTTGCTTGATGCGACGAAACGGGTTCTCCTGAACAGCATTCGGCACCGTCTCGGCCAACTTGGCCAGCAGGTAACGATCGCCGGAGTCGGTGACACCAAGCTCGTCTTCAGCCTGACGGAGAAGATCGCCGATGGAGACAGCCGCCGCCGACTTGCGGTTCTCGGACGCCACATCCTTGATCAGGTCCATGAACTGACGGTTGAGTTTCTCCTTGCGGGTCGACATCGCCATCAAGTAGTCGTCGGTCGCCGCCCGCTGCGAATCCCGGTCGAATCCAAGAGACGCCATCAACCGGCTGCCGAGCCCGAGCGGCAACTTGGCGATGTGCCGCTCAACCGTCACGCCACGAAGATCCTCAGGAAGACCCAGATGCGAATCGAACCGGATGCCACGAGCCTGGGCCTGCCGCATCCTGGCTTCATTCCAGTGAGCGTCCAAGAGCTGGATCTTCTGGGCGCCTTTCAGGCTGATACCCTCGGCGCCGGCGGGAGCCACCAGAGCGACACGGGTCTTGCCGCTGTTGAAATCAGAGACGAGCCGACGGCGTTCCTCGTCGGACAACCCGCCGTGGAAAACGGCATGGGGGATACCGGCCTTGGTCAGGGCAGCGGAGTACGGTCGCAAACCGGCGTGCAGAAAATTGGAGTACACGATCCCTTTGGTTCGGGAATCGTGCTTGAGCATCTCTTCCATCCGGCCCATGGCGGTCTTCAACTTCCCGCTGTTCTCGAACGCCTTGAGTGGATCGCGATCGGACCGGTACGGCAAGTCGGAGAGCCCGATCTGCCGCGGGCCGGTGAGGAACGACCGTGCCTTGACAAGCTCCGAATCGGACAAGGGATACGACCACTTGAGTTTCCAAACCAAAATCCTGGGGAGTCGATTGAACATCCCTTGGTACAGTTCGGACTGCGGCGGGGTCATCGTCGACTCGACATCCTCGTACTTGACGCTCGACGGAGCGCCCGGAGGGGGGGTCGAGTTCTCGTAGAAATCAACCTTCCCGGAGAGGAGATTCCGCAGCTCGTCCTCGTGAGAGATGACCGGCTGCTCGACAGCGGGCTCGCCCCGGAGCCATCCGAGGATGCCGCCGGGACGCCGCTTCTCAGTGCCGACGTACCTCTGCGTGAACTGATCCTGATCCATCGGCCGACCGGTCAGGATCGACAGCATCGGGGCCAACTCCCGCGGATGGTTGCGGATCGGCGTCCCCGACAACAGGATCACATTCCTGGCTTTCATGGCCAAGTCAGCGACGGCTTGCGACTGCGGGCCGGTCGACCCGAGCCGCTGGCTTTCGTCAACAACCAGATTGTCCGGCGGCGGAAGTTTGCCGGAAGCGGCTTGGTTGTAAGAGACAACGGGGACCGGGTAATCGAGGAGCCTCTTGGCTTCCTGCTGGAACGACGGACGAACAGCGGCCGGGGCGACAACGGCAGTTCGACCGCCGAGGGCGTCCGAGGCTGAAAGCGCTCCAAGCGACTTGCCGGATCCGACAGTCCAGATCGCGACACGGCGGAATGGTTCGCCGGCGGCGGCCGAAGCGGCAGCGTCGTCACGGAACTGCTGCTGGTGGGGCTGTAGCGTAATGTCGGGGGAAAGAGGCATCGGTCACGCTCCGACCACCAAGGGGCTGGCGGACGCCTTCTCAGTCGGCTTGGCGTCAGCAATCGAGAAGAACTTCCCGCAGTCGGTGCATCGGGCGACGTTGTTGAACTTGTGCCCGGTCCGATGGTTGCCGTCGTATGCGTTGCAATCGCCGCAGTGGGGGCAGCGGTATCGGTCCAGCCGGCAACCAGCCGCCTTCTCGATCTTCTCCAGCTTCTTGTAATAGTCCTCGTCTTCAGTGAGATGGTCCTTGGCGATCTCTTTGGCAATCGCCCGATCGCTTGTGTGCTCAGTCTCGTGAGTCGCCCCGCGGACGAGGGCGGCGGCGGGAAACGCCGAATCCGGTCGATCGTCACCCTCGCCGCCGGGAAGCAGATCGGCCGACTTCGACACACGACGATGCTTCACAGGGTTGTTGGACGCCAGCCACTTCTTGAACTGCTCCATCGTGTAACCGCGGACCTCACCGAGCCGTTCTTCCTTCCACCACGACGGGTAGTGGTCGAGATAGAGCTTCTTGGCTTCCGCCACGTTGCGAGTGCCGAGGACGCACTTGTGCTCATCAAGATCACCGCGGTCGGTCAGCTGCGAGATCACGAACACGATCTGCGACTCAGGGTGCTCGCCAAGGTAGAAGTCGACCGGGTCGCCGTCGTGCGGTGACATGGTGCGATTGATTCGGCCATAGTGGGCGGACATCGGGCGCGACCACTCCTTGCCGTCCGCACCGATTCCTTTTCGCAGAGAACCTTTCGGGAACTCGATCGAACACTGAAGACCGTGGAAGTAGATTTTGCCGACACGGGCGTTTCCGGCTTCCCGCTGCGCGTGCGTCGCTTCCGTGTCGACCCGCTTGGCGGCCTCGACCACCTTCTTGAGATACTTGTGGAATTCAGGAGGCGGCACATCGACTCCAAAAGAAAACGGCCGGGGGTGGTTCAAGCCCCCGGCCGCCGGCGTAACAACTGGCACGCCCGCCATGCGCTGCCGGGCGATCGGGGTGATTGTAACCGAACACCGATCAGTTGAACAACTGCCCTGATCCGAACTGGGCTCCAATGGCGTTGCCGAGATTCTTGTACTTCTGCATCTCGGGAAGATTCTCACGGCTGAAGCCGATCGTACCCCCGCCCAGACCCCACGCCGCGGCCCCCAGCCCAAGGTACGGAAGAACGCGGCTGAGGAAGCCTTCCTCGTCACCATCGTCGCCGCCGAACATCGAACGAAGCGCCGAAATGGCCGTGATGGAAAGGCCGGCGATGGCCAGAACCTTCGACCCGGACGGCAAGGAGTGCCAATACTGACCGAGTGGCCCGCGTTCAGGCGGGGGCATCTGCTCGACCTGGCTGAGAGAACTGGTCAGATCTCCAGCCTGCTCGATGAACGATTTCACGTTTTGCGAAATCTGCTCGGGCGGCACGGCGGACCCGTCGCCGGTCTTGGGAAGAGCAGATTGCAAGATGTTGTCGACCTGCTTCTTCACCGCCGGGTTCAAAGGCTGCTGAGGCTGCTGAGGCTGCTGAGGCTGCTGAGGCTGCTGAGGAACCATGGCAGCCGGCTGGGCGCCCTGATAACCGTCCGCCGTCCTGGACATGTGGCTGCCGACAAGACTGTCGAAACCACGCTGGTCCTTACCAGCCAATTCGGACGCGGCAGCGATGTCCCTTTGCGTCGGGAACGGGAGTTTGGCCCTGACGGGCCGGCCTTGGGAATCCACCGACGGCATCGGAAGGCTGCGGGGCGCCCCCAGAGTCTTGTTGGCGAAATCGACAACGCTCGGGGGCATGCCGCTCTCGCCAGTGATCCGCTCGAGAGCCTTGCGCCTGGCGAGTTCATCGTAAGCGGTTTCGAGACCAGGTTGAGTCCTGAGATCGATACCGCGGGCCTTTTCCGCCATCGGGTCGATCAGGCCCTGCCGCCACGCCATACCGCCGATCCCGTACGGCATCACACTGTCGGCGGCGCCGATGCCTGGGGCCAACCGGTTGTACTCGTTGGTGAGCTCGCGGTGCTGCACCTCGGGACCGCTGATACCGTTGCCCTGGTTGATCAGATCCCGGGCGGCAGTCCCGAAATGATCAATGAATTTCGGAAAGTTGTCGATGGCCATCCGACCGGCGTGTCCAAGATTGCGGGCGTGCTGAGAGAGCACTTCCCCGGCGTTCGGCGTCGACGAACTGCCGGCGCCTAGCGTCTTGGCGCCGACCCCGAAAGCGTCACCGACCATGCGAATCGGATTCGTCCTCAACTCAGCCATCCACAGATTGGTATCGGAACCAGCGCCGGGAGCATCGGTCTGTTCGCCGACTTGCGCCAACGCCGATCCAGTCGCCGCCGGCACAAACGATTGAAACGGAACCCTGACGATCTGTTTGGCACCAGTCGCGAAACTCCCTGCGGCCCCGGGCATGCCGCGAACCCCGTGGTACATGCCGCGGCTGATGTTGAAGGCCCCACGCCCGAGATTCGTGGCAGCCCCGACACCGAAAACCGGTTCGTTGGCAACAAGGCCCTTGGCGAAACCGCGGGCCTTCGACCAAAGGCCACCGGGTTGAGCGGAAGCGATTTGTGCAGCTTCCGAAGCGGCACCCGGAGCAGCGGCCCCGACATTGGGAATTTTTCCAGCGGCACCCGGAGCAGCGGCCCCGACATTGGGAATTTTTCCAGCGGCACCCGGAGCAGCGGCCCCGACATTGGGAATTTTCCCAGCGACACCCGGACGGGTCACCATCGGGGCTGCGTCTGCGAGAGCAGTCCTGGCGCCGGCGGCACCGAGTCGCTTCCCAAGAGTCTTGGCGAGATAGAGGTCGGTCAGACTGAGACGATGATCGGCGATCTCGTTGACGCCTGTCCTGGCTGCGCGGTAATCGCCGGACCGCTCCAAGCGGTCACCAATGTTCTGGGCGACCCCGCGACCGGTGTTCTTGAGGATCCCGTACAACTCAGGGTCGATCGATTCGCCGACACGGTCGACGGCCCCGCGGATATCCTTGGGGCCGAACGGAAGACCGTTCGCGGCTGTGACAGCGTAATCGCCCAACGTGTTGGGCAGTTTCGGATCATTGGGGAGTGCATTCCAAGCTCGCCCGAGAAACTCACTCGGCGAGGACGAATTGACGAGATCCCTGGCTTCCTGCTGACCACCCAGCATCCAGTCGTTGACGGAATTGAGTTGGCGGTCGGCCCATCGCCCGAAAGCGTTCTGAGGCTGCGGAACGAATCCGGCGCCGGTCTCGGGGTCAAACACGCCGTTCGACGGGCCAGCAGCCGGAGGCGGCGACAGCGGACGGCCGCCGCCGAACAGGAACCGATTCGCGGCGTCTTCACCAATCGAACGCATGGAGGTCGATGGTGGCGACTGCTGTTGAATTTGCGGCTGCTGGGCGGCCGGAGGTGCAGACTGGGTCCCGGCCGGAGCCTTCAATCGGGCGTTGATGCCGGAGAGGGGATCGAAATTGAAATTGGCCCCGGGTGCGAACGAACCCCCGAACCCGGGCATGGCCTGGTTAGGGGCCGGTTGTCCGGGGAGCTGGGGGTTGAAAGCGCCGGGGGCGGCCGGCGCGTACGGTACAGGTTCAGCCACAACCGGGGCTCCACGGCGTCAGGTGCGTCCGGCCAACGATCAGTTTCGCTGGTTGACGGCGGCCTGATACCGTTGCACCAGTTCGATGTGATCGGGCGTGAGTTTGCTGAGCACCTGTTCGCAGGCGGCCTCGGTCGGCTGCTCGTACGCGTACTTGACGACTTCGACAGCCGACCCGAGTTCGAAAGCCAGGCTTTTGCCGATCTGTTCCTGATTCATGATCCGATTCCCCTTCCGGTCATTGGAGTCGAATCGTGATTATGACCGATCCCGGTCGAACGGATCAAGCCTAAGCTCCCAGCCTGCGATGCAAGTAGTACCACTCATCGGAGTCCGCAACCTGAGCGGCCTTGGTCCTCAACGTCGCAGCCAAAGTTTCCGACGCGGTTTTCGATGACGCCCCGCCGATGAGGATCGTCCCGTTCGAGGACAACCTGGCCCACGCCTGTCGGCAGGCATCCGACGACTCAACCGCCCTCTCGGAGCAGTAGACGACCGCCAAATCGTAAGAGTCATCGGAATTGGAGATCGGCCAAGTGAAATGGACATCGATCAAAGGCTTGGCCGTCGACCGAGAGGTCTCCTTGTAAGCACGGGCCAGCGCCAATTCATTGAAGCCAACGATGTCCAAACGACGAACGATCTTGCCACAGCTGTAAGCGCCGTCCAGCACTGCGGCCGGAATGTCGTCCGGGGCTTCCTTGTCGACGGACCAGACGAGGGAATTACGAGCCCCCATCGAACACGCGGCCCGGACAGCACGGGCGGCCTCCGATCCGGATGTCCGGTTGTCGAGGGAGATTTTCGGTCCGATCTTGGCCGTGAGCGGCCAAGTCGCCGTCCCGGACGACTCCCAAAACTTCATCGCCGAACCGATGGCGTTTTGGAAATCAGAATTCCGATCGACATGCAGCATGCCATCGTACTGCTTGCTGTTCCAACTACCGATCAGCCCCGGAACAGCCCTCGGGTTGAAAGTGGCCCCGGGGACTTTGAGCACGTCGGCCAAAGCCGTGAAACCGGAAGCGTGCCCGAAACAAAACGTCGTCGACTTGAGCAAGCCCACCAAATTCTCCCAGGACGTGTCTTCAATCAGCGACACGCCGGGCAAGCATCGGTTGACCGCAGCGTGAATCCTCCGCGGGCGGAAATCGTACGACCCTCCGACGATGTAGACGTGGCACTTGGCCCTGAACAGATCGGCTGCGGCGGTCCACACATCATCCGCGACATCAGGCCAACCGGCCAGATGAAGGATGACATTGGGGGTCTTGATGTCCAACGTCGGCGGACCGCACGGCTTGAACTCGAAATGATGCTCAGTCTTGATGTCCGGCAACCAATCTTCGATCCGGCGGCCGCCTTCAAGCCACCGGTTGCACTCGAGCCTGGTTTTCACATTCGGGCGGATGTCGAGCTGGGAGAACTTCTTCTTCATCGCGCAGCAAGGGTCGTTCTGCGGCGGCCAGTCCTGCCCCGTGTCGGGGCAAAACGAAGTCGTGTCATAGTTCCAACTGATCACATTCGGCAGGTGCCGGACGAGATCGGCGGATCGCCGGGGTCGGGAGCGGTTCTCACTCGAGATCGAAATGTGCAACGGGAGCGGAAAGTTGACCGCTTTCTTCATCAACCAGATCGCGTCACCGAGGCCGCCATGGATCTTGATCCAATAGCAAGGGACGTCCGGGTCGGGTTCCGGACGCTCGACAGCAAGTTGGCTCTCAGTCCGATCCACGATGTGCTCACTTGATGTTGAGAGTGTCCAGAGTGAACGCCAACGATTGCGGCTCTTCGGGCTCCTTCCGAGCCTCAACTTCGACACGCTGGTCACGGATGAGTTGCGAGACCTCATCCTCGAAATCGAGCTCGGGGCTTCCCTTGGAGCTTGCCGGTGCCCGCCAGACAACCTGAAGTCGGCCCTCAAGGGGAGAGGCGGTCAGGACCGACTCGAACTCCGGCAGATGCCTTTTCCGCAGCTCTTCGAGAGACCGGTGGGAGAAGTGCCAAATGTGTTCAGTGAACTCTTCGATCACGCGGCGATGCTTCCAGTCGCGGAACCACAACTCGTCGACCGGGCCGCCACCGAGATCGGGGGCTTCGATGACGATCGCACCCCGGCTGGACAGGCGGCTGGCGGCCACGAGAACAGCACCGACCGGGTCCAGCATGTGCTCCAGCGAGTCGAAAAACGACACAACGTCGACCAACCCGACCGAGGCGCGGCCGATCGAGAAATCGACCCAGCTCGAATATGGAAAGACCGGCACACCGGTCATGGACTTGATCTCTTCGCAAGTACCAGGGTCGCTCTCAATCCCGCAAGGGATCCACCCAAGCCGGCGGGCCTCGCACAAGAGCGCTCCGTTGCCGCAGCCGACGTCGACCCAGACGGCACCTCGCGAATAGCCGGATATCGCATCGGACAATTGGGAGAACCGGAGAGCGGCCACTGCGGAGTCATGGTGAAACCTGGCCCATCGATCGGCACCGGCCCCGGCGTCCCGCACCTGGTCATACTGCTTGCGGAGGTATGCATCGGGCCGGATCGCCAAGTGCGATTCGATCCCGAGTTTGCACACATCGCACTGCACGGCGACGTGAGGTTTGGAAGAGATGGTGTTGAAGAAAAGCGTATTGCCGCAGACCGGGCAATACGACCGATTGTGCGTCGACGACACGCGAACCCCCGGTGTTTATTGGCCTTGTTGTTTGGTTTTTCTAGGTGGCCTTGACGGCCTCCAGAATCAATTCTCGAGCTCGTCAAGAACTCACCTTTGGCCGCCTTGAGACATTTGAGACTGGACCATCTGGTACCCTTGGCTCTTCATCTTGGATCGAGACTTCTCGAGCTGAGCCTTGACCACCACATGGAAATCAGGGTTGGCTTGTTCGATCTGCCGGAGCATCTGGTAACGCTGCGACTCGTCGATCGTCAGCAGGTACTTCGCGGCCTGCTGAGCCATCGCCATATATTCCCTGGGATCGATCTTATTACCCGGCTGGGGAATCATCGACTGCAAAGGATTCTGTCCGGCCGGAGTTCCGGCGAGTTGCTGCGGCCCACCCGGCCCGGCTTGCTGACTCGGATCCGGCTGACCGCCGCCGCCTCCACCCCCGCCCGCGGGGGCCGGCTGGCCGCCGCCGGCCGCACCCGGAGCGCCGGGGAACGAGCCTTGGAGACCGGCGAGCTGCCGGCTGAACGCGTAGGCGTCGTTCTCCTCCTCGAACTCCTGCTGGAGCCGCTGCTCGGTCCGTTGATCGTCGAGTTTGAGCCGAGTCTCGTCGGTGAAATCCTTGTCGACTTCTTCCAACGCCGTGCTGCGGCTGATGAGACCGGCCTGGGCCATCTGGACCCGCAACTGGCTCTTCTCAATCGAGTCGATCAAAGTGACGCGGGCCATCTTGTAAGACGCCTCCTGCCACTTCAGAAGGAACTGAGCTCGCCCCCCGATGAACTTGAGAAGTCCGTTCATGCCGGCGACGAACTGCGTCCAAACCGATTCGACCAACCGAAGACCGGCCGGAGCGTTCTGCATGGTCATGTTGGACCGGTAGAAATCGACCGGCATGTCGATGCCGTTGAGCAAACCCTCTTGAGCCTGGTTGATGATGTCCGCCGGGATCAGCTGCCGGGCGTCGGCACCAAGCGACTGGAACTGGAGCGGGACCGGCGAGAAATGGATGCTCGACGGATCGGCCCTCCAGGCTGCAATCATGCGATTGACGTTCGCCTTCACCCCGCCCATGTGGCTGACTTTGAGAATGTCACCCTGATCGTCCCTGCCGCTGGTGTTGGCGGGGCTGATCGTCCGCATCGGCACGACATGCCCGTAAGCGAGCACCTCGTTCATCCGCTGCAAAATCCGGTGGTAAATCGCCCTTCGATAACTGACGATGGCGCGAGGAATGCCGATCCCGCGGGTACGGATACCCGCGAGCGTGCCCTCGACCCAGTGGTAGATCAAGTCCTTGGTGAACCTGACGTTGTCGTTGCCGCAAGCCGCCATGATCCATTCCCAAGGAGTATCCTCGAGGAACGGCTTGTTGACGCCCAGCTTGGCGTCCGTCCTGACATCGGCCGGGATGACCCAGTCGAAGGCCGCCGTGGTCTCGAGCGCCGAGTTGTAAACCGGACGGATGTCGTGAGGGTTCCACCTCTTCAAGATCAGAGGCCGGGACGAGTCGAGCTCATCGACAGGGGGGCGGTCCTTGTCGTGGAATACACCCGAGTACCCGCACCGCGGGCACCGCCCGTAGATGCCGGCCCTCCAACTGAAATCGAACACCGGATTGGTGTCGAACTCGGCAAGCCGCCACCGTGATCCACATCGCCTCGCCGGGGCCGACCCGTCCTTGATGTACCCCGGGCACGAAACGTACCGCATGATCGGGTGGAAGACGCTGGAATAGCTGTTCGCGTAGGTGAGCAAATCGATCGCGGACTTGTGAAGAAACGAAGGGACCTGGGCCTGGTCGACGAGATATTCCTTCTGCCGTTTCTTCTCGTCCCCGCCGATCTCACCTTCAACCTTGATGTCCGTGAGGAAGTAAGACGCCGCACGGTTGTAAGCCGACCGCAGCGTGTCATCGGAGATGCTGAACCACTCGGCGTGGCGGAGCATCCCGGGCACGCTCACCGGCATCAGCCCGGCCGCGTAATCCCAATACGGGTCCGCAAACGGGGCGACGCCGTCGAACGACGGGTTGATGACCGGGGAATGGCCGTAGAAGTTAATGGCGGCCTCACTCAACTGGCGTCGAGGAACAACAAGTAGAACATGTTGCCACCATACTGATGCCGGAGTCCACAGGAAAACACACGAAGCGGCTCCGGGTGGCCGGAGATTTTCACTTCGAACTTGACCTCGGGGCCGAGATCGGGCGGCTCCCAGACACCGGAATCGACGAGGCTGTCATCGGCCACAAGAACGAGAAGCGAGTCGGAAACGTAGGCGTCGGTGTACCTGGCTCGGCGGACTCCGTCGAGACCGCCGAAATCGAAAGCGACCTCGACACGGGATTTACGCGGTTCAGGCATGGTTGCCGTCTCTCGGTGTTGGGAAGTGCGTCCAGCCTTGGGAAGTGCCGCGGCTTTCCGCTTGGACTGTTTCAGCTTCTGGACTTCCTGCATCGCCTTGATGGCGTTCATGGTGGATTCTTGCAGGGATCGCGATTCACCGTCCTTGAGTTTGTACTTGTCGAAGATCTCCCGGACATCTTGGTCGTTGAGCCCGTCGATCGAGTATTCCGCCATCAAGGACTGGCCGCCCTTGTCGTTGAACCGGAACACTTCGATCTTGTGACCGTCGACTTTGTCGGTCGGCATGCCTTTGGGGATGCCGCCACAGTCGGAACGGTCCGACGGTGGAGCCAGCCAACCGCCGGCGCCGACGAACCGGAGTTGCTCGTCGGAAGGACTGTCGTCCTCCAGCATCCGTCGAAGTTGGGCGTCGTCTCCGGCCAAGTCGTCGACATGGTCGTCAACTTGTTCTTGGTCGTCCAGGATGGGGATATCGGAGATGTCGGTCCCGTACATCTGGGCGTCGCCTCAAACCTTGGTGTCGACAACGGCTAAGAAAAAGGCGTGCGGTCGTAAGACCGCACACCAAGTATAGTTGCAACTCGACAGAGCTGCCAGTGGTTTTCACATCCACCAGCGAGCCGTCCCGACACCGACGTCGGCGAACACCGTGCGGATGTTCGTCGGCATCACGAACCACGGGCAGACACTGTACTCCGGACGAAGCCGCTGGTTGGACTTGTCCCAACCGCGGATGTCGTACGCGTGGCCGAGCGTGTCCATGTCGAAGCACACCAACTCGGGAGTGACGAGCGACATCAGTTGATCCAACTGGGAGTCGCTGAGCGTGTCGAGATGGACGTACTGCGGAACGGACGGAATGCCATCGGCGTTCGTCTCACCCGGGATGGTGACGGTCAGTTTGGGGAACCGGACCGCTGTCTTCCCGTAGAGAAGATGATTCTGCCGGATCGACTCGCCGCGGGCGTGAGTCAGCAGAGTCATCAGCTGCTCGGCGAGGAAACCGGCCGCCGCCGTCCACCGTTCTTCGATGTGCCCGAACGGATGCCGGTCGAAGTTCCGGGACTTGGAGAAGGTCCGGACCTCCGGTGGCGTCTCGATGAACACGTCGACACCGCCCGCGTCGCCGAGCGACTCGAACCGCACCGGAGCGATGGCGGTGACGAGTTCCGGAGCGCCGGCCGAATTCTTGTCGGGGCACCCGGAGTAGCCGACGGCGATCACCGCCAGGTTGCGCAGGTACCGCCTGACATTGCCGATCTCCACGGTGGAAGACCAGCGGCCGTCGACGCCGCCGGCCCACGAAAAGATGGTGTGCTGCTCGTCGCCGAACACGTACTGGGACGCCGCGCGATCCCGCAACAATTGCACCCGCTTCTCGACCGTCTGATCGAGCCCCTCGCGGTGCTGCTTCCGTTCCGCCTGTTGCTGCTGCGACATGTCGAACCCCCTCATGGTGATGAAACGGCCGAACACGGCCGCTCGAACAATAATGACGAGGTTGACGAATCTGTTTAGACGGGCGGCTTGGGGAGCAACTTGATTCGCACCGACGGGGGCAGGAGCTTGGTCTCGTCGGCCGCCATGGGAGCCTCATCGATGACGATCTCTCGCGAACCGTCCTCGAACAAGAGCCTGCGAATGGGGTCGCCGACCATCCGAATCCGGTGCCCTTCGAACATCCAAATGGATTGGGAAACACCGAAGTCCCCGCTCATGACGCGGCGGTAATACTCCCGGACGGCCGCGACCAGTTCTTCCTTCTTTTCAAACGACTTGAAAACCGGGATGCCGGTCGGGCCATCGACAGTCAGCATGTGGTACCGGAACCGATCAGTCACCGGGCCGGCCCGAACCTCGGGTTCGACCGACGGTTGTTCGACTCCTCGGTTTTCCGTTTCTTGGGGCGGGGGAGTTCCCCCAGCCAGATCGCTTCTTTCCATGGGTCTTTCGGATTCCTCCAGAGAAGCATCTTTTCCCGGTTCATCATCCCGTACATGTGGATGTCAACGGACGGAGGACGATCGGGGACGACCGTCATGTTCCCGACCAACTTCCAGTCGACCAGACTGCGGATTTGGTGAACAGACTCCCAGTAGTTGCCCTGATAGGGGTCCCCGACCGCGAACCGGTCGAGGAACCTCAGCAGTCCGGCAGCCAGATGCTTGGGGCATGCGAAGACCATGCGGTCGATCGGAACCGGCAACCCCTGGAACAAACACTTGTCGACTTGAAGGCAGAGCGGCGATTCCTTGAGATCGAGATTGTTTTCCGCCCAGTAAATGCTGACGGGGTCTGCGACAACCCCGCTCATCTGCAGAAGAGCTGCCGAGTAAAAGACATGGTCTTGGGCCAGGCCGGTGAGAGTCCACCGACCTTCCCGAAGAGCCGTGTCCAAGTCGTCGCTGACATCGTTGCCGCGGTGAGTCCCCTCGGACCACGGCAACTCAGCGGTGCCGACAAACTCAGGCTTGAGCCTCTTCTGTTCCGACATCGACGTCTCCTCCGACAGGCGGCAGACCGTCAGCATATTGCTCGAGACCGAGAAGGCACACAAACGCCGAGTCCGCGATGTTGTCGACGCCGGTCGTTTCGTACCCTTCGGTCTCGAACGACGACCCGAACATCTTGTTGCAGGCCTCGATCATCTGCTCCTTGTTGGCGTTCCCACGACCGGTGGCCCGCTTCTTGATCGTACCGATCTTGAATCCGGAACACGGAACATCGTGCTCCTCGCACCAAGTCGCAACCGTGGCCTTGAGCGCCCCCAAGAACTCACTCGAAGTGGCCGTCCGCGCCAAGACAGCCCCGGCGTTCATCTTGTTGATGCCGGGCGGGTCGAACTTCACATCTTCGTAAAAGACCAGATCCGGCCGGACCGCCGACAGGAAATGCCGCAACCGGAGAAATCGGATGGCCCCGCTGTCATACGGCCCGGCCGACAGGTCCCACTGCCCCATGTGACGGGCTTGAATGAGCGACGGGGAAACCGGGTCGCCGGGCTGGTACAGCGAGAACGAAATGCCGCAGTTGGTGCCGAGGTCGATGCCGAGCACCAACCGTTTCCGATCCTTGTCGGGCAGAGACGCCCCGAAAGCCGACGGATCGGTGTGGAAATTGGTCCTCATCCGGCGGCCTCCCGGTGCTTTTCGAAGATCAGATGGGCGCACCACGCGTCGTAGTCGGCGACATGGGTCGACCCGGTGGAAACGCCGGCGGAGTTCAACCCGAACCGCTCGATGCAGTCTTCGAGCTTGCACCCGACTTTGGTGCGATGGTTGTTGAGCTTCGCGTAATAGTCCTGAATCCGCTCGGGGTATCTGGGATGCACCCCATCGATACCGGCCTTGGTCATCAGGCAGGTGTCGTAAAGATCCCCGACATCGGCGTCGAAGCTGTAGCCGTTGTCGGCGAGAAACTGGAACAGCCACGGGAAGTCGAACTGCCAGCCATAGTGGGCCACGCAGTACGGCGAGTCACCGAGCTCGCGACGGACGGATTCGGCTACTTCCTTGGCCGGCTTCCCGTACCTCTGGAGCAGCTCGATCGTCCACTGGTAATGCTTGCCGCGGTCGGCCATGCTAGCCCGAACTTTGTTGAGCTTGTCCCGGAGGAGGCCCAACTCGTATTCGGAAAGCCCCAGCGTGATGTCGACGACATACGACTTGGAAACGGTCGGCTTGCGGTTCTTCACCGGCAGAATGCCGATCTGGACAATCGAATCGCAACGGCGATCGAGACCGGTCGTCTCAAGATCGACCGCGAAGTAGTCGTCCGGGAAGTTGCCGAAGTCGGATTGGAACCTTCGAATCACATCCCGGTCGAATGGAACACAGTCGTAAGGCGGAACGTGAACGGACAAGATGCCTCCTCATGGTGTCGACCCGGTCAGCCGGGCCGCGTGGGATTGTTGTCGAGAATCTCGGGGAGGGCCATGCCCTCGGCCTCGAGGAGCCTCTTGGACTTGCTGGAAGGGAGGTCCTCTTCAATGACCGACGCGGCAACGTCGGCCAGGGCGCCGAGCTGCTGGGCGCCGGGGAGCGACGACCCGGCGCGAATCGCGGCACGGACCGACCTGTAGAAGACCCCCATCGTCGCTTCGCCAATGGCCGCCGTCAGCAGAAGAATCGAAGCCTGGGGAAGCTTGGCCATCCCGGACATCTCCCAGATCGCCCCCCAGTTGTCCGCACCGTAGTGGACGCTGAGATTGACGAACTCGGCGAACACCTTCTCGATCTGGATCAGATCCTCCTTCTGGAGATTGGTGAACTCGGCGTACTTCTTGAGCGCCGGCGGGAGTTGGAGGGCCGCGATCCGGAGAACGGCCTGCCGACCGATGACGAACGGAAACAACTGGACGATGTCGCGGTTCGGCGAGAAAACCCTGTTGCCCTGCAGAGCCTGGAACATGGTCGATACCTCGGTGTGCCTTGAGCACATCATATCCGGATATCACAGCGACGACAGGTTGATGAGCAGAACTTCCTCGTTCGTCATCTCGTGCGTCTGCTTCCTGCCAGTCTGGAAATTCCACTGCCACAGCCGTGCAGGGTACAGCTCGCGGATCAACTCGTGGTCGTAGAACCGGCACACGACCCGCGTCTTCTCAAACCTGGACAACTCAGCCGCCAACTTTCGCTGGCCGGCTTCCCCGAACGTATGGGCATAGTGATCGCCCGGCCCGGGGAAGGGCGGGTCGACGTAGACACCGCACTGGGGGTCGTCCTTGAACTTTCCGAACATCGTGAACGCGTCCAGCGTCGAAAACGTGCATCGGCGCAAAATCCGATTCCACTCCAGCAGAGCCTCCGTGGCCGAGCGGAAACGAATGGCCGAGTCGCCGCCGCCGGCGTCGTAACGAACGGACATGCCGGCCTTGAACTCCCCCTTCGTGCCGGCTTTGCCGTTTCTCCCCATCCAAGCCGAGATGAAGTACCGGTAGGCCCATTCCTCCGCCCAGTTCTCCGAGGCGACATTGTGGAGCCCGCCCCCGTCGATGGCATCGCAATACTTCTGCGACTGGGCCAAGACATCCGGGTGGATGATCGTCCTTCGGAGCCTACGGATCAGCTTCGACCCGAGTTTCGGATCGGCAACGACCTCGGCGAGATTGACGACATGGCGGTGCATGTCGTTCACCAAGATGGTCGACGCCCTGATGTACCTCAACTCGCACATCCCGCCGGCGAACGGGACCGCCACCCACTTCCGCCCCGAAAGGGCCTCCCCGACGTTCTCAGCGAGGGTCCGGTTACCGCCGTACCAAGGAGTCAGCGTCGTGATCGGCCGGGACTTCTTGGTCGATTTCACAGCCATTCGACCAGCTCCCCAAGATGATACGTGGCACCCAGCTCCTCGATCATCTCATCCAGCGGCTTCCGTTCGATGGTGTGGATGGGAACCGGCTTCCCGTTCGGATCGTACCGGATGAACGCCGCTTCACATGAACTGACGTCCCACCAGACCTTCCAGTCGAAACCGATCTTGGCGTTCCGGGGCGGCGGGCGGACAGCCATCTCCGGCCAATACCGGAACATGGTGTCGATCACGACATCGTTGACCGCCCAGTCCGGGACGGAATTCAGGCGGACGTGGAGCGGTTCGGTGGTCGCGTAACCGGGCGGGGTCAACGACCCCTTGAACATCTTCTGTCCGTCCTGCGCGAGTCCGACCACCTTCTTGAGAAACGGAGCGACATCCCGATACGGATCCGTCATGGCCGGGGCGAACTGGTAGAACACATGCCCGTTGACGTTCCATCTCGCGCAAGTGCCGTAGCACGTCATGCGCGGAATGAGGTCGATCACACTCATCTTGGTCTCCAATCATGCGGCTTGTCGTCAGCCTTGACCGGCCTTTCGCCGAGCAAGAGGACAAGCTTGTCGACCGCTGCATCGTCCAGCCCCTTCCACGGGTCGGTCCGGACGAATGCGATCGGGAACTGGGGGATGTCGAACTCGCGGTCGTCGACCGCGGCGGCCGCCCGGATGCCGGCGCCGGCCGCCGATGCGAGGAATTCATTGATCTGGGCGCCTCGATCGGTGATCTCCGGAGTCGCATCGGGGCGGGTCACGCCGTAGATGCGATTACGGCAATCGAGACCGTGGGTCAGCAGCATGTTCTCGAATCCGACCACGGTCATCGACCCGCTCAGAACGAGGTACCGCCAGGCCGACGACGCCACCAGCAGGCAGTCGGTCCTGGCGATCAGGCGGTTCAGCCTGGTCACGCAGTCCTTCCGGGTCCCGCAGTAGCCGTTGCCGTGGCGCTCGTGAGAGTTGAAAACACCATCGATGTCGAAAAACAAGACAGACCTGTCCAAGGGGTTGAGAGCGGGGGAACGGAGGACGAGCTTCATCGGCTCCCTTTCCAGAGTCTGAGACCGGCGACTTCCGCGGCGAACTGGCCGAGCACGTCGGTCGGGGGTTTGGAGGCCAGTTCAGCAGCGAGATCGCCGGAAATGTCGATATGGATCGCGTCGTGCGTGACCCACCGGGACCAGTCGTTTCGGTCGAGACGATTGCTTTCAATCGTCAGCATCGGATCGAAATAGCTGGTCGGCATATTGTCTTCTTTCGACTCACCATCGTCGTTCCAGGTCAACTCGGCCCTCAGGAGCCTGTCCGCGCAAATCACAGCGTCCAGCCGGCAGAAGACAAATCCTTCCCGACCGTCGACCCAACCGCGGTGGACGACCATCGACCGCATCTCGTCCTTCGAGAGCTCGCCCCGTTTCTGACCGGGCAAATTGGCCATCATCATTCCTTTCTCGGTTTCAGACTGCACTTCATGCACACCGGCTCGACCCAGTACGCGTCGAATTCCTCGTTCTCCATGCACTGCGGGCACATCTTGATTTTGTGGTCCTTGGGATGTGTCGCGACCTTGCAGGACTCCTGCCCTTTCGAGCATTGGTGGCACGGGTGAGCGAACCCGAACGGGCAGTCGAACGTCGACCTCCACCGCATCTCGATCAAGGCGCGATTGTACTCGATGAAGGACGGCGTGCAGCGGAAGTTCTCGATCTTGGTCTTGCCTTCAGAATCGACCGAAATGTCCGCCTTGAGAAGCATCCCGACCAAAGTGGAATAGTGCTGGTACGGCCGGCCGGTGGCAGGTCGGTTGCCCCGAGGCGGCCTGGAGAACCCGAACCCCTGCGGACGGCAGGCGAGATAACTGACAAAGCGGCTGGAAAACCTGGTGTCGACGGTCAGAGGGGAACCGGGTCCCGAAACGATCTTCATTCGATACTTGATCGGGAACCCCTGTCCTTGAGCCTTCACCCGCATCGGCAACCGCTTGGCCGCCAGAACTTGGAGGGAAACCGTGGTCGGGTGAGTCGGTATCGCCGGCGGCCAGACCACTTCGTTCTTCTTCAGTTGCTTGACGTTGACCGCCATCGACCAGGCTACGTCTTTGAGCACTTGCGGATCGGCGACGGACCCGATCAGGGAATTGATCGAACGAAACACAGCGGAGTAAGGAACACCTTTCGGGAGGACCTTGAGAAGATCCTCGACCGCCCGGCCGACCGACAACCCGTCGAGTGGAATTCGGCCGAACGGACGAAGCGCCGCGAGGATCTTGTCGCGGCGCTTGACATCGATCGCAAGCGGGTGCCCGGCCATTATCAGGCCTTCACCTGCTTGCTCGACCGGATCGCCTCAGCCCTCGTCTTGAGGCCGATCAGGACCTGGTTCAGAGCCGCCGTCTGCATGCCGAGCCGGGTACCCTCGTCGACGGCTTCGGAAAGCTGGCGAAGCATCGAAACGGGCGGGGTGCCGTCGACCGACACGATCTCCTTGTCGAACTGGCTGGAAACACCGTCGGGGCCGGCCCACACCAGTTCGATGGAATTGGACAGCGCCCGGCACTTCTGGATCATCTCCGACAGGTTGTGCTCCAGGGTCTCGTGCCGCTTCGGCTTGCGACCGCCGGCCGACTTGGCCCCGCCGCTGCTGCGGATGATCGCCCGCCCGAGATCCTTGGTCGTCCAACCCTCGTCGATCGCCCGTTGAGCGAACGTGAAAGCCTTCGACTTGTCCGGAACGCGAGCCAGAAACACGATGTGGTGCCAGCGAAGCCGCTCGTTGGTCACCGGGTTGCTCATCGCCGTCAGACCGTCGAGGTCCGATTGCTCGAAACTGGAAGCGACCTTCGCCATGCCGGCGATACTGTCCTTGGACAGCCGCAGCACGTTGGTGATCGCTCGCTTCGCGTCGACGCCGTACTTGCCGGAGTCGTCGTTGATCAGGCTGTTGAGCCTAACACCGATGTCGTACCGCTTCTGGATATCCGACGAATCGAGTTCGGCGACATCGTCGAGAACATCCGTGATCTCACTGCGCAGGGCCTCGGGCATTTCGCCGAGGGCGTTGCGCAACTTCTTCTGGAGAACCGCCTTCTTCGCGTTCTTGCCTTTCTTGCCCTTCTTGGGAGCTGCGGGAGCCGCAACCATGGTGCCTCGCCTTGGTGGTGGATATGAAACCCGTCACTCGTCACCGATACGAGAATCGTCATCGCCCGACCAGCCGGAAGCCGGCGCCCAGTTGAGCGACTTGATCCATTCCTTCAACGACGCCATGTAAAGCGGTCGATGCGGCCACGACAGGTGGGGATAGTGCGGCGGCTCGCCTCGGTTCGCGGTCAGGATCACGTAGCCGCAGTCCAGACCGTGGGCCACCAGCACCCATTTCCCACCCGGGTTCTCGACCTTGGCCATGTCCATGGCTTTGACGATCTTGCAGTTTTCCGGATTCGTCAGCAACTTCTGCAACGGCTCGACCGAGACATTCGTCGCGATCACCGAAGCCGGAAAATCGTGAAACTCCCGGAGCATGGAAAACGTGGCCCGACCGGACGGCAGCAGTCCGGCGCGCCGAAGAACCGCCGCCGCCCCGATCTTCGTCATCCGGAGAACCGTGCGAACGGCGGCGTCTTCGATCTCCTCGACAGTCTTGCCTTTCGACATCTGTCACTCGCTTTCTTCGTTCGTGTCTTCTTGAGGTTGCATCTCCGGGGGAGTGTCACCGGCGTAAGGCTGAGGCACCAGGTCATTGACCGACTCGATCGCCTCGCGGATCTGAGTGTCGAAACACCCGCTCGGGTCGAAAACGACACCGCGGCCGATCCCGAGCCTGGGCTCCAGTTCCTTGAGCAGATCGGCGTTGCCTTCGATCACAGCCGCCATCTCCGAAGCGGACAAGCACTGATCGCCCCGGATACCCATGGTGTGGGACCCGTACCGACCGGCGGACGGCTTGGTCAGGCCGATGAGTTCGTCCACCGCGGTGGCGAACGGCCCGGTGTCGTTCTGCAGACGATCGAGCAGATCGATCGTGGCCTTGCCCCAGCTCCAGACCGTTTCCTGGGACGGAACCACCTCGCCCTTGGAGTTGGTCCAGACCGACGGCCGCCATGCGATCTCGGCCTCGATTCTCCGCTGGTCGGACCCGAGCGAAGACTTGGTGGTCGAGATGCCGATCCGGTTCCCCTCCCAACCCTGGGCGGTCTGCTTCAGTTTCTTGATCCGGCTGGTCAGAAACTCGTAAGTGGCCATGAACTTCGGAGCCGCGCCGCCGGGCCCTTGGTGGATCGGATTGCCGTACTTGTCAGTGCCCGGCTTCTCGTGACGGATTCCGATGAGGTTGAAGGGCCAACCCACCAGGTATTTCGGCTCGACCTTGAACCAGTCCGACAAGCTGAGCGCTTCGCCGGCGAATCGCCGCTTCGTCTCGCCGGAGTTCTTGTCGACGGTCGCGTAGGCCTCCTCGGTCATCTTGGCGGTCAAGCTGTCGATGCCGACGACGAACGGGACGGTCTTGCCCAGCTTCGACTTGTTGCACATCTCCATGACCAGCTCGACCGACTTCTTCACTTCCCTCTGGAAGTGGTTCATCGATTCGCACGGAATGACACGGCCGCACTGGCGGTTGAACTTCGTGAGCGACAACCGGAGGAGCGGGGTGTCCTTGTCCTCGACTTCCATGTGTGCGTACCGGCCGCCGTTGTCGAGAAACAAGGAGTAGAAGTAGTACAGAAGCGAGGACTTGTTGCTCCCGGTCGGACCGAGGATGAGGAACGTCCTCTGGAACGGCAGGATCGTCGATTGGAACAGGAATCGGAGACACAAGTGCGGCAGGCGGAGGCCGACGTTCGCCGCGGCCGACTCAGCCGGGTTCATGCCGCTCATCTGGCCGTCCCACATGGCCTGCATGAGGATGCGAGCGGCGTCCTTGTCGATCTCTTCCTTCTTCTTCTTGGACTTGGCCACGGTTCAAACTCCGGAGGTGTGAAAAAGGCGGGCGGCAAATCGCCGCCCGCCACGAACAACCGTCGAATCAGCCGCCTTGCTTCCGACGGTTCATCGCCTGCCGGAACATGTCCGAGGCCTGCTCGACCTTCGCCCGATCGACACCGTCCAACTCCGCCGCATCGGGCGGCTCAGCGTCACCGACCGGCCCGTCCCACGGGGCCGACCCCATCGGGAAATCACCGGAACGGGGAGCCGTCTGCGGCGGAGTCGCCGCGTCGCCGCCGAACCCGGCGAACATGTCGAGGTTGCCGGTGGGCTGCGCCGGCGCCCCGGCGTGCGTGGCAGCCGCCGTCTGCTGCATCGGCTGGTGATGGGCCGGACCCGTACCCATGTTCAACGTCACCGGGTTGCTGAGCTTGTACTTGATCTGCTCCGAGTACCACTTCTTGTGGCCCTGCCACGCGTGGTACAGCAGAGAGTCGGGAAGCCCGCACTTGGTGGCGATGATCTGGGCGCACTGGTCGGGCGTATGCCCGCGAAGAACGCGTTCCCAGGGCAGCAGCTTCTCGCACGCGTACTTGACCAGCGACTGCTGGAACATCGCCGGCTTGAGGTTGTCACCCGGCGAGCCGCTCAGCGAGTCGGTCGCCAGAACCGTGAAACCGGCCAGTTGCTGCTGACTCTGCCCGCCCGGCCCGAGCGGAGAAGCACGTCGGCGATCGCCGAACTCGAACGACCCTTGTCCGGCGACGGTGGAGTTGGTGAGCGCCTGGCAGCTCGCCGGGTTCTTCTTGTCGTAGAAGTGGAACACCCGGGAACCGCAGATCGGCAACGGATTGCCGTCCTTGTCGCGGAGCACCTTGAGGAACTCACCAGCGGTCGCACGAGACATCACCCAGAGGACCTGCGGCTCGTTCTTGGCGGATCCGAGCGGGGAGTCCACCGGGTAAGTTTGGGCACCCAGCGAGTACAGCAGGACGTTCATGATCGCCAAGCGATCCGGACCGGGGAGACACGCGTAGCAGTTCTGCTTCTTGTCGTTGCCCTTGAGCAGTTCGTACCAGCCGTCCGAGTCGCTGGTGCCGAGCGGCGTCGACACCATGCCGCCCTTGAAAGCCGCCCAGGCGGCCTGCACGATCAACCCGACCGGATGGTGCTCGCGGACATCGAATCCGGAATCATCCGGATTGTCGAAGAGCAGCGTCACCGAGTTCTTGCCGAACTTGCGCACACCATCGCAGACGAACATCCAGCGCTGATCGCCGAACTCCGTCTCGGATTGCTCAGGCCGATCCGGGTGGACAAGGAGCTTCTCCTTGTAGTCCGGGACGTCGAACTGGGGGTACGGCAGCACGACGACGGTCCCCCCGGAGCCCTTCATCTTGGGCTCGCGAGGAATCGCCTGTCCGGGCTGGACGACGTAAGACAGGTGGTCGAACCCGCGATCGGAGTTGGGGGCCAGATCGGTGTTCGGGTCGAACTTCTTCTTGCCAAAGAGACTCATCGGGATCCTTGTTCTTTCTCGTGATTGTTGGTGGAAAAGTTGGATTTCGTTTCTTGCGTGAAGTCGATTCAGGAGTTTGGTTTGTCGTGGGCGTCGAAACGAATCGTTTACGATTTGGCCCCCACCTCCTTCTTCGAAATCCGCCACTCGGACTCATCAATGTCGACCCCCCACGACCTGAACACTTCGACATCGATGTCGAAGCGGCAGTCGGGGCGGCCGTTGGGCCGTCCGTTCAAATCAGTCGGCGTGATCGGAAGCAGATCCTTGAACGCCCGAGGAAGGATCTCATCCACCACCGTCTCGACTTCATCCGGCGGGCATTCGAACCCCGCCGAGTCATGAACGGACAAAATGATCCGCGAACGCATCTTGCGGCGTCGCATGTCGTACCAGGCGTTACCGAGACCGACGTTCATCGCGTCGGCCACCAACCCTTGGCAGGTCCAGTTCTTGGATTCCCGCCCCTGCGCAGCCAACCGGTCCCGCGAGCCGGCGCGACGAAACCGTCTCGTCCCGCCGAACCCGTTGGACGCCCAGCCGTGAGTCGCCGGCCGCTGCTCGGCCGTGTCAAAAAACTTGATCAGGTCGGGGTACTGCGCGTCGTGCCCGGCCATCAAGTTCTCGATCTGCAACAGCGTCACATCCGGGGTCTCTTCCAAAGCCTGCCGCAGAATCGTGTCCGACGAGGCCCCGTAATACTTCCCGAACCGGGTCGCCTTGGCCGCCACACGAAGAGGCTTGTGCTTCTTCTTGATCTCGGAGAACGGAAGGTTGAGATTGAACGCCTTGTTCGCCAGATCGCTGTGGAGGTCGAGGTAGTCCGGGTGATTCTCGGGCAGATTGTTGCGGCGAGCGTGCTCCAGCAGATTGGCGTCGCCGCTGAAGATGGCCGCGGCGACAATCTCCGCACCCTTCAAGTCGGCGAACACGAGGAACCAACCGGGCTGCGCGGTCAGCACCGACCGAGTCACGAACTTCCTCGATTTGGCGACCGAATCGCCTTCCTTGGCGTAGTCGCCCCACCCGAGGATTCGGTTGAACTGCTCGTCCCGGCGGCTGCTGAAGTTCTGCATGTTCGGCCGGCTGCTGGACGCACGACCGGTCTCGACCAAACCGAACACCGAACGGATCCGCTCGTCGCCGCAAACGAACGAAAGCAAACCGGCTTCGAACGATTCGCTACCGTCAGGAATAGCGATTTCCCCGCCTTCACCGTCGACATCGGGGTGATCGTTCTCGGTATCGACCTGGTCGGGAAGACGAAACGTGATCTTCATGGCCGTGTTGATGAAGAGAACGTCCCGCATCAACTTGACGAGATCGTGCTCACGAGCCTTGTGAGTGATCGTCTCCCGATCGGCGGCCGGCTTCGGCTTGATCGCCAAGGAGTTGTCTTCGGACTCGTACGCCGACATGGCCTCCGCCCACAGCACCCCGCCGTAACTGGAATCCGTGGTCTTGTAAGGGGTCAGACCGAGCGTGAGAGCCGATTGCGGCCGTTGCCGAGGCCAATCGATCCAGTCATCTCCGAACAGCAGTTCCACCTTGTGGCGGTTCTTGTTGAGATCGAGATCCGGCCAGTTGGTGGCCTTCCTCAACTCATCCATCAGTTCGTGACGCTTGCGATCGAGGTGGGTCCGCAGGTCCCTCTGCGCATCGCGATCCACCATCATCCCGTACCGCTCCATCTCGCACCAGGCACCCCATGCCCGCATGCGGATGCCGAAGATCTTCCGGCAGGACCTGGCGAACCGGTCGGAGTCCAGCATCCCCCTCGAGTCGATGCGTGGGTCTCCATTGAACTTCAGGTAGAGCCGGCCGGCGCCATCGGCGTCGTACGACGTGTAGCGGGTCGAGATGAGCAGTTCTTCGGGAATGTTCCCGTAGCCCTTGAGCTGCGACTTGCGCAGTTTGTGTTCTTTGCAGTAGTTGTCCCTCCATTCGAGAATCTTGGTGTCGTACCTGGGAATGCCGGCGTACGTCGCCGTGAGCACCTCGAGCTTCAACTCTTGCGACTCCTCGATCGAGTGCGCCGCCACATATGTGTCGAACCCGCCCTGGAAATAAGACTTCTCAGGACCAGACAGCCAGTCCGGAGTTCCAGGGGGGTCGTCGTCCGGCCCGACGAAGTGTGGGTAGAGATCGACACCGATCGAAAGAAGCCACGGCAAGTCGGCCTTGCCGAAGTGGGCGACCAGACGAGCGCCTCGAGCGGGGGCCCCTTCGAAAAGCTTCTTCAGCAGAGGAACCGCCTTGTCGAGCGGCAAAGCCTGGTTCGGGAGCCCGCCGCACCGGTGGATGAACACAGTCCGAGCATGACCCGGTTGGTGCGACCACTGCACCGTGTAGACGTAAGAACCGGGGTCGGTCGGATGGCGGCCTTCCCATTCGCAGTCGAACGAAACATACCCGCCGGCCTGGCTGGCCTCGATCGACTGCTTGACCGCCGCTTCCAACTCCTGAATCGTGTACACCGCTTGATGGTCGAGCGGTATGGACTGATCGGGAGCGGCGAACCCCAACTCCTTGGCGACGAGTTTGACGGCGGCGAGGAGATTGGGGTAGATGTCCGGCTCCATGGCAACGGCGGCCGGATGCTCCGCGGCGATCACCTTGCAACGATGAATGTCCGGCGGCGAATCGGCCACCGGGCGGCAGTCGATCTCGAAGTCCGCGACACGGCCGCGGAAATCGGCGACCCTGGCCTTGGGGCCGAACACGGCTTTCAACGCGTCAGCACCGAGCAGCAACATGACCTGGGGGCGGCAGATGGCGATTTCCTGCATGAGAAGGTGAACGCCGTCTTCAACCCACTGCTTGGGGAGTCGAGCCAGATCGAACGGAGGAACGAACCGGATCAGATTGGTGAGATAAACCGGATGTTCCTTCGAAGGGTGAGGAATCCCGGCCTCATCCCATGTGTCCCAGAGCGGCTGGCTGCGGGGGCCGACAAACGGTCTGCCGGCCGAGGCTTCCGCGGGACCGAGGCACTTTCCCACCACCATGAGACGGCACGGCTGCGGGCCGTAAGAGTCCCCCATCGGGTCGTTGGTGGCGAAGATGCCGGGCTGAAAGACGTAAGGAATCGGACTGTTGTAGACGGGCAGCGAAAGCCCGGACTGGTAAAGGACCGACCTCGTCAGTGCGTGCAAATACGGCCCGTTGGGACGCACGAACGCAGTCTTCTTCGAACGCGGTTTCTTGGGCCCGGTCGGCGAGGCGTTGGCCGTGTCGCCGAGCACCTCGGCGAACGCCACAAACGACGGACCGGGGATCGGGAGTCCGGGGCTGTCGACCGGCAGAATGGGCATTTCGTCGGCGATGGCCGCCAACGACCGCCCTCCGAAGTATCTGGTCCGCACAGTAGCGGATTCCAGATCCACCGTGGACCTGTTGAGCATCTGGTTGTCTTCCTTGTCCGGACTTGGGTCGGGCGTCCGTGGGCCCGAAAAGAATCACGTAGTTTTATTTGGGACCGACTTCGCGGCATGGGCGACCATGGCACGGAGCACAGGTCGGGTCATGCTACCCGGGTCTTTTCCGCGCGGCAAGGGGACCAATCCGTAGTGCCCGGAGAACCCGGCATCGAGGATCTGGCTCATGCCGGCGCAGAAGTTGTCGAACGCTTCCTTGTCGTTGGCGTCGGGGATCATGACGATCGGTTTTCGAGAATTCTCGGTCAACTCGACAATCAACCGGACTTGGTCGTTGGACAATTTCTTGCCGAATCCGCAGACAGCACCCGGGCCGTACCTCCAAACATCGCTGGCCCCTTCGACGATGACGATCACGTCCGAAGACTTGGCCTCGTCGAACCCGTAGATCGCTTGCGACTTCGGGAAGTACGTCAGGTACTTGGGGATGCCCGTGGTCTTCCAATCGATGTCACCAATGAACCTGGACTGCCACCCGATCATCACACCCCGAAACCGGACGGGGATGATGATCCGGTCACTCGACATCGCCCCTTCGCGGCGCATCGGCATCGACTCGGCGTACCCGACCCCCCAGACATCGGTGAGCTCAGTGAGATCGAAGTTCCGCCGCTCCAGGTAGGCGGCGGCGTGGTGGCCGGGCGTGAGATCCTTGAGAGGAATGATCAGGCCCGGGAATTCCACCGGCTCCAACCCGGTCGGGGCGACCCGCCTGATACCGGGCGTCCTGAAAACCGGGCCGCCCATCGGCAGATCGATTTCCGGGAGGAGCTTGTCCCTGAGAGCATCGCGATTGTCCGATTTGTTCTGACACTCTTCGTTGTAACACTTCCAGAGATTCGTCCCTCGGCTCCCGGTTTCCTCGTCGATCACACCGTACCGATGATTGATCGACATGCGGGCGCGGCGATCGTTGCAAAACGGACAATCGACGAGGATCGTTTCTCCCCGTCGATTGATCTTCAGGCACCTTCTGTTTCCGTGACGAACGTCGTTGTAATAGAACCCCTCGAGCTCGACGTTCTCCGAAATGATCTTGGCCGGGCCGATTTTTCTCTGCACGGCTGCGAACAGGGCTGGGTTCAACGTCACATGCATACTCCTGTCGTTCGCCGATATCCGGCTATCCGATGCCAATCGTGGGATCGACATTGGGACGACCGGAACTCGGGTTGTACGGCGTCTTGGCGGTCTGCGAACTGATGAAATCCTGAGGCACGATCTGGTGGGTCATCGGGTCGATGACGTAATGCTGATTGGGGTCCGAGAACCGACCGAACCGACCATCGAAGTGAAGCAGAACTCCGTCCTCCCGACCAGGCGCTCGACGAGTCTTGGTCGCCTTCACCTGAACCATCCCCGTCGACATCTGGCGATTTCCGATTTGGATGCCAAAGTCGGCGTTGTCGGCGAAGTTCTGACAGCCGCGGGCGTCGGAATGGTGGGCCACGCGACCGGGCGCCAACTTGCTGGTGGAACCGTGCAACTGATGCAGAACCCACGAGGCGCAATCATACGGGATGGAAATCTTGGACCGGACTTCGTTGACGAACCCGGCGAGCAAGATGTACTGGTCGCTCGGACGAAGCCGCTGGTGCTGGCAGTACCGCTCCACCACCAGGCCGGCATAATCGATCACGATTCCGGAAATCTTGCGGCCACGGCTCCGCTGCCTGTGCAGATACCGGGCGATCTCGTCAGTGCCGCCGAACCCGGCCGACCCGCCGGCGTGGGCGGAGTAGTCGACGATGACGAGTCGGCTGTTCGGACCGGACATCCTGGCGTTCACCAACCGCAACCTTTCACGCTCGCCCATCACCGGGTTGCCCGGCGAGTTGACAAACGGCTCGGACTCGTACGGCTTGAGGGTTGTGAGATCTTCGCTGGTCGACAGAGGGTTCATGGCCCGGGTGACCATGTCCTCCTTGAACGTGTCAGCATGAATCCGAGCCTCATAGCCGTACATGCGGGCGCGAAGCTGATCGCGGCTCAACTCCCAAGTGAAGTAGTACCAGTACCCGGCTCGGTCGGGCCCGATCTCGGAAGCGAGAGCCGACTGGATCTTGGCCCCTTCAATGGCGATTTGGGTGGCCAGAGCCGACTTGCCGCCCGAAGTGGGGCCGAGAAGGACGTAGGTCTCCTGAGCAGCGTGGCCGCCGTTGAGCAGTTCATCCATGCCGCGGATGCCGGTGGTCGACACTTTCGGACCGGGCGGCAGGGACTCGAATGTCGGCAAGAACGCGTCGGCGCCCGGGTCGGCCTTGATGCCGCTGATGTCGCACGAATGGCGCTCGAGCACGGCGATGATCGCAGCCGGGTCGCTGATCGTCTCTTGGCTCGACAATCCGGCCAACGCCCGCCGAATCGGGTCGCCGACTTTCCGTTCCACGACGAACTGAGAAAGCAGATCGATGCCGCGTTCGACCACGGCATCGTCCATGGGAAGAGAAAACACGGCGTCGAGCAAGCCGCCTTCCTCAAGAACGGCCGCTTCGACGGATGGAGTGTAAACGCGCTTGGTGATGTCGGTGGCCACTTCGGCGGCCACATGGCTGGCGACGATTTCCTTGGCGGTGGCCGGGTCGGGAGGAAGACTGCACCGGCTGTTCTGGAGAGCGGTATGCGCCGCCCTCCAAAGCAGAATGTAACGACCCTCATCGCTGTTGAACAAAGTCAGATCGGAAAGCGGGTCCTTGGCGGCGAGATAAACGGCCTGCGAGCGGATCACCGACGCGAGCATGAACTCGATTTCGTGCGGTGTCATCCGCGGGCGGACATTGGTCCTCACGGCCGACCCGATCGGATCCGGGTCGGTCGGTCGCTTTTGGCTCGACATGGGGCGGACGTCCTTGTTATCAGACCGCCTGTGAGGCGGGTTGCTTCATGGATTCGGGAACCAGCGCCGACCAGTGCTCGAGATAAGCATCCCGATCGGACTGAAACTGCGACACGGCGGCCGCCTCCCATCGCGAGGCGACGTCGTCGAGATTGGCGATCTTCGCCACCGAGTAACGGAACAACGGCGACAGGATACGACTCGTGTCATTCAACACGAATCGAATCGCTTCCCGCTTGTCCGGGATGACCTGCGTCACGCCCCACACATCAGCCTTGTAGATCGACTCTTCGGTCCTCAAGGACTCGGCAATACGCCGCTTCCGAAGCATCCGGTCTCGAGCCGCCCTCTGGATGTTTTCATGGGTCGTAGCCGCGTGGGGGGTCGGCGAGGTCTCGCTGGCCCACGAGCGGAAAAGGACGCCGATCAGCTCACCGGGAGAATAGCCTGCCGAGCGAGCTTTGGCAACAAAGGCCGGCCAAATCGACGAGTGGTAGACCCGGCCGGTGTTGTTGCACCGACCACCGTCCCAAGCCGGGTTGGAATCGTAATTCGACGGTTCCCCTGTCCGCTTCTGATGATGCGCCCGCATGGCCATCACCCACAGGCGGCGAGCTTCCTCTTCGTCGGCCGAAAGAATCGGCCGACGATCATCGTACTTTTTCTTGGACGCCTTCGGCGGGACTTCGATCTGTTCGTCCCAGCAGTCCGGCGGCCCGTCGTTGTTGCTCATAACCCGACCCCCACCGGGGAGGATTGCGGCCACACTTGGTTCCATGCCCTCTTCCTGTAGTTGCGGGATCGAGATTGGGCCTTCTTCATGAGACGCGAATCCCATTCGTCCCAACAGTCGATCAGCAAAGCCGATTCCTTCTGACCCGGCACACGTCTGGAAATCCGACCCGGAATCTGCCCGTCCAGGATTTCGCTGGCGGCGGCGTCGGCCCTGACCAAAACCGAAAGATTGCGGAAATTGACCCCCGTGCTCCAGACGTAGTTTGAAATGACCTTCTTCAAAGTACCGTCTGCGAACGCTTTCCGCAAAGATGAGAGACGCTCCCGAGTCATCAACGGTTCATTCGGGGGGAGCTCTCCGGCTTCGATGTACTTCTCGAGCCGGTCCTCGTCCATGCCATTGGCCGCGTACGCCATGGTGAAATCCGGAAGCAACGACTTCAGCTGAACGGCGTGGTCGATCGTCTTCACGATGATCATCACCTGTTCGTCATCCGAGAACTTTGAAACACGCTCGGCGATCGCCTTGTTCCTGTCGATGTTCCTGGAGATCGCGAACCGATCCTTGATGGCGATGTTCCGGATCCCGGACGTGTCCGGGCCCACCCGCATCGGGATCCACTCGACCGTGATCGGCACGATGCGCCCCATCGCGACCCCGTCCTGGTAGTGCATGGTTTGCAAAACCGGACCGCAAATCGCCTCACCGAGAATGTCGCGACCGTCGGAACGGCCGGTCGGAGTGGCCGAGAACGCGAAGATTCGGGCCGTCTGGTACCGGCCGATCATCTCGACGTACCTCGGCGCCAAAAGCTGGTGGAGCTCGTCGAGCAGCAGCAGATCGGCCTGACCCATGCCATGATGAAGACTGTCAGCGACGTAAACGGTCACTCTCGCCGGCTTACGCTTGCCCCCGCCAACCATCCCGACAGTCGGGACCACCGTGAGCAGATCTCCGTAGATCTCGTCAGCGAGCTGGACGGACTTGGTCGCCACATGAATCCGGGCTTTCGGGTAGAGCTTGCAGATCATCTTCACAAGAACGCTTTTACCCAACCCAGTCGGAGCCGACACGATACCGCCGTCCGCGGCCGTGACCTTGAACAGCAACTGCTGCTGGTCGGGATGGACCGTGAAACTGTCAAGCAAGGCATCCCAATCAACTTCACCGGCCGGGGTTCCTTGGATTTCGTCGACCATGCTCCGACCAGTCAGCGTCACGGAAGCACCGTGCCCGGCGAGCTCCTTGGCGATCCTCGACCGCATGCCGAGCGGGAACACGAGAGTCCGGGGAAACGGCCCCGGGTTGTAGATCCTCCTGTCGATGAAATCGAAGTTCTCCCCCGGGGCCGCGGTCGGGTCGAACTTCTTCTCGTAGTAGGTCAGGGCGTCGGCCATCCAGTTGTACGTCCCGGCGGAGAGAGGTGTCCGACCGGGACCCGATGCCAGAACCAGTCGCCCCTTTCGTTGCAGATGGATCTGTTCGGACTTCATTATTCACCCCAGATCGATGACTCGATCGAACACTCCCATCAGCGATCGCTCGTGAGTCACGACGATGCACTGACGATCCGGGTTGGCCTCGGACCACGAGGTCAGCGACGATCGAAGCGCGCCAACCCTCTCCCGGTCGAGCCCGTCGGTCGGCTCGTCCAGACACAGAACACCGACACGCGGGGCGTACCTGGTCGAAACGGACACCACCCAGGCCAGACCAAGAACCGCCCGCTCCCCCTTGCTGATCCGGCTGACGCGGATCGAAGACTTCGAAGTTCCGTCGCGAAACTCAGCCATCAGCTCCCCGTCGTCTCGGACGGAGACACGAAACCTGGCCTTCAACTCGGCCAGCGTATCGTTCAATTCCGAGGTCAGGCTGTCGAGACAACCTTTCACCGATTGAGCCGGAGCGGCGTCTCGATGAAGCATGTCTCGAATCGCCAAGACCCTGGCCCGGTGCGGCTCGATCGCCTCATACCGGGAATCCGACTCTTCGGCCTTGCGAAGAAGAGCCTGAGCGGAATCGAACGACTCCTTGAGTGCCGTCGCTCTCGCCGACAGCACTCTCCGATTCGCCTCCAGCTTATCGTGCGTCTCGATGTAGAGTCGAGCCGCGGCCGCCTCAGACGAAGAAACCGGTTCGCCGGCTGTGGCGTTGATGTCGTCGATCCTGGCCCGGATCCGATCACATTCCTGTCGGGCCCGCTCTCGCTCGACGCGGTCGTTGTGAAACGTCGTGACCTTGATTGTATAGCTGGACAGCTTCGATTCGACTTGGGCGTAATCGATGTCCGGCTTCTCAGGCACGGTCAAAGCTTCGATCTTGTTGGTAATCCGTTCGACTTCGCGATGGGCGGCGACGATCCGCTCAGCCGCGATTTGAAGTTTCCAGTTGTGATCGGCCACGGCGGCGTGGTGCTCACGATCCAGCTCCTCGAGCTCTTCGATCGTTCGCAGAGCCCTGACTGCATCCTCTCGTGAAACTTTCGAACAATCGAAACCCGACCCGCAGACCGGGCACACGCCATCCGACTCGGGCATCTCGGCGATGACTTTGAACCTGTATTTCTCCGAGATGAACCGCTTGGCCGATTCCGGCAGAGGACCGGGACCTTCGAACAAATCCGAAGGTTTCGTGGACTCCTCCATCGCCAGAGCCGCTTTCGCAGCCTCCCCGTCGTCTTCCAGACTGTCGAGTTGACGGGCGGCATGGAGATAAGACAGCCACTGGCACCTCAAAGCCTCCAACCGTTGCAGTGTGACGGGATCCGGCTCAATCTCCGGTTCTCGATTCAGCCGCGACTGGTACTGCTCCAGCTGTGCCTCCAGTTTCGCGATCTCGACTCGGGACTGCTGCTGGTTGGAAAACTTGGCGAGCAACTCGACCGCCTCGGAAACTTCATTCATCGGAGGAGGCACGGCGTCGAGCTTGGATTTGGCGTCGAGCCAGGCGGTCTCAGCCTCCACATACCTGGCTCGAAGAGCGGCCAGCACCTCCTTGTCCTGCCGGCCCGGCAAGGAGACCAAGTGGTCAGCAGCCGCTGCACGAACCTTCTCGGCCTCCTCGATACCGAACAGCCGCTGCAAAGTTCTGGCCCGATCGGACGGTCGGTCATCGGCGATCGAAGAAAGCCGACCCTGCTGAACGAACACGAATTCGGACAGCAACTTCACCGGCACGTCCGACAGTTTGGAGATTTCAGAGGCGATGTCGTCTTGCGTCGACCAGGATTGGTTGCCGAACACCATGCGACGCTTGCCGTCCCGCGAGCCGTCCGGCAACCACCGGGTGACCGAGAGCGGGTCACCGTCGACGTCGGCGACCAGACGGCCATACGGCTGCTCAGGCGAGCACCTTCCGGTCGAAACGGAATCGGATTTGCCGAAGCGAGACGTGTCCCCGGTGATCAGAAACCGGATCATCTCGAGAATGGTGCTTTTCCCGCGACCGTTGGACCCGACGATGCCGACAAGACGACCAGACAGATCAAATGACTTATCACCCGAGAAAACGCCGACATCACACAGATCCAACGATTTCAGTTTGAGCACGAAGATCCCTCGCAAAAACCGACTTCGGGTCGGCACCGGGCGACAATGCCGCCAACGCCAAGTCCTTGGCGTCCTGGGGGGCGTCCCACGAAAGAATGGCTTCGACCAAAGTCGCCGAGCCGGACCTGGCTTGTTGTTGTCTGGGACTTCTGGACTTCGAGTCGTCGGACACACGGATGTGGAAGCCGCGGTCGCCCGCCAGCTTCCTAAGAACATCCGTGAACCCGGGAATCGGCGTCATCAACCGGACAGCGACGATCGGCTCCCTGATCCGCGGCGGCAACGAGCCGTCAGCGCAATTCAACTTGGCGATTTCCGCGAGCACTGCGTCGGCCTGATCGGCGTTCTCGATGACTCTACGGATTCGCTTCCTGCCGGGCAGGCTGACTGCCATCACATCCAACTCCGACGTGATCCGCCAGACCTTGGATGCCGAATCGAACTCGGTCGTCGACTGAGGAACCAGAGAACCGGGCGACAACCTCACCACCGCCGGCTGCGGCCGGACCACGGCCTGAACGTGCGTGTCCCCGCAGATGGCCAGACGATGCGGCGGCAGACACGACAACGGAAAACCACGCCCGCCAGTCCACTCGCGAAACGACTGGTGGTACAGTCCGATGTCCGTCTTCGGCACCATCCGAACCAGGTCTTCAAATCGATCGGGGTCTTGGAAGTTCAGTCCCGACACGGTCCTGCCGAACCTCGTCCGGATCGCCTTGCCGTCCTCGATCCGGATCGCCTTGTAACCGAGCGGGGCCAACCAGTCGCGCCCGCGCTCGTGGTTGCCGATCACGTAGTAGATGTCAAACTTGGAATCGAGGATGGGTCTGAGGATGGCGTACAAGGCGGAAACCGATTCCGGTTCCGGATCAGGTCCGTCGAAATTGTCGCCGGCCAAATAGAGGTCGGCTTTGTCGGCGACGCAGAGTTCGACAGTCTTTCGAAGCGCGTATTCGAGGTCGCCGCGGACACCGGGCATGTCCGACCAAGTCCCCCGGTCGACAGACTCCTGCCAGTGAAGATCGCCGATCACGACCCCTTCAATGGAATCATTCACCATCGATCTCCGCGATTCGGAGAGTGGTCGACTTGGTCGGAACCAATTCGACGAACTCCAATCGACCGGACCACTCGTCAAGAAGAACAGCTTCCGGAACGCCCTTGTCCCGGTAATCGGATCCCTTGACGATCACATCCGGCTTCAAGTCGGAAACCACCTTCTCGATCGGGGTGTCGAAGATGAACGCCGTATCGACACCACGAAGAGCGGCGACAGCGGCGAGCCGGTCCTGTTCCGGAGTTCTCGGCCTGCCGTCGCCCTTCAACACAGCAACGCGTCGGTCGGAGTCGATGCCGACATACAGGTAGTCGCACTTCTTGGCGGCCTCGGAGATCAGGGCCAGATGACCCGGATGCGGAAGCAGCAGGTCGAAGCATCCGTTGACCAGGCCGATGCTGTGCCCGTACATCCGACGAATTCGAGCACTGGCGATCGCGTCGTCGTAAGCACAAGCCCCCGTCGGCTCGACGATCGACTTGCGAATCGTGTCCAGCACAGTTTTCCGGTCGATCACCGCGGTCCCACGGACACCGACGGCCGCGCCCGCCGCAGCCGATGCGAAGTTGCACGCCAACTCCAGGCTGGCGCCGCCGCACATCGCCGTCACCAGACCAGCCAAGTATGTGTCGCCCGCACCTTGCACGTCGAACACCGCCAGAGGTCCGTAAGCGGGCGTCCTCCCAAAACCGTCGAGATCGCAGTACGCCGACCCGAACGGACCACACTTGACCACGCACCGTGGGAAGTCCAATGCGAGCTTCATCGCCATCCGCATGGCGTCGTCACGACCGAAGCACAATCCCTTGCCGGGGTCGGCCACCAGTTCCCGAGCTTCCTTGAAGTTGGCGACCATGATCACACCGGGGTGGCTCCTCCACATCGCCGTACGACCCAACTTCGGGTCCCCGAACAGCGGAACACCGCGGTCGCGGCAAGCGGAAACCCAGGACCTCAAGGACTGCTCGTCGATCACGCCACGTCCGTAATCGGTGAGCACGACAGCGTCGGGCGAAGGCTCATCATCCTTGAACTGGTGGCTGATCGGAGGCTGATCAAAATTGGAATCGTGGCGGGCGATCAGCCGGTCATCTTCGTAGTACCGAGTCTTGACGGTGGCATGTCCGTCACGATGCTCCTTCACCAGACCGAAGTCGACGCCATAGGCGGCATCGAGGTCGCCGATCAACCTGGTCGAAGCCTTGTCTCTTCCGAATCGGCTGTACAAGATCGTGTCACACCCCATCGCGGACAGATTGGCAGCGACGTTGGCGGCACCACCGGGCTGGACCTCGTGGGCTTCGAGATCGTATGCCGGGAGAACCGGCACGGTTCTGTCTTCCGGAGTTCGAGGGAACTGCTCGGCACGGACGGAAATGTCCAGCATCGAGTCCCCGACGACCCAGACATGCGGTTTACGCCTCATGCGACTCCTGTTGATGAGTACCAGTTGATAGCCGGATATCCGCCCGTTTGCGCTCCCACTTCTCGATCACATCCTGCGGCACACCCGCGTCATACGCCTTCCAGTCCATGAACGAGCAACCGGGACGGCAATCGGCTCGGGCCGCGCCGAACGTCGAGTAACGATGCTTGCCGTCGGGAAGCGACGCGAACACATGGGCCATGAGCTGAGCGGTCTTGACCGCTCCCCTCGCATACCACGGCCGCGGGTAACGCATCCACATCGCCAGCGCCCTGGCGATCTGATTCGAATTGTAGATGCGTCGCTTGTACTTTCGAGTCCGGAACTTCTCCGGGTCGTCGGTCATCATCACGCCGTGGATCTTCCAGCCGTCGTCGCCGTCGGTCTGACCGGTCGGAAGGTAAAAAGCCGCCGCGCAGGCCGGCCGGATCTTGCAGAGCTTCTTCGCGAACTCCTTCCGATTGTCGAAGGTGTAGAACGCCGAGATCCAGATCTCAGAGCCTTCGGGGCGATTCTTGAACGCGTTGGCGAGATCCTTGAACATGTTGACCACGCGACGGGCGTAGCAGTACGGACAGAGTTCGTGCTTGCACAGGTCCCACGTCGGGCGTTCATGCCAGAGCGAACCGAACTTGTACCCGGGCGCATAGCACCCGTACATGCGCCGCGCCATCCGCTCCGCCTTGGCGGAGGAGCCACAGCCCGTGCCGTTGTACTGCATGACGGAAACGGCCCTGGTCCACATCGACGCGGCGCAGGCGAACTTCTCATCGTCGTTAAGCAAGTCGAAATTGACCTTATTGCCGTAAGCCTTTTGCGTGTAAGTGTGTGCAACAATCTGGCGTGCCAACCATGCGCCCGCACCGTTGCTCTTGCGCATCGGAACCACAGCCTTGGATACGTACTTCGGCCACTTCGGAGGCAACAGTTCGGGACGGATGGTCAATTCGGACTTGGAACAGAATGTTCCGGCGCGCTTGGTGCTCTTCAGTTCGGAACGGTCGGTTCGTGTGCGCTTCTTCTTCGGCGCGCTGATGATCAATTCGGAACGGTCGGGCGTCGCTTGGTGCTCGTTGAGCGCGCCTTCGGTCAGTTCGGACGTAGTGGCACCTCTCTTCCGGTTTGGTGGAGAAAAAGGCGGGCCGCTGGCGGCCCGCCCCAAGAAACACGCCGAGGCCGCGCAGCGGCCGGGCGTGTTTCTTATTTTTCCTGAGGAGAATAGGATGACGTCAGTCATCCTATTCTCCGAAGGATGACGTCTATGTTGTGAATACAACATGACGGAACGAGCACCCTACTCATGAACAATTGTCAGAATGAGGCATTCCTCACTTAGTTCATGGATTAGGAGAGGAATAGTCCTATTTTGCTCGGGTTGCAGTTCAAACAGCCCCTGCACGGGCTCGTAGTGGTGGCCATGTTCTCTTCAAGTTGCAGTTTGAACAGCCCCTGCACGGGCTTATTCGTCGTCTTCGTCGACCGCGTCGTCCTCGTCTTCCGAACCGCCGGCGGTGACGGGGACGAGGGGCTTCTCCTCGGGTCCGTCCCGCATCAGCTTCGCGAACAGTTCGTTCTCGCGGACGGCGGCGGCTTCGTAGTCGATCGCGATCTTGAGACAGGTGGCGGAGAGTTGAAGGTAGGCCGCGGCGGCCTCGTGGAAGGGAATGTCGTCGCCCTTGGGCATTCGCGTGTACTTCCGGACCTCTTCGGAGTCGCGGTAGAAGTAGATGTTCGCGTCCTCGATTCGACGCAGCCGTGAACCGTGCTTGGCGACCCACCTCGGGTCGGCGTGTTTGACGATGTCGGCTTCGAGGTGGGTGACCAGCTCGAGCACCCGCGTGACGGCCGGGATGAGTTCTCCCGGCCGTACGGACTGCTTTTTCTTCACGGTGGAGCGACTCCTGGACATGGAGACGTGTGGCCGGTCGTCGTAAGATCCTAGTACACTGGGAATTGTGGGAGGTGGAACTCCGTCTGTCAAGCACCCGGAGGACCATTGCCGTCCTGATCCCGATACTTGGACGACAACTTTGACAGCCCGGAGAACATCAGGACCGTGACCGCGGGGAGCAGCAACGGGAACGCTTCGCCCGTCTGGGCGCTGATCATGATGCCAATCCAGGCCGACATTCCGGTGATCCCCCAAGCCTGGTTGTGCGTGATTCCGTGTTGCAGGTCGGCGGCCTCGCGGCGCCCGATCACGATCGTTTCAACGACTGCGGGAAACATGAAATTCCTTTCAGTTGAAGGTGGTTCTTGAGCTACAAACCTGACAACCGGATCGACACGTTCGCCCACATCCTTCCGGCCCTGATCCGGGTCAATGTCGAAGGAATCGGTCGGCAGCCCATGCGGCTCGACGACTTCTTTCCGTTCGAGGACGTGTTCTCGGCCCGGCAGCCTCCCCGGATCGTCCACCGCTCCAGCCGCCAGATCGGAAAGACCTGGCAGATCGCCGCCCGGATGTGCGTCGAGTGCGCGGTCATCGACGGGACGCGAGTCATCGTCGTCACGCCGCTGCAAAGCCAGTCGGACGGCCTGTCGTCGCTCGTGTTCCGTCCGATGATCGACAACAGCCCCATCCGGACCCTGCTCAGCGAAACGTCCAATCTCGGCAACGTCCGCATCCGGGGTCCGTTCACCAACGGCAGTGTGATCCACTTCTCGTACTGCCAGGGAGATCCTCTTCGTTTGCGTTCCAAGACCGGCAGGATCCTGTACGTCGACGAAGGCCAGTCGATGGACGTGAGCGACCTGCCGGCCATCCAGCAATGTACACGGGCCGCCAAACAGCCGCAGTTGTGGATCAGCGGCACCAGCCTGACCAAGGACACGTACCTCGAAGGCGAGTGGCAGGACTCCAGCCAGGGCGTCTGGCAGATCAAGTGCCCGGCGTGCGGATTCGACAACATTTGCGCCATCGAGCCCGAGGGCCACCTCCTGGCGATGATCGGCCCTTACCGGGACGACATCTCCGAAAAGCGCCCGGGGACCGTGTGCAAGCGGTGCGGGCCCAAGCAGCCGATCAACCCGCGGTTCGGCCGGTGGGTCCACCGCTTCCCGGAGCGGCTTCGGGACGTCGCCGGGTACTACGCCCCGCAGGTGATCTTCCCCATCCACTACGCCCTTCCGAACAAGTGGAAGGAACTGCTGGGGTTCATGGCCGGCAAAGGCGGTTACTCGACCGCCAAGTTCTACAACGAGTGCCTTGGCGAAGCGTACGACCTCGCCGTCAAATTGTTCTCGATCGAAGACTTGAAGAAAGCGGCGGTGCTGGGCCCGAACACGCTGGCCAACGCCTCCATGCGGTCCAAGCACTACCAGGTCGTTGTGCTGGGAGTCGACTGGGGTGGCGGCGGTGACGACGGAGTGAGCCGCACCAAGGGAGCCGTGATCGGCCTGGCCAACGACGGGGTCGCCGAAGTCATTCACGGCTTCGGCTTCCCGCCGTCGACCGACCGCATCGAAGAAGCCAATCAGATTCTGAGAATCGCCAAGGCCTGCAACGTGTCGTTCATCGCCCATGACATCGGCGGCGGCATCGGGACCGCCTCCGAAGCGGCGTTCATCCACAGCGGGTGGCCGCCCGACCGGATCGCCCGTTTGCTCTATTCCGGGGTCGACGGAGTTCCGGCCCGACCCGTGTACCACAAGCCGCCGAGCGGCTCGGGGTTGGGGTACTACTCCATCCACAAGTCGAAGTCATTGCAGGTGTTGAGCCAGGCCGTCCGGTACGGGAAGGTGAGGTTCTTCGAGTACGACTACAAGAGCCGCGACGAGCCCGGCCACCTGCACGATTTCCTGTCCTTGGTGGAGGACAAGGTCGACACACCGTCGGGCAGCGCGTTCCGCATTCGCAGGTCGAGCAAGACCGTCTGCGACGACTTCAGCGCGGCCGTCAATTTCGGCGCGAGCTGGTTGTGGTCGCTGACACAATCGTGGCCGGAGTTCTCGATCGCCGGGCTGATCAACTGACCTTCTGGGCCTCCAGTTCGTCTTCAAGTTCAGCGATCCGTTCCTTCGATTCCTGCAGCTCGGACTGAAGGTAGTTGATCTTCGACTCCAGCTTGTCGATCTCGTCCTTGAGACAGAGCCGAGCCGCCTCCTTGCTGCGAGCCGCTTCTTCGACAGTGCGCTGCTCGGCTTCGATGATTTTCATCTGCTCGGCGTTGTGCTGGCAGATCGCCATGGCCACACCGAAGAGCGTGTCCGCGCACGGGTTTTCGATGTACGCCTTGATAGCCGCCGGTTCGACGGGCAGGGCCGATCCGTAGTGCCACGGGCCATGCTTGGAGTGAGCGCCGTTACCGCGGCCGTGCAGCTCGATGATCGATTGCCCGTCGAACACCCAGTCGCCGCTCATATCGATGTAGGCGCCGGCAGCTCGCAGCTGCCGAACCAACTTCTCGTCTTGGAACGCACCGGACGGCGGTTTGATTTTGCTGGACGGCTCTTCGGGCAGGTTGTGCTGCCTTCTGAAATCGATGGCTTCGAGGCCGTAACTGGGGCAGCCCTCGATCTTCATCTCGTAGCCGGAGCGCATGATGAGCTGAAACATGTCGTCGTCCTTTCGCGAGGTCGCCTTTTCAGCGACGGTAGCGGTTTCGTTCGTAATCGGTGATGGACTTGAGCTGGACCGGATTGAGGTCGGACCAGCTCGACAATCTCACCCATACGACGCCGTACGGGTTGGTGAGCGGCCCGTCCGATCGGATCTCCCACACGCTGCGGAGGCATCGGTTCGGTGGCGTGAGCACGCAGTAGGCGGTCGTCTTCTTCGCGGAATAGCGGTTGTCGAGACTGGCTTTCGTGGGTCCGGACTTCCGGACGGGAGCAGCCGCCGCCCCAGATGCGGTGTTGTCCAGCCGACCCGACGGCGACGCGGGCTGACCGATCAAGGTCAGCGACAGAATCATGGTGGAGAGCACGGTCTCCTCCTTTCAGGAAAGCAGATAGCCGGATATCGGCTCACTCGGCCGAGTTCCGGATCTTGTTGAAGTGCATCACAATGTCGGCCACCAAGCCGGACAGACACGGGTGGAACGACGGCGGGTCGGCGACGCCAGCCTCGAGAAGCGCCGTCTCGACGGCCGCGGACGGGTCCTCGCGAAACCGATTCGTGTCGAACTGGTGGACTAATCCCTTGTGCAGGATCAGCCCTTTGTGCCGCTTGGCTCCGTTCGCGTCGAGGTACGATCGTACTTGGTCGAGGATGACATCCGACACGACGATGTTCTTCTCCTCCCACACCCAGAGACCGTCGGCTTCAACGATCGTCAGACCTTTCCGAATCGGCACCGACCTCACCCTCTCCGTAGCGCCCAAGGAGTCGGCCACCTTGGCTCGCGTCTCCGCCGTCCACCTCGGGAAACACCTGGCCTCGAGATCGGAGTTCCACCCCAGCTCCACCAAGAAAGACGCCAACCGGTGTCCAGGCTGGAAACCGGAAATCAGGTCGCCAATGCGATCCTGCCATGATGCGGCCCTCGCCACCAGCTCCACACCGGCGGAAGTCGTGGTCCACAGCTTAGGCTTGTCGTCCGGAAGAAGACGGACCATCGCTGAAACTGATGAGCACAGCTTGAACACCGCAGCGGAATGGGCGTCGATGGACTTGTCGACCAGGGCGACCCATTTCCGAGCCGGCAACGTCCTGGAGATGGAGGCGATATCCAAAGCATGGTGCGGCGGCAGGATGACCGCCGGGGGCCTGTCTGACGCGTGCCTGCGGCGATCGGCGTGCAGTCTCAGAGCCGGCCCAGGATCGCTCCAGATCAACCCACAGCCGCCCCAGGCCGGCACCTGGCTGGAAGCCGAGTGGAGCAGCCCGACGCCGCCAGGGAAGTCGTGGAGCCCTCTCCACCTCCAATCCACGTCGACCCGGCCGCCCCGTTCCGCGCACCCGGCCGCGGCCCAGAGCCCCGAGACTCGTCCGATTTGGTCGTACGTCGGCACGACCACGGCCACCGACGCCGGGTCGTGTCGCGCCGGCAGTCCCAAGCGGCGGTCGGCGGAAGTGGCTGGAAACACATCCGGGCCGAGGATGTCGTCCAGTTCACCGACCGAAATCGACCACCAGTACGGCGGAGAATGCGGTTGGTCCGCGAGCCCGAGAACGGCGTGCGCCTCGCCTACCCCGGTTGAAGCTCTGGCGTTCATTCTCAAAGACAGTTCACGGAAGCTCTTCCGGGTGCGCAGCCTCTTCTGGTACGATCGCACCACAGCCGCGTTATCGGCGCCTGGCGCGACCCGGACGTCTTTCTTGGCGATCGAGTTGATCGCCATCGAAATCTCCGAGATCTTGGTCCTGGCTTGGAAGTATTCGAAGTGGTCACCTTCCCAGGAACAGGACGGCTTTCGGCATGACAACCAGGCCCCGCCTTCCTGGGCCGGGTCGATCTTGCAAGGCCCCAGGCACGACGGACAGGCCGCCTGGTCGGGAAACGGCGGAAGATTCAACAATCCGAACACCCCGGCGGCGCCGATAGCGACGTTGGGATGACGTTCATGAAGGGAAAACGATGAACTCACTGAACACCCGCCTGGCCCCCGGTCCCATGTCCGATCGGACGGGGGCGATCGCTGCCGATCTGATCCGTCGGTACGGGATGCCGGACCGGCTTCTCGACAAATCGGCGGCCGAGATCTTTGAAGGAACTCCGATCAGGACCGGGTACGCGGACACCGCCAAGACCTACCCCGTCCACTCCCCCAGTTCCGCGTGGCTGTCCGCGGCTGCTTACCACGATACCGCCTCCAGCGACCCGGTTGTCGGCAACCGGATCAAGGAAGCCTGCGAATGGTTCGGAGTCGGTTCGGAGTGGGACCGGCTCGAGGCCATCAGGCCGAAGGAGGCTTCGGCTCCGCCCGTGAAAACCTGGGCGTTGCCGCACTGCCAGAAGTATCCCCTGGATACCGAAGGTCAAGTCAAGTCCGCTGCGAACTACTTCGAACAATGGGCCGATCGCTTCTCCGATGAGGATCGACGGATCTACGCCGAGCAACTCGTGAAAGCCGCCGACGTGTTTCCTTCGGCCATCGACGCCGACCGTTTGTGGCGGTTCGAGGCCGAAGCCGGGCTCGGTCTCCCCACGGACAACTGGAAGACCGAGTTCTCGGTTCGGGCCAAGAAGGCCCGCCAACTCGGCGCCACGGAACTGGCGGACGCCATCGACAAGGCGGCGGCCGACGCCGAGGAGTCGATCAACGAGTTCGGGACGTTCCGTAATGCCGGCGAACTCGCGAACATGTGGAAGAAACTCGATGACCGGTTCAAATGGGGTCAGGACGACCCCCTTCGCGGAATGGTCTCGATGACCCCGTCGATGGCTCGTCTCAAGCTGGCATCGGCCGTGAAGGCCGCTTCCGGAAACTGGTATCTGAAATCGGACCTTGATCGCGTCCCCGATGAGGCCTGTTTCGAACTCTGCGGCATGGGCCCGGTCGTCAGTCTGCAAGCCAAGGTCGCCGCCGTCTCCGATCCGTCGTCCCCGTTCGAGAAGCTCGCGCGTTCGATGGGTGTCGAGCCGATCGAACGGGCACCCCAGGCTCGGGTCGACTGGAAAGCCGAGTCGAAAGAAGCTTTCGCTGGGGCCTTGTCGCTCAATTGACGCTTCAGATCCCTTCGACCGGTTTGTTGAACCGGTCGAAGGCGAACCACGCGTACGGGATCCAGCTGCGATCTTTCCGGTACGACGTGGCGATCCATCCGTCGGCTTCAAGCAACCGTCTGGTCCGCTCGTCGCCGCCGTCCACTTTGGCGAGCAAGTAGCCTCGCTTCTCAAGGTCGAATCCCCCGTACACCCGTCGCAGCAGGCCGATGAAGATCGCGTCGGCGTCGACATCGCTGATCGTCGGGTCGGTGACCACTTCACAGATCTGCAGATTCGGCATCAAGACTCCGTTGGTCTTGGTCGTCTCGAACCCCAAGTAACCGATCACGGACGACGACAGGGTCGATGTCTCGGCGACAATGGCGCTGTCGACGTCGTGCCAACTCGGGATCACATAGTGTCTCCCGAGTTTGCGCAGCTTGGTCGCCGGCCTACGGTCGCCCCGCGGTCGAATCGAACGATACTGAACTCCGGTGCCGAAGTCGGTCATTGGACTCCAACCGCGACTGCGGCCGACAGACCTTCGCACATGGCCGCTTCGTCGCGGCACGCCTTGGCGGCCTCGATCAGCAGGCAACCGAGCTGAACGGCGACCTGATCGTTCGACGCCAGCAACTTGGCGACATCCTTGGCCGATCCGGCGTCGGCGGGGAACTCCTTGACGATCTTGTCACGAAAGGACTTGGTGACCGGGTCCAGGTACCGCTCGCCCCGGGACAAGGCCTTGGCCGTCGTGTTCACCATCTGGACGGTCCTGACTTGGACGACCCGGTTGGTCTCCTTGGACGTTCCATCCCTTTCGACGTACCGCTTCTTGGCCGACCACCGCTCGCCGTCGAATTCCACCAGCCGGTTGCCGACTTCTTCCCAGACCTCGGCGGCCTCTTCGCGAGGGGTCTTCACGGCCAGTTCGAGCAGATCGACCACTTCGTCGCGGCGACCCTGCTTGGAGGCATCGGAGGTCGAACCCTCCTCGACGATTTTGACGGGCGCCGTCCGGACGCTCAACCCGAACCGCGACCGCATCGAGTTCCGTTCCGGGATGAGCTTGGAGATGCGGCCGTAAACCTCATCGCCATATTGGGATTTGACGTGATCGTGGAGCTTCGCGTGACCGTCTTCGGTACACCAGTGATCGGCGGCCTCCGACCACTTCGTCTGGACCGAGGAGAGGAAGTCCTGCAGCTGCGGCCACACGGCGACGTCGACCATGTAGCGGCCGCCCCCGACGAGAACCGCGGCGACCGCCCGTTCTTCATTCTCGTCGTCTTCGCGGGGCGAGATGGCCCACCGGGACACGGCCTGCTCGACGCTGGTGGAGAAGTTCTGGAACTCACTGACCAGTTCCTTCGGAGCCAGCTTCCAGGACGGCTGGGTCATGGCGTCAGCGATCTTGTCCTTGGACTCGACCCCTTCCAACTGCAGCCCGACCCCCTTGGCCTTGCGATAGCCGCGCCAGAAGCGCTGCTTGATGCGAACGAACACGTAAGACTTGGAAACGAAGTCGCCGACAGCATCGGGGCTGTCGGCGTAGGTTTTCAGGAGATACTCGCGGAATACGGACACTGGATTGAAATCCTTTCCCCGCGGCGATATCCGGCTATTCGGCCGGAATTCGTGGCACCCTCTTGAGGATGTCATCCGCCACGGATTTGGCGTTCTTGATGTGTTTCAAAGGCAGCCTGCCGAGCCGGTCGGCCAGGTCGAGCAGGAACGAACTCAGCGAATCGATCAGGTCTTGCTGGCGGTCTTCCTCCGCACCGGCGGCCAGGTCGAAGAGTTCCTCGTCGCCGGACAGATCACTACCCCAGTCGACACCGGGGTCGGCGGGGATTCCGAACGATTTGATCGGTTCAGGCAGTTTCGAGAAACCGTCGTGACGGGCCACCATGTTGACGTAGCGAACGACCTGCGGGGAGAACTTCTCCGTCTCGTGCGGAGGATGGATCATGTGCGCTTCGACCAGCCCGCGCAGCAACTCGTCGGTCGTCAGGTGCTGATCGACTCGGGAGTCGAACCAATCCGACGCCAGGCCGGAACAGATGTCCCGAAACCCCGGCACGGAGTGGTAATACTCGTCCGGGTTGTTGCACAAAGCCAGAGCCGCACCGAGCCGGTCGAGGCATCGCGGGTGCGGTTCGGAGCCGGTGTCTTGGACGATTTCTTGGTGCCAGGTCTGCGGCAGCCAGTTCATGCAGAGCAGTCGACCCTGGCCGTCGGTTTCCCAATGTCGGTCGATGGCGAGAGCTAAGAGGCAGACGGCCGGACTTTCCGGGTCTCCCCAGACCCGGCCTGCGAGCTCGTCCATTTCTTGACCCTTTCAAGGCAGCTTCTGATCAGAATGCGCAGGTTGAACACCCGCGTCTCGAACACGTCCGATTTCGGTCCGGACAACTTGCATCCTTCGGACAAATCGAACAGAAACGGCAATCCCGTGATTGCCACGTAGCGCCCGCTGGAGATCGACAGGATCGGTGACGGATCGTCGACCCGGCTGTCGAATAGTCGGCCCACCAGCTTCTCGGATGGCTCCTGAATCAAACCACCGCCGGCCATCAACCAAATTCCAGCGGCCTTGTCCGGGAGTTCCTTCAGCAGGAAGTCCGTGATCCAGACGGCCGCCGCGGTCTTGGCGAGTCCATCTTCCTTGCGGACAAGGGCCGATTCGAATTGCTTTCGAACGGCCCCGGTCACGACCCCGGAGGCGCACCCGACGAAGATCTCGTCGAGCGCCCCGACTGGTTCAGATGAAGTCGGCAAGACGCACCCGGTGGAAGGCCACAAACCGCTGGGCTTCGCCGGCGGATTGCTTGAACTTGACCCGAGCGATCTGGGCCCGGTACTCGTCGGCGCTGATCACCCGGCCCATGCCGGCCGGCCCGGTCGGCGCGCTTTGCCCGGCGTCGGGTTCAGGGCCGACAGTGCGATCGATGCTGCAGCCCTGACCGCCGTTCTTCTTCGAGGAAACGTAACGGGTGACATAGATCTTGGCATCCGGGCTGTCGCACTCCTCCCGGTCGGCGCTGACCACCGGCACCCAGATGCTGCCCGGAGCATCCGGGTCGACCTGGTTGTCGGACATACCGTAGATCCGTTTGGGATCGATCTGGTAGTTCTTCTCCATGATGCGGAAATCCTCTCTCCAGTTCAGATTTCGACTGACTTCGATCGGCCGGCTTCGACGATCCGAAGCCGGATCGTCGAGACCCCGAGCAGCCGTTTCAGCTCCTCCTGCCGATCTTTCGGCAGGGAAGCGATTTGCCGCAAGGCCGGGGTTCCGTTGATCGGCGGCGACGAGCCGCCGCAACACCCCGGAGATTGGACTTTGGCGTATGCCGCCAGGAACGGGAACGCGACTTGCACGTTCCTCCTGGCGGCATACGTCCGGATGGAATTCCGGTCCAGAGTCAAAACTGACATGGAGTTGATGATACCCACGACGACTGAATTTTGCGAGCCGCTTCAATCGTCATCATGGTCGGGTTTTCTCTTTTCGTCGAATGCTTCCATCACTGTCGCCCACGACGGGGCGGGGTAGCTCTCCGTCTCCTTCTGTGTGAGAACGATGATGACACGGATGTCGTTCGGGGGCGGCGGGCACCAATCGGTGACCCCGTCGGTCAGCACGATGATCAGACTGATGCCGGGGATCTCGGAGGCGACTTTGACGGCCAGCCCCATGTCCGTCCCGCCGCCGCCGGTGAGCTTGATGTCCTCCAACTTGGAAATCATCTGGATGTCATACGCCTGGGCGTCGACGGAGAAGAACGGGATCTTGGGGATCCCGCAAGTCGCCAGTACGGACTTCAACTCCGAGAACGCGATTGCGTAATCCTTCCTTCCCATCGACCCGCTGGTGTCGAGGGCGACAACGAACTTCGGCTTCGGCGAATACATGCCGGGGAGGACGACCTTCGACATGGAAGCGATCGCTCTCCGATTCGGTCGAGAGAACGAGTAGTTGGTCCGGCCGGCCGCCCAGTTCAACCCCTTCCGAACGATGGGGGCCAACTGCTTCCGCCAATCGATCTTCGGGGGGCTGAGCTGGACTTCAGCCCACAATTCCATGTTGCCCGGCACGGTGCCGCGGTGCTTCTGCGCCTGCTCCCGTGCCGCTTCGGCCGTGTGCCTGGCGAGCACATCCGCCTCTTCTTTCGTCACACCCGTGGTGGGCTTGTCCGGGTCGGCGTCCCCCTTGTCTTCCCAGTCGCCGGCCTGTTGACCGCCGCCCGAACCACACTGGCCGGAACACGGTTTGCCGGTACCGCCCGCTTTTCCACTTTTCGGTTTCGCTTGGGCGTTCTTCTCGAAAAGCTCGGCGTACCGCTCCGAGATCAATCCGTTCGGAAACTTGTTGCCTTGCTTGTCGACGAAGTTCTCCGGGTACATCGCTTCGACAGGCGCCTCCAGCTTGCCGGCCGGCTTCGCCGACACCTGGGTCCGATAGGCGATCCCCGTCGCTGCGAATTGCTTCAGCGACGAGTTGATGGCCAGATCGTTGCAGATGTTGGCGAAATCGTGCTCCACCCCGTTGATGATCAGCGAACGGTCGCGGTACTCCATCAACCGGGAATGGTGCTGCATAAGGAGATGCTGCAGCTCATGACCGACAATCAGCAAGGCGAGGGCGGGCGGCGTTTTCGTCTCCACGAACTTCGGATTGAGGTAGAGCCTCCACCACTTGTCGACCGCCATCGTCGGCACGAGTGGAGTCCAGCGGGGCACCAACCGATAAGCCGCCGCGGTCAAGAACGGCCAGTAAAGCGGAATGGCGGTGCGGGCCAGGCTGAAAATCTCCTTGGCCTTGTCAGAAACCTCCCAGTCCGCGGGCTCGGCCGAGGACGACTGTTTTTCCGAACTCATGAGAGCTCCCCGGCGGCTTCCTTGATCAGCTTCAGGAACGGCTTGGACAGCTTATGCGAATCGAGGATGACCTTGTTCAGGTCGCTGCCCGATTCGTACAGCTTCTTCCCTTCGACGGTTTGCCGCTTCAGGAACTTCGACAAGCGGATCGCCGCCGCCATTCCGGCCTCGTACGCCGGCCCGGCTTCGCCCTTGTCCTCGACAGCCGTCCGGCAGATTTTCCAGGAAGCCACGTAGCGGTCACCGGTGACGTTCGACTCGAGAGCGGCGATGACCGACATTGTTGTCGCGAAATCGATGTCGAGTCGGCCGGTCGGCTTGTACTTGTCCGGATTCGCCAGCAGCATCTCGGGATCCGGCAGGTCGACTTCCCGCAGATACGTTTGGAACTGAACGGCCTGCGCGTGACCGATGGCGGCCGTGATTCGCCGCATGGCCGAGAGCGGCGACTTCTTCTGGTCGAGCGCCTTCGCCAGATGGTTGGCGACTCGACCCCAAGACCGCGGGCTCGGCCACGCCGGGCTGACTCGGTCCTTCGACGAATCCTTGGATGAGGAATTCTTGTCGAATCGCTCGTCCAACCACGCCTTCGTGTTCTTGCGGATGTACCCGGCGACGGCCGATCGGGCCCGGAGCAGGTATTCCGGCGAAATGAACCGTTCGCCGTGCCGGCTGATGAACCCCACCTTCGGCGGGTCGCCCCAATAGCCCGGGAACTGCGAGCACCACTCGTAGATCGCCGAGGAATCGACCGGGAACTCGAAATGCTCGAGCCGGTTGTTCATGGGGTCGGCCAGCTCTTGACCGTTGGCCGCGATATCGGCCGGGTTGCCGGCGGCGACGATCGCCACCCTGTGACGGTCCAGCTGGAAATCGCCGAATCGCCAATCGCAGATGCCGGTGAGCAGCGAGGCCTGGGTCGCCGGTGGGCAGGATGTCAGTTCATCGAGGAACAGGACGCCACCCTCATCATTGAGACGGACCAGCAAGTCTCTCGGGGCGAACTTCAGGGACGGCGTCTTTCGCCCGGCCGAATCGGAGTGCTCGGCCTGCGTGACCACGGGAAACCCGGAGATGTCGGTCGGGTCGGAAATCGATCCGACGATGGCGGCGAAGAACCCGCCGCGCTTCTTGGCCAAGGCGGAGATGGCCGCGGTCTTGCCGCAGCCGGGCGGGCCGAGGATGTACGCCACACTGCCGACGTCCATGCACGCTTCGACGTCGTCCATCAGATCTTGAATCGGTGTGCTCAACGATCGTGCTCCTGACCGCTAACAAGAAGGCGGCCCCTTCGCGGACGACGTATTCGTCCGCAAGTAATAATGCCGTGCATAAGGTGAGATTTTAGGGTCGGACGAGTACGCTCAGACGATCGACGATCTCGGACGGCTCAATGAGCGTCATGCACCGCCCGACCGCGGACCCGTTCTCGCATTCCACCGGATCGGCGCAAAGACTGCCGGGAGGATAGGCTCCGTCGTGGGCCGGTTTGGCGAAACAAGCATGGCAGCCGTGCAGCTGACAACACCCGAGCTCGCCGATGGTGTGAAGATAGTCGACTCCCATGTCGGCGAACAGCCAAGGGTTCTCCCGCCCGCCCCCGAGAACGATGCACGGGACACGGAAGGCCGACGCGATCAACATCGGCAGCGAGACGTGGCAGACCACGGCGGCCGCCCCGGAGATCACGCGGAACAACTGCCTGATCGATGTCTTGCCGAGAAGGTTGTCGGCGCCAGGAATCGCTTCCTGGATATGCGGCAACCTGCCGTCGTGGATTTGGCCGACCTGTCGGAATTTCCAACCCAGAGCCGAACCGAGCCTCACCAGTTCGGCCCAACGGTTATGCGGGTACCGCTTCAGCGGCATGTCCAGTTTCACACCGGAAGCCAGGACGATGTAAGGATAGGCCGACGGTTCCGGTCGTTCCTCGTCGAGCAGGACGAGCTCGGGTCTAGGATCGCCGGCCGGGACACTGAGGCCGGTCTGGAGGTTAAAGTCTTCCAGTCCGGCGAGCAGGTACCTGGCGGATTTGTCGAACCGAGCCCGATCGTGAGTCGGCTTGTAGTCGATCACAACTTCCCGTCCGTTTCCGGACCAGGTCGAGACTCTCGGGTCGTGTTTGAAAATTTCCGAAGCCAACGTGCCTTCGACGGATATCCGGATATCCGGTCTGAAACGGTGAAGATCCCGCACCAAGGGCGAGATCGCCACTGTGTCTCCGACTCCTTTGCGTCTCACGACGAGTTTGTATTCCATGCTCACGTCAGTCTGGGGTCGGGGCGGAATTCGCAGTCCTTGCGGTTCCAGGCGCAGTTCATGCCCTTGCGGTTGGTCTCGCAGATCACCGGTTTACCGAGCCCGTAAGCGATGATCAGGCCGACAGACTGGTTGCAGATGACACGGTCGGCTCCGGAGATGACAGCGGCCATCTTCAGCAAGTCAGTCGTTTCGACGTATGGAATCGGACCGATGTCCGATTCGAACGCTTCGTGCTCCTGCTTGAGTCCGACAAACACGGAATCGGGGTGCTCCTTGAGCAACCGCTTCCAGTCCATCGACTGATTGTCCTTGAGCGTGCGATGGAAGACGACCGCCGCTCTTCTCTCGGGCGGGACTTTGAGCCAAGTCACTTCGTGCGACAACCTGGCTCCGTGCAGGAATGTCTCGGAGATCGCATCGAGCGCCGTCTGGAGAGTCCCGGGCTTGATTCTGTTTCTCCACGAATCCAGATCGATGCCTTCGGGGTTGTCGGCGAATTGCACCGTCGAGATGTACGGCTGAGTCACGAGCAGCGGGGCGATCACCGCGGCCCGGTCCATCGTCATGCGAACGGTCGTCCGGTTGGACGGGTACAGCACGAGCTTCCCGCCGCCGAGAGTCCGGATCACGGGAAGGGCGCAAATGATGTCGCCCAAGTCGCCCGACATCGAGAACACCCGGTCCAGCGGGTACGTCTTGTCGACCTGCTTGGGAGTTTCTGCGGCAACATGGGCGACCTCGACCGCGACAGGACTGCTTTCCTCCGCGGCCGGGGCCTCGGCGTGGTGCTTCTCCGATTCGGCACGGAGAGTTTCGAGCATGGCCTCGACCTCTTCGCCGGTCATCGACACTCCGTCGTTCGGACGGTCGTGCCATTTGCCGATCGGGCACCCTTCGGTCGGGATGAACGCCTTGCCGGGCTGCCCATGGTTGACCGGGGCGTAATCGGGGATCTCGGCGAGGAAGCATTTGCAGATCTTGCAGTTGTTGCCCTCCTGGCCTCCGCGGCTGTCGCAAGTGAGGCAGATGTCCAACCGTTCCTGCGCCATCGGCAACGGCAGGTACGTGGACCCGTTCAGCTTGTGCTTGATCTTCGATCGGACGAACCGAAGGGCGGAACGGGCCCCGAACTTGATCTTCGGATGGTCTTCGGGATCGCGGCTGAGAACAACCAATCCGTGGTTGTGCTCGTCGAATCGCTTCACCACCCACTCGCGGGAGGCTCCTTCGCGGAGCCACTGCCGGACTCCGGCCATGACGCCGGGGCCGCCGTCGTCGCCGCGTTCTCCGAACGTGTCGCGGGCCACCGTATGGATGACGATGTACTTGGACACTTTGCCGGCGTGCCGGGTCAGCTCGTCGTACGTCCGTTGTGCGGTGTGTTCGGAGTCGATGAACAATAACTCGGTCGGCTCGATGTCCGCCGTCAGGGAATTCTGCGGGGTCATCTTGAACCTGGCGCCGAGCGATGCCGCCATTTTCGGCCACCACGGTTTGCCGCCGAGCGACACGCTGATCAGCACCCCGTCATCCGGCATGCCGGCCGCGATCGCCAAGTAGGCCTGCTTGGGCCAGATCGACATCTCCGTGGCGTGCTTGATCGAGGCGCACAGCTCCTTGAGCGTATCCATGTGCGCGTGGAAATCCGGAGGGGCGTTCTTCTCCGACTTGTACCATTCCTTGATGTCGACAGGACCGGTGTTGGCGACTCGATTGGGCTGATTGCACCCCCCGCATGCCATGTCCGTCTCCTTCTGCTTGGGTGTCTCGACTTGACCGGGCCACCATTTGGAGTGCGGTCCCCAAAACGGATGATTTTGGCCAAGTGTGCTGGACTGCTCGAAAACGAAATCGCCGTGATTCGTAAACCTGGTCATTGAATGGTTCCTGTTGTGATTTACCAGTTGATGTGGACGCTGGGGGAAAATCCGTCGATCGGGTAAACGGCCCAGGCGGACCTGTCTGCGCCGTGATCCGGTTCAAGATACGCCCATCCCTGCCGGTCGCAATCCACTTCCGCCCGAACCAGATTGTCGAGAGCCTTCTTGGGTCGCATCGACAACTGGTGAAGCGGGGTATCCATGTTGGCGATCCGCAACCAGCCGGTCTGGTTCAGCCCAATGTAATCGGTGTGATTGACAACCTCGGCGGACGGCTTCAACAAGAACATGTCCCCGACCCGATCGAAATAGCCGGGCGGGTACAGCACGTCATGCTCGAGGAAGCAGATGACGTCCGGGGTCCAATTCTTCCTCGACTTTTGGCCGACTTCCCAGGCTTCGCGAATCTGGTTGATGATCGTCGCGTGGCCCGGCTTTCGTTTCGTCGCCTGGGAGGCGATCGCGTTTGGAAACGTGTTGTCGGCGATCGGCGCCCAGCTGCTGGTCCCGATCACCACATCGTGAAACGATTCGCTGCGGGCCTGCCGGACCGTCATGAGCGACGACCGAAGAACATGCTCAGGGGCTGCGTTGTTGGTGTACCAGACACCCAAAATGTTCAGTCTTTTCCGAGCGTACAGTTGCCCGAACGGCTGGATGGATTTGACATTGGCGACGATCGAGTCGAACGATCGTCGCCCACCGTTCAGCCGCTTGCCGTAGTGCTCCCAAACATCCTCGATGTGATCGATTCCGAGTTCCTGCCCCCCGAGCAGCAGATTGCGAACGTGGTTTTCCAGATCCAACGGATACGGGATTTCACCGGGCTTCGACGGATCGCGGAACTTGTGATGCCATCGGATCTTGGGGTGGCAGATCGCCTTGCCGCCGAGACGACGAACTTTCTCGTGGATGTAACCTTCTTCGCCGCCGAACTTTCGGAAGTGCGGATTGAACTCGGGCCACGCGGCCTTCCGCATCATCCACAGCCCGAGTCCCATCGACGGGATTTCGAACGGCTCCATCCGATCGACCGCGGCTCTGGCCGACGCTCTGTTCCAGGTCGATTCGTTCTGTTTCCCCCAACGGTCCTGGAAATCGCCGGTGCAGCCCCACACCCCCCACAGGTTGTGGGGCAGATCGGATTGCCAGTGGGTGGCCACCCAGCGTCCGTCGTCTCCCAGAATCGGACCGGAAATGATGTCCTTAGAAAGCGGGTTGCGATCGGCGTAATCGATCGCGGCGGCCACGGCCCCGTTGTCGAGAATGACATGGTCGTCGATGACCATGACCCACGGGGTGTTGGCGTACTGGAAGCAGGCGTTTCGCGGCCTGGTCGTTCCGTTCAAATCCGGGCGATGGTAATAGCGGCCGCCGCAGCTGTGAACAATCGCCTTGGTTCGCTGGCACGACTCCGGGGCGTTGTCGATGACGACCAGTTCGAACGACCAACCGTGGAGCACCCGGAGCGAGAGACACGTGAAGTAGACCGACTCGTAGCTCCGATAGCACGCCATCCCGATTGTCAGCACAGCCATGGTGAAGTTCCTGTTGCACGAATTGCGGCTACGAGTGGTTCTACGGAGTAATTCCTCCGACGCAACCGGCCGAACATGCTGCAAACGACGACCACGAGCTAAGAGGTCCGAGGCATCCGCTGGGCACCGGATCTCCGTCGAGGATGCAGGTACCGATGCCGATACCGCCTCCTTCCGGCGGGCAGCTGTAGCACTTGTAGGCCGACCCGGCTGTCGTGGTCGTCGGAGTTCCGCTGCAGGATTCTCCGCATGCGAGAGTGCTGGCGAACGGGCCGGCGACGATGACTCTGTGGACTGAAGTCGCGCCAGTGTCAGAGCAGGTCGGCGGTGTCGAGTACCAACCTTGGCAACTACGAGTTGTAGCTCCGGTGCAGGACGTGCAGCTGATCATCGAACACTGCGTCTCGTCGATGCAGTAATACTGCAACGTGCCCGGAGGCAAGGTTGTCGTCGTGGTTGTCGACGGGAGGACCGTCGTCGTGGTGGTTGTCGAACACTCGCACGGTGACGAGAGCGGCGTCAGATCGGCATTGGTGCCTGTCAACCCTCCGCACTCGGAGAACCCGACTTGTTCGAAGTTGGGAACGCTGTCGGTAGTGCAACAATCGATCGGTGGAGGAGACGCCATCCGGTAGGTCAAAGACGAGCCGTCGGAGGCGTCGTAGATGTAAACCAGAGTGACGGCGTTGCCTCCACCATCGATGCCGCGGATGACCGTGGCGTCGAGGTGAATGTTGTTGATGTCGTCGTTGCCGGTCCCGACATAAGTGCAATTGCCGCTTTTCGTCGGGCAATTCCACCCTGTCGACAACAAACGACATCTCGGAAGAAGACTCGAAATCACACTGACTGCGACGTTTACGCCGGCGGCCGGGAGACCGGCCGAGCACGGTTTCTGAGCGACATAATCCGGAGCGGCCGGATCGTAGACACAGTTGCAGTTCACGGCCGGGGCGGTTGTCGTCGTCGTCGTGCCGTCGATGATGCAGGCGGTGCCGATGCCGGCGCCGTGTTGTTCGCTGCCGCACGTCGCAGTCGGGTAGACGCATCCGCACCCGGTGTTGCACGGATTGGAATTGAGATTCCAGGTCGAAGACGGGCCGTAACACGTCCAGACGCATTGCGATGTACCGCAAGGATTCGGTGTAGTCGTAGTTGTTGTGGGTGGTGGAATGGTCGTGGTCGTTGTCGTCGGGACCCCACACGGAGTTTGTGCAATAGCGCATGACGAAGACGAGGCCGCCGGAGGTTGAGCGCAGTCACAACTCGGGCAACCACTGGATAAGAGCCACCCACCAGCCCCGTCCGATCTCCAGTAACAATAGCCGGCGCATGGGTTGTTCGGGTCATACGGAGGGGTCGTCCAGACCGGGATGACAGGGCATCCTCTAGTAGTGGTCGTAGTGGTACCTGCGACTTGCTCCTTAAGAGTACACGGCGTCAGAACAGGGGCGCCGCAGTAGGTGCCTTCGAAAGTAGGGTCGGCGCAACTGCAAATTTGAGAGCCGGTCAGTCCGGTAAATTTGCAACCTGGGCGATCTTGGTCGCGGAACCAGTAGCCGGCGGTGAAATCAGTCGCCGGCACCCAGTGGAATAAGCAGTCTCCGTTACATGTTATCGGGTCATCAGCCGGCGGCTGCGGAGGAACCGGAGCGCAATCAGTGTGGACAACGGAACAATCGCCCAAACAAGGCTTGGTCGGTCCGGCGCAGGTGTTTTGGCACCTGATGTTGCACCCGTCGCATTCGTTGCCCGGTAGTCCAATCCATCTTTTCGAGACTGGGTGGCAGAACCAATCACAACCGTAACAATTACCGGGGACACATCCGGCAATAGTGGTGGTTGTCGTGGTGCGGGGCGCGCAGTCATCCGGACCGTATGACGTGGTCGTACCGGTGCAATTTGGAAGCGGCGAATCGTAAGAATTTCGGTAGCAATACGTATCCGTGCAAACTGGGGTACCCGGGTCGGGCGGGCAGAACGTCGGAGGCGAGCAGGCGCATCCTTCACCGCACGTCGACGAAGATTTGACCCAAGTTTTCGATCCTACGCTCCAGGTGAATCGACACGTCCCCGGGCATGGCGCCTCAGTCGTAGACGTAGTCGTGGACCCGCCGCCCGACGTCGTGGTGGTGGTTGTCCACGGATCGAGTACGGGCGGGTCCCGCCAGTCCGGGGCCGGACAGGTGTTGTTGCAGGGGCCCTGCGTCGTCGTGGTTGTGGTCGAGGGTTCCAATCAGCACCCGTCGTGACAGTCGATCGCCATGATCTTGGCCAGCAGCGGAAGAGGCGCCCGATCGAGCGCCTGGTAGACCATGCTCTGCCGGTCGGTCAACTGGGCACCTCGAAAGTGATCGGAGACCACTTTCAGCCGGTACCCGTCGTCCGCCGGCTCCAATGAGACGGTCGCCCTGGGGATTTTCCGTTTGATCAACGAGTTGATCAATTCCTTGGAAGTCATCGGTTCCTTGTCGTCAGGTTCATCAAGCCACGGTCAACCGAATCGGCTGGGTCGTACTGAAGAACGCCAGCACGTCCGCGTCGTCCCACATGGCGAGGAACGACGGCATGCAGGTTTGCGTGGCGGCCTTGGCAGAGTCGCTCCAGCCGATGGCCGGGTGGACCGTCGGGGTGATTTTCACCCTCCAGGTCCCGGTTTCGACTTTTCCACAGCCGAACAAGATCTCCGCGCCGAGGCTCGGGGTCAACGCCACCCAGCAGCCATCAGGGTAGCAACCGGCGGCCCAAGTGACAGTGTGATCGCCCGCGTTCGGACCGTCAGCGATGGTCAGTTTCAGATCAGGGTGGTACAGGGCTCCAAGCGTGCAACAGTCTCCGGGAGTGTACCCGCCACAAGCCGCTTCACACTCGGCCAATGTCGGGTAGTCGCCGATCAGGATGCCGACGCAAGAACCGAGCGAACAATCGTACTGCAGCGGCACCGGAGCGATCGTAGTGTTGGTCGTCGTTGTGACGCCGCCGCACGATACCGAGCACGCGGCGTAATCGGCGTGCGGTCCGGAAGTGACGTCGTAGTATGTCGAAACCCCGCCGCCACACCCCTGATGGCAATTCGTCGTCCCCGACGGTCCGCACGGGAACCCGCCTCCGACCACGCTGCTTTGCTGGACACACATCGGCCCGGTTCCAGCACTGCCATTGAAGCAGTTGTAGCCGGGGCCGCCCGGCGACGAGAACGACGTGACATTGATGCAGTACCAGTCGCCGCCAGGAACCGTTGTGGTGGTTGTCGTGGGCGGAATGGTGGTCGTGGTCGTCGTGGGCGGGTACGTGGTTGTGGTTGTCGTAGGCGGATACGTGGTTGTCGTCGTCGTGGGAGGGTGCGTGGTCGTAGTCGTCGTCGACGGCTGGACCGGGTCGTACACCGGTTCCTCGTTTTCCCACACAAAGATAGCCGGATATGAGCCGGCAGCGGTTCTCGCCGCCGCGGCCACTTGATCGACCGAAAGACCCGAAGGTCCGAACTTGTCCGGTTTGACGATCAGTCGATAGGCGCATCCGGCCAGCAACTCCTTGGCCAGCAACCGCATCGGACTGACGACCCGAGGCAGGTTGGCCGCCCCCGGGTCGCCCGTTCCAGACGGCCTTGTGTCGAGAGCTTGGGCCAATGTGCGGCCGTTCTCGACGCCGTTGACCATCGACGCTTCCCAGATGGCGTCGAAGTCGGCGATCGACTCGACGCCGAGGTCGAATCGGACACGCGTCCGGCCGGCGTAGTCGTCGACCAGGATCGGACAATTCTCCCGGTACCAGGTGACGTTGCCTTCCGTGACGCCTTGCATGAAGGACGCCGGCAGTGTGATGTAATCCGACACTGTCCGGAAATCGAGCTTCTCCAACGACCAAGCCTGGCCGATCGGCGAACCAGGAGCCAGGACGTCCCCGGCAACCACGACCGGATCGTTCCCGGATTCGAGGCGGTAGACGGCGACGTTCGTGACGACCCTCCAGGACCCGTCGGCCGCCTGCCAGATGTCGGTCACGGTTTCACGCACCGGTCCGGAGCACGGCGAATCGGTGGACGTGGCGATCGACTTGGCGAGCGCGTAGGCGGTTGCGTCGAGCGGAGGCGTTTCTTGTACCGAAGTCGGTTCGGCCCCGTACCAGATGTCCAGCACCGGTTGGAAGCCGTTGGCGGCCGAGAATTCCATCCGGCCTGGGCGATCGAAAAACGGATCGCGTGTGAACCAGACATACCCGTCTTCGATGATGAAATCCGGGCCTTTGGTCAGGACCGGCCCGGACGACTGTGTCAGTGAAATCCAAACAGGATCGGAAGCCGGGGCCGGGTACCCGTACGCCACGGAGCCATTCGGGCCGGGGAACACGCGTTGGGTTCTTTGAATGGCCCAACAGGCGAGCGGGGAGCCGGCGTAGAGACCGGAGCCAGGGCCGGACACCGCCGAGCAGACGCCGGCGTAGTCGTCAACGACCGGCGACGGATTGACGCCCCAGTATCCTCCGATCAACTGTTTGGGCGTCGGGCTGCTCATCGGGAGGTTCGATCAATCCTTTTCGATTTGCGCGTCCGCGTCGGACAGGTCGTCGATCCACGACTGGTTCAGTTGGATTTCAGACAGGCCGCTCATCATGATCGCGGCCCGCATCACCCTCAACATGGTTTTCCTGCCCTTGGCGTGCCAGGGCAGGATCTCCAACGTCTTGTCGATCAGCTCGAGCCGACAGTTCCTGAGTCGAACAGCGTACTCGGCCGATCCTTCTTCCACACCCCCGAACGACGGTTCGGGAAGGAGCTCGGCGGCTTTCTTGAACCACTTGTCCAAGAGAAGCCGCGCGAGTTCCGTGATGTACGGGCCGAAGATGACCCACAACCCGGAGATGATCAGCGACCAAGGCATGGTCATCTTCCCGGGTTCACAGCCACTTGATGATCAGCGGCAGCACCAGCTTGATGAACTCGAGGATCTTCTCGCCGTTCGCGCCGACGCCGTCGGCCCCGAACGTGGCCGGCGCTTCGCACTTGGCGAGGATCTGTTGAGCCAGTTCCTTGGCGTCGCCGGTCTCGCCGTCGTCGCCGACCGTCGGGGGCGAGTCCGAGAAGAAGTGGGCGGCCACCTTCATGAAAGCGTCGAGGATGGTCTTCCAGTTCCGCTGGTCGGCGCTGATCGCGTCGTACAGGGCCTTGAGATCGGAAAAGAGGCTCATGTCGCTGTCTCCGGATGGTTGGTCGGGCGAATCGTGGTCAGATTATCGGAAAAGCCGGAATCGGGAAACCGGCTTCGACGAAGCGGACTGGCACTGGCCGTTGGCGCAGTTACCGCCCAGGGTCTGAATGCCACCAAGTGGTTGAGCACTTGGGGCAGGAATGGTAGTGTCCTCCGGATCCGGTGTACCCGCGGACGATGCGGGTTTCGAGTCCGTAGGTGCCGCAGTTTGGGCATTCGTGGGAGGCGTGGTAACCGCCGGATCGAAAGGGCGGTTGACGGCGGCACCTCCCGGGCCGCCTTGCTTGGCTTTGGCGCCGCGGCCGCACGCCGGGCAGTCGCACTCGTCATTCCAGCACGCGCACTTGCCAGTCGAGGCGCACCCGCAGGTCGTCTTCTTGACCGAGAGTTTGTTCTCGATCTGGAAGCTCTGCGGGATCTTGTTGGTGACGACGAACTTGGGCGGTTCGGCGCCGGCGGCCGCCGTTGCGGTCAGGGCCGCGGCGACAAGGGCGTAGACGAGTCTCATGGCGACGACCTCACTTGTAGGTGGACGAACTCACCCTGAGGGCGACGGCGTTGTTGACGTCGGCCGTCGTCTCCGGGATCACGCAGAGGCCCAGGTAGCCGAACCCCTTCCAGGAGTTCAGCGTGAGACGGCCCCAGTGGCCCTTCTCGATCCGCACCAGGCGGATCATGAGCATGCTGTGGCCGTACTTGTTGTAATCCGTCGGAACGGGGATGTTGCCGCACCCGAGCGTGCGGAGCTGTCGCTGCGACAGCTTCTGGTCCCATTCACGACGGCCCAAGTCGTACCAGTCCTCGAGCGACTTGTACTTGGCCATGTTCGCCCGGAGTTCGGGCGAGTCGTGGTTGCTGCGGGTGTGGTACGGCCACTCGCCGGGGCCGCTGCCGATGACCGGGCAGCCCTTCTCGCGGATGAACTTCATCGACAGGCCGCACCAGCCGCCGTTGGTCTGGTTGAGCAGCGTGGCGCCGGCCACGGCGTTGAACCGGACCGGAGGGAGCCCCTGCTTCATCCGGTCGACCATCAGGGCGTGGGCCGTCGAGTGGAACCAGCAGTCGGGGAATCCGTTCTGGTCGAGGAACTCGAACGCCGGACTTCCATCTCGCACGTACATGTGCTCGAGAGAGGATTCCTGCGCTTCCTGTTCGTCGAAGATGGCGTCCAGCTCGCTGTCTTCGACAAGCTTCATCGCCGCCGGCGAGTCACCCATCGCGACCGGGTCGATGTCGTAGTCGCGTTCGACGCAGCCGGTGCTCGGGAGGTCGTCCGGCGTGCCGCGGATGAATCCGTCGTTCAGGGAACGGCGAATGATCGGAATTTTCCCGCGGTAGAGTTCGATGGCCATGATTCACTGAGTCCTTTTAGTGGGTGAAGTCTTGTCTTCGAAGGTTTTCCAACTGATACCCCGAACAATCCTCCACACAACTTGAGTCGAAACATTGTACTCTTTGGCGAGAGTTTTCAGGAATACGTTACCGGTCGCGTAGCGATCGCGGATCGTCGCCACTTTCGATTCTGTCAGCTTCGAACGACCGTTCCTACTCCCTCTCGCTGTCCGCTCCGGTTTTGTATGCCGACCACTCGCCAATCCTCGGGCAGATCTGCCTTTTCTGTGGCGATCATTTGTGTTGTCTTCGTTCGTCCCAGTAAACAAATGACCAGGATTGCAGCATGGCGGGTTGTCGCATTTGTGAAGAACACAGAGCCCGGTCGGGATGGGGCCGACCATCAGTGTGTACATCAACCGATGAACTTTCTGTGCTCGGTTATTGACACTGACCTGGCCGTAGTGCATGTGGTCTGTGGATATTGTTCCAGTCCACACCCAACAGCCACTTTGGCCATCAATGGCGATTTGCCGCCACAGACGACGCAGAAGATGATCGTTTTGGTTGGACTGGATCACCGAAGTCATTTGCCCTCCGCATATTTCTTGAGCAACGACAGACTCTCGACTGAGTTTTTCGGGTATGGAAGAATGTCGACTTTCCCGTTGGTCTCGACAACCAGGCAAGGGGTCGAAGTGATCTTCGGCTTCACAGCCTCCCACAACGCCTTCATCGTCGGCTGCTCGTTGGTCACATCGGCGTCCGGGTCGTACCGGCGCCAGCCCGGCCATTCGCCCTCCTTGGTGCATTTCGCAGTCAGGTAGTCGCGAACCAGCTTCGCGTCGGACACGCCGAGCTGGGCGGCGGTCGGAGTCGAGCCCGATTCGATCACGAAGATCACCCGGAACGACTTCACTTCCGTCGGCGTCACCGGCACCACCGGCTTGGGCGGCGGGATCGGCCCTTGACCAGAGATCACGTCGATCAACTTCCGCTGGGCGGTCGACTCGTCGACAGCTCCGACGGCGTTGACGATCAGCTCGACCCGGCCTTGAGCCTTGGCACGGATGATTGTGACGTTCTTCGACTTGTACTCCTTCTCTTCGAAGTCGCCGGTGCCGTCGATGAACTTGCCGAGCAGTTTGACCGGCCCGGTCGTCTTGGTGATGTGGACCAAATTCGCCGGCGATGCGTACGTGATGAACGGGGCGTCGTCGTGGATGACGTAGTAGACGCCCTCGTCGAGAACCGGGATGTCATTGGCCGGCGGAGTCGTCGGCTCGGCCTTCTTGTCGTCGACCGGCTTCACCGGGAGAACCGGGAACTTGACCGTCGACTTGGGCGTCGGCAACGGATCGGCGGATTGCACCTGGCAACTGGCGATGGCCAGCGCCGCGAACAAGATCCAAGAGAAAGCGCGAATCATGAAGTTGTTCCCCGTGGTGTCACGAGACGGATGCAGTGACGGATTCCGGGTCGCAGTAGTAAGCGACCGTGGCGGCGCTGATGTTCCTTGGCAGGTTGTCGGCGACCGTCAGTCCGAGTTGGTCGGCCGTCGCCATCACCGGATCATCGCCATCGTTGGGATAGATGGTACCCGACCAATTGGAAAGCAGCAACGCTGTTCCCTTCGGAAGGATCACGGCCGCTTCGGCTGCGACTTGCGAAGCCAATAGCCGGCTATCGATCTTCGCCGCCGAGTTGATCGCCTGAGCCACGGCCGCTCGCACTTCCGCCACGGTGACGGACACGCCCGCCGCCGGTGTGGCGGCGGCGGTCACCGACACCAGACACGGCACCGCGGTCCGGACCAGGCAGTCGCCGCCGGCGGCCTTCGCATCGGCGACATCGACCGCGGCCTGGCCGTCTTCAACCCCGGCGATCAGGCGGCAAACCACCTGGTAATCCTTCATGTCCCCCACTTCCAAACCGGTCGTGGAGGTCGAAGGATCCGCAAATGTCACAAGGGCGGTGGCGTACCGCGTGAGCGCCGCGTCGGCGACCGACCGGATGTCCGGCGGATCGTCGATGTCGGACAGGTCGAACCCCGGGGTCACTGTCGGGTTGATGCCGGCTTCAGTGACACCCTGGTCGGTTCTCAGGATCTTTTCAACGAGGAATCGCCCCGGAGAGATATCCCGAGTGAGCGTGAACCTCCAAGTTCCGATGTCTTCCGGGTCGATGCTGATGAGCTCGGCTTCGACTGTCGTGCCTTCCCGGCTCGGCGACGACTCGGTGCGGAACCGGACGTCGAATCGGCCGGGGGTTTGAGTCGACAGAACGGATCGCCCCCGGACCATCTCCGGGTCACCGAACTTGATCGATGACAGAGTGGAGGCGGCCGGGATCGCATCTCGGATCAGACCTTCGGCACCGGCGATCGACGCCGCGGTCCTGGGCGCCGAGGCGGCCGGCAGTCTTGCGAGCAGCTCAGCGTCGGTCTCCTCGTCCAACCCGCCAGCCGTGTCGACAGCGATCCACGCGGAATCAAGCGAATCGAACGTGTCGACAGCTTCAAGCGTCGTCCCGGCGGCCCGATTCCCGGACAACCCGGTCGTCCGGCAGCTGATCGCCACCACCGCCAGAAACGTCTCGCCTTCAGCGTCCGCCACCAAGACGTAATCGTTGGCGAGCACGGCGGTCGAGCCGGGTGCGAGGAGGCGGGTCGACTGACTGGTTGCGAACTCGACTCCGTCGGCGGTCTGGAACTTGAACCCGGCCGGGAACGACCGGGTTGTCGAACTCGTGAGGCGGATGCCCGCCGACCCGGAAGCGGCCGCCGCTTGGGTTCTCTGCACACCTCGCCCGGCGAGAACGGAATCGAGGATGGTCGAGTTGTAGCCCCCCTGGGCCAACGCTTCTTCGGGGTTGTACGACAGCGCCGCTTCGGCGGCGATCACATCGACCGCCGCCAACGCGTTCCCGGATGGTCCGAGGACAAGATCGGCGAGCGGGCCACCGCGAATGGCGAGGTTCGGCCACCGTTCCTGGAGGTACGCGATGAGGGCGTTCCGCGCAGCCAGGATCTGGCTGTCGGTCGCTCCGGCGAGATCGGCGGCGGTGGTCGGCATCAGGCTTCCAGCGTGTAGTCGATGACCTGGGTCGGTTGCGAGGCATCCATCGTCGCGACCTTGAACGTCAGCGTCAACAGACCTGCCGTGAGCTCCATCGCCGCCAAGGCGGCTCCGTCGATCCGGTCAGCAGCCGGGTCGGTGGTCGATTCGTACGATTTCACCGTCGTCACGGCTTTCGGCTCGCATGAAGCAAATGCAGCGAACACATCGAATTCCGACGCGAACGACGAGATCATCCTTAGAAAATCGGTGCCGTCTTTCGGTCGGCCGGCGACAGATCCTGCCGGAGTGAACAGAGCGTAGAGGAATCGCTGCGCGACCTTGTCCGCACCGCGGACGCCGAACGGCCCGAACGAATCCGGGTCGAACGTGAAGCTGCCATCGCCGAGCAGGGCGATGTCGCTTTTCGACGGATTGATCGGGGCCGGGGTCGCCATTACGAAAGCCCGATGAGGTGGTCGCTGGCCAACGATCCGCGCGGCGCGTTGTCGACCGATTGAGCTTCGCCGATGAATGCGTCGAGCTCGTTTCGAACAGCTCCGAACACACCGTAAGTCTTGCTTCCGTGCCCGGTTCGGCGGGCCATCGCCCACACCCGTCGGCGGACTGCGGATGCGTGTCGAGCGATGAACGCCCGTTCGTATGCGGCCTGGTAGTCGATGGCTTTCTTGTACGCCATCACCTGGCCGAGCCGCCCAGAGTTCGGGTCTTTCCCGGATTCGTAAGCGCTGATGGCCTTGGAGTTGAGATCGTTGCGATCGCAGGCTCGTTTGGCGAAAGAGGCCGACTCGATGTCAGTCCCGTCCAGTGGGGCCGCTGCCGGAATGTTCCACGGTCGTTTGACGGCGCCCGGGACGCACGCAGCCGCCCCTTGCAGGCGGGCCTGCTCGATCACCGCGTCGAGATGGACATAGAACGCGTCAGTCGGCATCGAAGTTGTTTCCTTTGAAGGACTTGGCTCATCGTACAGAGACGGCGTAGCCGCCACAACGTCCGACGGGTTCGCATCATCGGCCTCGACCCCTCATGAACAGCTCGAACTCATCCAGAGCGTTCTGCAGTCTGGCTTTTCGTTGCGAAACCGCCCCGGGCGACAACTTCAGCATGGCGGCCACTTCGTTGGCCTGAAGCACCGGCTTCCCGTGCAAGCCCAACGAGTATTCGAGGATCACCTGGTCCTTGGGGTCGGAGTCGTGATAGATGCCTTCCACCCACGAGTTCCAAGCTTTCTCACTCGGGTTCGACATTTCGATCGCGCCTTCGAACTGGCTGCCGGACAACACGCCGGGCACCTGCCTGGCCTTCCGAATCCGTTCGATCGAGATGCCGGCCCGTTCGGCCAACTCGGCGTCGGACGGCTCCCTGCCCAGCTCGTCTCTCGCATCGTTGAGAGCGGCATCGACCCTTCGCGAATCGATCCTCCACTGCTCGGGGACGTACACTCCGGCCGTCGATCGCTCCGTGACGCGGCGGAGCCCTCGAAGATGGCTGAGGAGGTGCGTCCTCAGCTTGGCTCGTTGAGGATCGTACCTGTTGATCGCATCGAGGGCGAGCACCTTGGCCCTCGCCCGCGCGGTCCCGGTCTGCGCTTCGGTACCGGCGTACGACCTCAACGATTCGTTGATGATGGGTTCGATGGCCTTCAGGAGCGGACCGGACGTTTCCAGGCTCGGGTTCTGTTTGTAGGCCTGATACGGCTCGGCGTACTTGTCCTCCAGCAGGGTCTGCCCCTGACCCGGAGATTTCCACGGATCGACCTCGGGGGCGGCCGGAGTCGTCCCGGAGGGGTTGAACGGGTAGGTGGTCGAGGACGCCGATGGCATGACGACGAGTCTAACCTGTTTCGTCGGTTTTCAGAAGAGATCAAGTTCAGCCAGGCTGGCCGCGGCCCCCAACCGTTCCCGAATCCATGTCGAGTCGCACCACGGCGCTCCGAAGCAAGCGGTTCGCCAGTACGGATGAATGTTGGCGTGCAGCGGTTGACCGGGAGCGGTCTCGGACTCCAACCGAGGGAACCCGATTTGGAAGGAGGTCGACATGGACTCGCCCTCCTCATCGATGGAGTGCGTGACGCGGAGCACCAGACCCTGGACCGTTTGGTCGGCGATGGACCCGAGTGGCCCGTTCGGACCAAGAGCCTGCCGGGTGTGCTTGTCCATCGGCAGATCCGCGATTACCGTCGAACCGGGGGCGATGTCGACCCTGAACCGACCGGTCACGTAGATCGATCGGTACCTCAGTCGCTCCTGCTGCCACATGGACTTGGCGAGCCGGGCGGCCGTCGACTTCTCTTCCGGCCCGGGGTTTCCGATTTTCAACGACGCGGCCGCACCGCCGAGGATGGCGGCCGACGCCGGCCCCATTGCCCACGGTGCCCCCACCACATTCTTGGGACCGAACTGCACGGTGTCCCCGGATGTCGTCGCCGGCGCCGATCGGGTGCTCAGCAACCAAGGCGGCATCTCCTTGGTCACGAACACGCCTTGTTGACACGAGTCGTAGCCGGCTTCGAACGGTTTGAATCCGGCGACCAACACTCCGGTTCCGCTCATCCGGCTCGAAGCCAGCATCACTCCGCGAACGGGAACGGGGAGCTGGATGTCGTCCGACCAAGTGAAGATCTCACTGCCGCGGATGAACTGCCAGGCCCCCTCCAGCACAGGGGCGAGCGGAATGATGACGGCCCGGTCGGCCATCGGCATCACGCCGATCTGGTATCGACCGGCGTACTGGCCGGTCAAGAGTTCCCAGAACGAGGACGAGTTGAGTGTTTCGAACGAAGCTCCGGTGATGTCGGACGCGAATGCCCGGCCCTGCTCGGTCGTCGCCGCGTTCACAGGCTGGTTGCCGCCGGACAAATAGAACGAGATCGGCACACCGTATCGGTAGCCGACCGAGTAGAAGTTGTTGTCCATTCTCGTGATGATGTCGTTTCGATCGACGGCGTTCGAATCGACAACGGCTGCGTCTTCAATCGCCGATTTCATCGACGACCAAAGAGCCCCGGCGACAACTGGTCCGGCGTTGACCCCGCCTCCGGGGCCGACATTGAGATTGCCCCACTCCGGCCACAGGGGCTCGATTCGACCGAGAGCGCCGAGGGCCCCGTTGTTCTTGAGGGAATTGGGCGGTTTGTCGCCGCAAAACGAACCTCCGAAATCCGAGGTCCCGACGACTTGCCAGTTGAACAACGGCGTGTCCGCCAACTGCCAGAGCATCCCTTTCAGGCCCGTGCTCGCCGGGACTGTGACAGGAGGCCGAGTCGGGTCGGCGTCGGGCCTCGTCCGGGACGGCAACTGGTACCCCCAGAAGTCAGTGGAGAGGGCCTCCCCGCCCGCAAGCGTCGCGGCGATGGCCCCGAATATGGTGAACGACGTCGTAGCCCCGGTCGTGGCGTTCGGGAAGACTCCGATCTGGTAGGTGACCGGCAAAGTGCCGCCGGCCGAAACCTGTCCCGACAGCGACGACGAGAATGTCAGGCCGCCGAGGAAGTGCAGAAGATGGAGAACGGCGGCTCCCTGATTCGATTCAGCGGAGGCTTGGTGGCTCGGTCCGGTCACGATGCCGTCGAACAGCACCATCGGCTCGTCAGCCCAATCGATGTTATCGGCACGATCCCCTTCGCCGGCCGCGGACACCGTCTTTGGAATGATGAAGATCTTCGCCGGGACATGACGGGTCAGGTACTTCTCAATGACCTGAAGAATCGACGCAGAATCGGCGTCCGAGTCTCCGGCGAGCACCGACGGACGTTTGTCGTCGTGGTCGGAGATCGCTCGTCCGATCGGCACCATGCACGTCGCCCGAGGGATCTCATTCAGACCGCCGTCGGTCTGCACGGCCATCGCGTCGATCACCAGGATTTCCGGGGTGTCGAACCGATTGCTGTACCCTTGATCCCGCAACGAAACGTGGAGCGGTTCCGGAATCGTGTGGAGGTCGAGCAGCGGCTTCAGTTGCGACAGGACTCCGGCCTCGTCGAGTACCCGGTCCAGGCCGGGCAATCCGTACGTGCCCTCGCTCGGCCCCGGGTCGTTCCTCGGGATGCCGATGAATGTCTTGACTCGAACCGCCCGGAACCATTCGCTGGCCATGAATCATCCGTCGTAAGTGCCGTCGATGACATCTTTCGTCCTGGACGCCAGGGCGAGAGCCAGAGCGCCGACACGAAGTGTCGCCGGCGCCGACGAGTCCAACCACCAGTCCGTCCAACGTGTTTCCGCGGCCGACCTTCCGCGCCTGAAGACGCCGCTCAAATCCGCCCCCTCCGCCGAAGCGACACTGAACATGTTGTGGGAAGTCGCTTCAGGATCGGCGTCGTAAGCCGGTTCGGTCGGATTGTAAGAGATCCTCGGGTCATCCGCGGTCAAATCGTCCATGAGCGGAGACGCATGCAGGCACGACAGCAACCTGGCCAATTGCAAGTTGAGAGAGGCCCGGTCGGCGTTCTCTCCGAACAGCGTCGATCGGACGTCTTGGAGGTACTGCGGCAAAACCGCCGGCACGAAGTCCATCGGTACGTATTCTTCGCCGGCGGCGTAAGGCGGGCTGGCGCTCGGCGAATTCAGCAGCAGTGTGCGAACGTGGTTGACCATTTCCATCACCCCCCGACCAATTCGGCATCACCTTCAGCCGGAGGAATCTCCGGGATCTGGTCGTCGATCAACAGGCTGAGGAACGGCAAGGCCCGTTTCGATCGAGGGAACGTCCGGAATTGGAAGGAGAACGAGCCCAGTCCGGTGGACGGATCGTCGACCGAGAATTCCAACTCGGTCATCATGCCGGAAATGGATGTCCTCGGTCCAAAGATCAGTGTGACCGGTGCCCCTTGGTTTGAAGCGTTCACATCGTCAAAGTAGGCATGGACTGCATCGAAGCCGACGTACCCGCCTCGGGTGTTGCACATCCCGGCGAATCCGAGTCCGGTGACCATGGCGACGCCGGCCTTCTCCCCGAAGATGTGCGCGTAGATCCGCTCCATCAATGTGTGGCTCAGCCCCAATCCGGCTTTCTTGGCGACCCGGTACCCGGTCAGGATCGCCTTGGACAGCCACGGGGCCGGGAACGCCGGCACTGCGTCGTTACCGCCGATGAAAATGGCGAACGGCATGGCGCCGCCCGTCACCATGGCACCGACGACACCGGGTTCGCTGGAGAAGAGATAAATGGTCGGTTCCTTTCAAGGCTTGGCAGATCCTTCGCTCTGCAGCGAAGCGCTTCCATCTCTGCTGACGATCAGCTTGGCGATGCTGATCTGAAGAGGGCCACTCTGATTACTTGAAACCTTGCCGCCCGCGATCTTAGCCACCCGCTTGCCGACTTCGAGGAGGGCCCCAGTCATGCCGGCACCGCCCTCATTGCCAAGTTTATCGGCTTCAATTCCCTCTCGGAATGGGTTCTTCTTCCGCTGAACGGACTGGATCGATTGACTGAGTCCCTGCAACAGACTGGGCGTCTCAGGCTTCTGTTGAGTGGACTGGATTGCTTGGCTGAGTCCCTGCAACAGACTGGGCGTCTCAGGCTTCTGTTGAGTGGACTGAATCGATTGGTCGAGCCCTTGCAGCAAACTGGTCCGTTCGGACTTTTGCATTGCTCCCGGCAGATCGACACCGACCGCCAGAGGCCCACCCATGACCGACGCGTTCCTTGAAGTCCGGCCAGCCAGAGAAGCATTCCCGAGGAACCCGGCGAGGCTGCCGACGATGTCCACATCGTCTTGGCCGAGAGCTCTGGCGACTTCTTCATTCGTCACCATGCCGGCGGAACGGAGAATGTCGTAGATGATGTTCGGGCCCATCTCCCCCTTGGCGCCGGCTTGGATGAACATTGTCGAGATGTTGCGCATCCAGCCGCCGCGCATGAGCCCGGACAGTTGTTCCTGTTTCAGCCCACTGCTTTTCAGGAACGATTCAAACTTTTCGGCGTCGGCCCGATTCTCCGGGTTGAACCTTCGGAATGCGTTGTAACCGGCCCGGTCCCCGAATCCGGTCGCCTGGCCGATCAGGGACATTCCTTGCGCCAGCCGAGACCGTTGCGACGCGTTCAAGTTGAGCCGGTCCCCGGCGATCTTGGCCGCGTCGGCGTCGCCGAACTTGAGTTCCATGTTTGAAGCGTCGTAAACGGCCTTGAGCAGCTTGCCTTGGTCGATCCCGGCGAAATCGGCCCCCAAGAAGTTGAGGAATTGGTTCTCGTACTGCTGACGTTGAAGAGTGTCACCGGCGGCCGACAACCCCGGCACGTTGGTGAACTCAGCCTTGTTCATCGTCGTCGCCATCAGCTGGCTGAGGTACGCGTCCCCCAGCCCGGAGCGACGGGCGATCTCGTTCACCTGCGACAGGTCCGAAGCCAGATCGATCGTCTTGCCGCCGATCTCAACGCGGGTCTCGCCGCGACGGACCGCTTCGGCCAGTTGGGCGAATTCCGAACCAGCGGGTGCCTGGCGGCCCAACGCCGAGATGGCGCCGAGGGCGTTGCCGACAGGAGAACCGGAAAACCTGGCCTTGGTTGCGACGATCGACTCGATGAACTCATTGCGGTTCATCGCGTCCGGGCCAAGAGTCTTACCAAAGTCCCGATCCGCGAAGACCATCCCGTAAGCGGCCGCCTTGATGGCGAGCGGAGCTCCGAGGCCCCGGGCTCCGCCGAACCGCTGCGACGTGGCGTCGCCGAACGCCGCCAATTGGGACAATCCCTCGAGCCCGATGCCGGACGACTGGGACGCCGCCTGCAAAGTGCGGGCGATCTCACCAAGTCGGCCGTCGCTGTAAATGCTCATGCCACCCTGGGTCAGGGCTTCCAATGAGCGGATCAGTTCCGGCATCGGGGCGTTCGACCGGCCATTCTCGGAGAAGATGTCGTTGATCGCCGACACCGCCCTCGAGTAACCGGTCACCACTTGGCGGATCCGGTCGGCTTGGATGGCGCGGGCTTCATCGCCGCTCAGCCCACCCATTCCGGTGCTGTCTCGAAGTTGGACCTGATCACGAAGATCGCGGCCCGAGCCGACCATGCCCCGGGAGACCAATTCCTCGTAGATTTGGCCGAGCCGACCCGCCCCGAGCCCGTACGTGAGCTGGGGGTCCCCCTTGGTCAGCGGCTCGAGAACCCTCGCCGCCATGCCGGCGTCCCGGGACGCCGGCAGACCGGTGGCCGGGTCGATCAAGAAACGACCGGCGTTGGTGAAACTGGTGGCCGCGACCGCCATCGACCCGCGAGGCAGCACCCTGTCCAGAGTGTCCGGGAACGCCGATGCGAGAATCGGCAGCATCATCCCGGCGTCGCGGGAGAGCACGTCGATCGAATCGCGGACGTTCGGGGCCAGGTCCATTTTGCCGGTAGCCGGGTCGCGTTCGAACTTGTTGCCGATGGCGACCGCCAAGCCGCGGAACAGCTGCTTGACCTGTTCCTGATCGGCCTGAGCGCCCTGCTGCCGCGAGGCCCCCAGTTCCTTCATGAACTGGTTGGCCATCCGGGACGATGCGGCGTTCATGTCGGAACCGAACATGAACGAATACCCGCCGAACTGGTCGCGGAACATCTCCGCGATCATCGGCCCGACAGCTTGCAGAATTCCTTCGACCGAGCTGGACGGCTGACCTGGCGTCCCCGAACCAAGGCCGAAAAACGAAGGTCCCCGCGGGGGCGGACTGCTCCCGTAGTAGTTGGAGGTGTTGAACTGGGAAAAGTACGGGTCGGCCATTACCGCCTCTTTTGCTTCAACGGCGGTCCGATCTTACTCGATTTGACAGCCTTGCCGCGAGACTTCGCTTTGGCCGCCCTGGAAGCCTTCTCGGCCTCGGCCTGTTGCTGCAGCCGTTGCTTGTGCATCTTGTCCAGGGACGCGTACACCCTCGCCATGTCTTCGGGGTTGGTGACATCGATGCCGGTGCGTTCCTTGTACAGCTTGCGGGCCGCCTCTTCATTGAGCAGTTTCGAAGCAGAGCCCGGACCGCCGATCTCCAGCTCATCAGCGCGTTCAAGCAAGTCGGCCGCGTCATTGGGTTTCAAGCCGGGGACCGAGGCCACGGCCCGGCAAGCCGCAACTTCTTCAAGGGCCAGTCGAACCTGAACGGCCCACATCAATCGAAGATCCCGGTGGCAACCCGATCCGGAGGTCGTCGGTCTCAGCTCTGCGTCGCCGTGGTCGGCGAGCTTTGCGATTGACCAGACGACCGGGTTGCTCCCCAGAAAGACGGGTTCGACCCGGCCGCGATCAGCCGCTGGACCAACGAGTAGAACTCCCTCCACACGGTTCGAATCGCTTGGTAGGCGACATTGCCGCCGGTCACAGCCCGGATGTCCGCCAGCGTGTCGAGCGGGGGTTTTCGAGTTGCCGGCCGCTGGTAGGACCTGTCACCGATCGACAGATTCTCGATGGAACACGCCAGTTGCAATTCTTCTCCACGTTCGCCGAGGGAGAACATACCGAGGATACCGACCGATTGGTCGCTCTTGGACGCTTCGGCGATCACAGTGCGTTGCGTCGCTTCGATCTCGTCGGCCGTGATGCTCCGAAACGTCACCTTCACGGCGTCGCCGAACAACCGGTACGTCTTGGTGAACGGCTCGTCCTTCCACACCGATTTCGTGAACGCAACGAGGTCCTCGGGGTTGATCTGATCAGGGTCGGCCGCCGGATCGGCTCCGCATTTCCGGCAAACCGATTTGGCCGGAGCGGGCTGACTTTCAGGCGCCGCCGCGGCGGGCGGCGTCGCAGCCGGGGCCGGAGGCTTGGCGGAGTCGGGTTTCTTCTGCGGGAACACCCCCGGCGGGAGTGGCGACTGGGACAAGTCCACCGGTTTGGATTGCATGTTTTGGCTCCTGGTGAAAGCTGTTTCTGTTCTATCAACTCGTCTCGGCCGCGGTGATCGGCCCGTCGCTGCCGGCGAGTGTTCCGGTAAACTCGGCCGAGAAACTCGGGTCGCATGTCGATGTGTTCGCGAAAATCACAGGCAGGGGGCCTGAGTTGTCACTGAACGTCAGACTCCAGCCCGCTGTCGTCGTGAACGCGATCTCGCACTCGTGGAGCGGGTCGCTGACTCTGGTGCCCCGGAGGGAGATGCCCTCGGTCGCGACCTGGTCGCAGACGTAAACGCCGGCCCACGGGCCGTCCGGGACCACGACGGTGATCGACTCGCCAGCTCCGGTTTCGAACGTATAGCCGCACGCTTCGGCCGGAGCAATCGGGGTCGGCGGTCCGCCGTCCGACCGCAAGAACGGAATCTTGTAACCGGTCGAAAGCGCCAATTGGCCGGGGGAAGCGAAATCCGGGAACTCGTACGTGGTTCGGTAGGTGAGCCTCGACTTGGCCAACCAATTGTCCGTCGGGTCGGACAACAACCAGGAATGGCTCTTCTGGCCGCCGACCGCCTCCCACCGCTCGCCGGGGTGAGGTCGGGTCACTTCGTACGATCGCAACCCGACAACCGGCTCCTCGTCCCACAGTTGCAGTTCCTGGTCATCGCCTTCGGCGATGACCTTCCACTTGGACTTCCAGTAGGTGAACTTGCTCGACAGATACTGCTTCGCAGTGCGAGCGGAATACTCGGCACATTCCGACCCGTCCGGGTTGAAGTGCGTGGCGTCGAAATCGGCGGCGTAGACGGTCGAAACGTACGTGATTCGTTGGGCCGCCGTCGCGTCCGCGGCCACGGTGGTCGCCCGCACCCCGTTGGTCACATAAAGTTTGCCGCCGATGATCGTGTACTCTCCGCCGAACTCGTTGGCGTAGGCGGTGCCGAACAGATGCGCCACCGTCCCGCCCTCCGGAAGGCGGGTGATGAACCTCTTGGCTGTCGAATGGATTTCCCGGTCTTGGCCGGCGGCGAGAACGATACGCCCGTCCGGGTGAGTCGGCTCGAGTGAAAGGACCACGTCCTGGCCGTGCATCCAGACCTGGGAATTCGGGGTGAGCACGACAAAACCGGACCCGGTGACGTCTTCGCCCAGTTTGCCGCAGAACGAGTAGCTGGGGCACACGGCGTTGGTCTGGAACAAGAAGCCGCCGCAGCCGCGGTTGCCGGCCAAGTGCTGGCTGTTTCGACCGGCGTGGGTCCGGAAGTCGGCTCGTTCGGCGACCAGGTCCATCGAATTCTGGGCCTTGAGCGCAATGTCGTGGCCGGACCAGACGATCACGTCACGGCCGTTGAATATCCGGATATCACCGACGCAGTGGAACTCGATGTTGCCGCCGCCCATCCGGATTTCCGAGCCCCACCCGTCCGAGAGGACGATGGATCCGTCTTCGAACATGGCGAAATCAGACTGGTTCTCGTAGACCGGGACCAGTCCGTAGCGGTGGTCGATGTCGAGGTAGTTGGGCGACGGTGCCGCCAGGTAATCCTCGATCTCGATGTCCGCGTAGCTTGGCGCCTTTTGGTTCACCAGGGTGCTGCCGGCGTCGCTCTCTTCGGCGACCGTCCAGTCACGATCGTGGTACACGAACGGGTGAAGACCCTCCCAGTTGAACAAGTAGGCGAGCGTGTCCGGCAGGGCCGCCATCCGGTGGGCGGGGCCGCCAGGGAACGCCAAGTCGCCAGTGACATTGTGGGTAACGGCTCCGGCAGCGTTGAGACCGCTGGCATCGTAGTTCTGCGGGTTGTCGCCTGCGGGGTCCGCGGCCTTCCGATTGGGTTTCGGACTCGGAATGACCGAGCGCTTTGAAAAGAAGATGCCGCCGGCGGCTCGCATTGCGAACCGGCCACCGAGCGTCTTCTGCTCCTCGAAAACCCCGGGCTGAACCCGCTTGTCGGCGGAGTCGCCACGCTCGTTGACCGGGACCAGATATTGGATCGTCGCCGCCCACACGATCGCTGCGATGCCACTGGCGGCTGACGGAGGAATGTCACCCTGGAACACGTCATCTTCGAATACGATGGTCGCCCCGGACGACGACTCCTTGACCTGCCCGATCCAGCCGTTGGACGAGTGCGGCTGCCCGGTGGTGTAAAGGGACACCCACATCCCGGCCGTGACAGCGATGGCTCCGTCGGCCGGAGTGTAGACCTTGTTGGCCGCGTCCCAGGCGCCGTCCTTGACGACCCCGACTTTGGTGAGCTGACCGGCGGCCCCTTCGAACAACAATCGGCCGCCGGGAACCCGGTTTTCCGGGTCAGTGTCCGCTGTCACTTGTGACAAACGGGCGTCGCTCGGGACGTCCGGGTAGGCCCATGACAATTGGACAGGGGCGGCGATCTGCTTCTTGCCGCCTTGGCCGAGATACCCGCTCCAGTCGTAGATCCTCGCGGCCGGGAGGGCTTTGGCGCCTTCCGGTTCGCGAACGGCGTACCCGGACGCTGCTTGAACGTCGATCGGGTCGTTTGGGATCGTCCCCTGTCCGGACGCCCAGCCGTACCGGGGGATCTCCGACATCGCCCAGCCGGGGGTGACTTGGTTGTGCCTCCAAACGCCGTACGCCTCCCACGGGTAGACACACGTTCGTGTGAAACCGGCCAGTTCGCCTTCGTCCTCGAACTCCTCGTGCTCGGTGTGGGACGACATGAACTGGAAGTTGTGACCGGCCACCAACAGCATCTGGTCTTGGTAAGAGCCGAACACACCGGTCGTTTCATCGACACGGAGGTAGACCTGGAACGAGTCCATGAAGACGCCAAGACCGGTCTCGGTCATGGCGCCCCATTCCCCGGCCCCGGTGGCGTCGATCGGCCGCCCGGCCGAGAAGTCGACGATGTCCAGGTTCTTCAGTTTCACATCACCGAGATCGGCGACACGGCTGTCCTCCCAAACCGGCCAAATGTGCGAAGTCTCGGACTTCTGACCCGATCGGATGAACGGCCAGATGCCGTCGGCCGGCCATTGCTCCGGCGACCCGAGCATCCAAGGCGGCTCCGCGGCGATGATCGTGCCGATGTTCGGAGTCTGAGGGTGGCGGATGAACCAGACCGGAGTTCCGATGGCGTACGTGGTCAGTGGGCGAGCACCGATCTTACCGTAACCCGCCGTCGTCCCGCCGTCAGAGCACCACAGAAACGATCGAGCGCCGGCCGAGACCCGGTAAGCACGGCCGCCCGGCAGGACGTCGACAATGACGCCGGATTCGATCTGCGGCGTCGTACGGTCGGGGGAAAGGACGTTGAGCCAAGAGGCCAGATAGGGGTTGCCGGAAGCGGACGCCGGGCCCGAAAGCCCGGCGAAGAGGATGTCGAGCCGCCGCGAGTTGGCGAGCGAACGGCCGTCGTTGAACACGATTGGTCGGTCCTGCTGCTAGGTCTCAGAAGCTGGCCACCGGGGTCGCTGTGAGTGTCCCGCCCTTCGCGGCGCCACCGACGACGGCCTCGACACCGGCACCGCCGACCCCACCAGCGGCACCACCGACTCCGCCGAGAACGGCGCCGACACCGGCGGCCCCGAAACACGGCAGGTCTTGGCCGTTGATCCAGATGTTCAGCCCGGCGAACATCGCCGAGAATCCTTCTTGGATCACGCTCTCCTGCGCAGTGATGTCGGCATTGTACCGGTTCACGACGACACCGTTCATGACCCAGGTCAGCATCGGGGAGTCCACCGCACCGGCGTTACACCCGGCCCGGCCGGTCATGGTGATCACATTCGAACCGCACGGGCTGCCGTACACACGGTAAAAGCACTCGGCGATGACGTTGACCCCCACGAACCGGTTCACTTGCATGGTGCCTTCGGGCCGGCTGACGATGTAGTAAGTCGGCTGCGTCCGCCATTGGCAATTGACAGGAGGGGCCGGCCCGTCGCACACAAACCCGTTAGCGTACACGCCCCCGCCGACCGGCACGAGACCGGGCCCGAGTTCGAAGATGCGGCGGATGTTCTGCGAGTAATCGAGTCCGACGCGCTGGACGAGCATGCCGAGACCGCCACCGGCCCCGGCAAGTTCCGGCCACGTCATGAAAAGGGCGTCGCTGCTCAACCCGCCGTTGAGCACCTGGTCGACGCGTCCGAACATGTCCATGAGAAGCCCCTTCAGTATTGAATCAGCCGATGGAAACCGGCAGTCGGACTCGGATCTGGTTGAGCGGAGCAGGGACCCCGGCCACAGCGACGCTCACATCAACTTCGTCAGGGGCCCCTTCGACCGGGTCAATCGAATCGATCCGGATGTCCGCCACCGGGGGCCCGAGCGGGATCGACCAGTTCGCCTGCTTGAGGGAGGCGGTGAGCGACGCCATGGCCCCTTCCAGCAGTTGCCGGAGGTTGCTGACGACGTTGCCGCTGCCGACGTAGGGGTCCCAGGCCGACTGGATGGCTTTCCGGAGCATGTCGCCGTTTCGCACCACCATCTCTTCACGGGTCTCCACCGACGAAATGTCCGTGGTGGAGGCCGAAGCGATATAGACCCCGCCTTCCGAGGTCTCCGAGACGACGAACACCCCGCCTTCGCGAAGTTCGCGGATCTTCGCTCCGGTGAAGAACCGGCTGGTCCGAGTGGCGTCGTCGATGCCGGCCAGACCGACATTGCGGAGCCCCTGTTGGCTGGGCACGCTGCCAGCCAGGCCCGCCAGCGCGGCGCAGACCAGGTACCCCTCGTAAGTCGTGCCGCCGAACGCCGCGCGATCCGGCCACACGTACCGGACTCGTTCGGACGCGTAGGTCGCCGCCTTGGCGATCAATGTGGCGACCAACTCGGCCTTGGTGAACGTACGCCAGACTTCGATGCGGCGAGCCGGGCTGACCACGCCCGTCGGACCGGTCGCGAGCCGCAACGTCGTGTTGGAAATCACAGCGCTGACCGTGTACTGGTCGTAGGTCTCGTTACCGTCAGCGTCGACACCGAAGTTGATCCGCAGCTTGTCGCCCTGGCGGACGGCTTTGTCGGAGAATCCGGCGTTCGAAGAGGCCGTGATGATCGTGTACGCCGCCGGACTGGCGTCGGGATCGGCGGTGATCGTCGCTGTGACGACCGCCTGGTCGCTCGAGGTGGCCGCCGACACGACAACACCGGTCTCGTCGATCGAAGCAGCGAGCCACACATTCCGGTAGTACCCGGATGTGTCTTCGCTTTGGGCGGCGACATGCGCCACCGCGATATCCCGGACCGCGTCGTCGGTCGAGAGCACCACGATGTCGTATGCCCGGTTGTCGTCCTCGATGGTCTCGAATGCAGCTGTCCACAGGTCGATGTCGGCCGGATCGCCGCCGATCGGGATGCACACCACCATGTCCGTGGTGTTGGCCGCCGGCTTCGTCGGATCGGAAAGGAGCTCGCCGGACGTATTCGCCAAGGCGAGCGAAGCCGCCTGGGCGATCGGGTTGGTGACGTCGACGGGTCCGAGAAGAGCCTCGATGTTGGCCGGGTCGTTGATCAGGATGACATTCGCCGCGTCATCGGTCAACCATTCGCGGTACTGCACGTACAGCGTGGCGGTGTCGAGCGGGATGGCGTACAGTTCCCCGCCGTCCGTGAACTCGGAGTCGGTCAGGTAGATGCCGGCCTCAACAGCCACCGAGTCCGAGTCGCACGACCAGTTGGCGGCTTCGGTCGGCAGCTCACGGTTCTTGGAAATCTGAATGGCATCCCTGTCCACGAACAGACGCAGATCGACCTCTTGGCCGCGGAGAGATTCGGGGATGTCGTCGGCGGTGATGATGGTCCGGATCTGGGCTTCAGCCGCCGCCTCCACCGTGATGTAGTACGTGTCGCCCTTGCGGAGCGCGGTCTGGTTGAACTGGATCGTGACGTCGTAGTTGCCGACCGACACCGGAGTGGCGGCCGCAGTCACATTGGTCGGCCCGGAGTGATCGGAGCCGTTCGCGGTCGTGACGGTGATTTGCGGCTTGGTCCCGCCGGCGTAGGAGCCGCCGCGGGACACGGTGACGATGAGCGTGTCGTCGGTGTCACCGGTGTACGTGCCGCCGGACGTGGCGGTCGGCGCCGTGAAGGCCTGCGACACTTCCACGGTCCACTGCTGGCCGATCACGAAATCGTCCTCGTCGATCCCGAACAGGGAGGCCGAGGAGTTGGACGGGTTGATCGACCAGGTGACTTCCAGGCCCTTGGTCCCGATGGCGGTCGCGTCGCCGAACGCCGACGGAACGACGTTGTCCTGGTCGTCGAGGCCGTCCGCCGATCGCACCCGGAGAAGGGCGGTCGTGGCGTCGCCCCCGGAAGACGACTGGGTCACCGTGACCGTGTACGTCCTGGTGATGTACCCGTCGTCGGTGGAGTCGTAGCCGGAACCGTCCACGGTGGCGACCACATCGTTGATCGGCGTTCCGGCGACCTGCGTGATCGAGTCGCTGGCGCTTTGGGTGACGGCGTTGTTGTCGTCCGCGGTCGCCGCCGACCGGGTGGACGCCACCGGTTCGCCGACGAAACCGGCGACGGACGTGGTCACCGACGTACCGCTGCGGCGGACCACCACCACATCGCCGATCTTGACATCACGATCCTTGAAATCCGACGAACGATCATAGCCGTTGGCGGTTTTGAAGATGTAGTTCGCGGCCCGAACCCGGTTCGGGTAGGTTTCCGACGGAACACAGCTGCCACCGACGGAGATGTACTTGTTGAAGTAGTTGAGGCGGGCGTCGTTGGCGTAGAGCAGCACCGATGACAGGTCGACCGTCGAGTCGGCGGCCTTGTCGGGGTAGACAACGTCCATGGCGTCGGCGAAAGCGTACTCGCCGAGCAGGGCGCGCTCGCTCTCGACCGAGAATCGGTGAAGGCCGGCACGGGGGCCGATCAGGGTTGCCCGGAGACCGGTGTAGAAGCTACGGTTCGCGGTGTTGGCCCTGGCCACGGCGTCGGCGGCGGATAGCACGGAAATGGGCATGGTCGTGAGGCCTCGATCGTGCGGTTCTCGGCTGGCGAGTTTAGCGGATTTCCACCACTCGACGGAAGTGCAAAGTTACGTACCCCACCCGCTATTGATGGTGATGCCCGAAATAATCGAGTTCACGGCCGCTTCGTCGTCTCGAGTGACCCGCCATTGCTCCATGTATTCGTAGGTCATGATGACGGGGACCGTGTAAATTTGCTTGTGCTCCGTCAGCTCCGTCCGTTTGCCGGTTTCCTGGTACCGCAGCCGGTTGAGGCAGAGTTTCGGGGCCAGGATGTTGGCGAATCGGCTCAGTTCCCGTCCGACTTCCTTCGCGAGGACGTCAGCCTCCCCCTCCCGGCCGCCGACGACATGGATGACGTGGGATCCGACCATGAACAAAGCGTAGTTGTCCGGACGAACACCCTGGAATTGGCCGCCGCCGATGAGGTTCTTGGACGGATCCCGCATTTGCTGAAGCCGGTCGACCAGCAAAGCCGGACGCTGGTTGGATTGGTCCGGCTTCCATTCAGCCAACGACGTGATGACGATCGGGGAACTGGGCTGGTTGGTCCACACACGGCCGACCAAGTACGGGTCCTCGATCCTGGAAGCGTCTCCGAAGTGGTACTGGAGGATGCGGATGAACGCCGGCGTCAGCAACGACCACTGCGGGCCGTTGCTGGGACGCGGCTGGATGTTGGCGCCGGCCGACGACGTGTCCAACTTCGGGGCGGCGCCGGGTCGTGGCGGAGGAAGATCGTACGCGTCGACTGGGTCCATGGTCACACATCCACGATTTCGAGTTTCTGCCAGTCCTCTTTCGGGACTTCCGGTCGGACCAGTTTGATCGTGTGGATCACATCGGAACGCGGGGCTTCCCGAAGTTCAATTCGTTTCAGAATGTCGACCCCGCGGAGTTGGGCGATCGTGTCGACGTTGTGGACGTAGTACCGGCGGTCCTCGCCCTTGCTGACCCACACGTCGCGGCTTTCGATGAGCGCGTCTCCCAACACCCTGCCGAAGATGCGGTTGGGGCGGGTGGTGCCGACACCCTCGTTGTACTTGACCATCTCGTAAATGCTGGCGTTCGTGGTGTTGGCGTACGTCATCGGAATCGGTGCGTAGTAGCCGCCGACGAACTTGGTGCCGTAGCAGATCGGGCAGGACGAGTTGTTGACCTCGCGGCTGTCCGGATCGGTGCATGAGCACAGCGTGCCGTACCGCTTGGCCTTGAGCAGGAAACCGTCTTCGCCGACGAACTGCCGCAGCATCATCCGTTCTTTGCGGAGCACTTCACCGACCTCGGCCCAGCCGCGGATGTCGAGCGTACCGATGGCCGGCGTCGGGTCGGATGTGTAGTGGTTGTCCCCGGTGGTGAGGATGATTCGGTAGTTCGCGTTTGAGAGCGGGGCCCCCCAGAGTCGTTGACTCGGGTCGAGCAGGTAGAGTGCGTCCTGGACCGGCGGCCCGACGTCGGACCAATCGGATTCCGATGCGATCCCGGACCGGCTGTACTGCAGCTGAAACACATACGGACCGTTGTCGGCGATCGAACGGTCGAGCACCCAGGTGATTCGAGAGCCTCCCGCAGTCAGGTAGTCCACCTGGACCAGCCGGAACGGTGACGGAGTCGGATCGGCATTCGGGACCGGGCTGTCCTGACGAGTAGTGTCGGCGTAGGGTGAGGTCTCCCAGTAAATGCGACGGATGATCGAGTAGCCGTTGGCGTCCTCGATCGTCAAATCGGTGTAGTCGCTCGGCGACCCGGACGACCCGAGCGGCACCCGGCGGATCCAGAGCATGTGTCCGGCCGTCGGGGGAAGATCCCCGAGATCGGCTCCCCCGGCGTAGTCGGACGGGGCCGAGAAGACCACGCCGGCCGGAGGCGAGTAGATCGTCGAAACGTCGACCCCTTGCTGGGACAAGGCGTCCAGGTAGCTCGACGGCATGGGGTCGGCGCCGAGTGAAATGCCAGCTGCTCCGTCCGTCCCGGGGGTCGCGTAAACCCGGACTCCGGCATGCGTGTCGGTTTCGCTGTGATTGTGAACGTACACGGCCCGGAAATCCGCCCGGGCGTCTTGCACATTCGCGGCGGACGCGATGCCGAAAAGGTCGCCTTGGACGCCGCCGCCCCAGAGCGTCTTGGAAACGAAACCGCCGAGGCTTTTCGCCGGGACGGCTTGCGAGGCGGTGTAGCCCGGCCCGCTGGCGGTGGTGTAGTAGGTGATGAGTGGCATGGATATCCGGATATCGGTCAGTCGGCGGCGGTTTCGCAAATCTTCTGGAACACGTCGTCCTTGACCCGACAGAACCGGTTTCTGGAGAACTTGACGATCCAGTCGCCGACTTCGACGGCCAGCTCGCCTTCCGGGGTCTGGATCTTCAGGTCGCCGCCTTGGTCGACACCGCCCTTGGCTTCCATGAAGTCGAGAACGTCGAAGATCGACGACACGCCGCCTTCGAATCGGACGGCTTCGACGACGGCCGGTCGTAGTTGATATTTCACTTGGGCGGCTCCTGAGCGGGTTTCGGGCGGGTGGTGGCGCCTTGGGAGGAAGGCTGCTCTTCGCTCTTGATCTCGTAGAACGCGAACGGCAGCTTGTCCGTGTGCTTCTTGGTCCGGTCGGCCGTGCCGAGAAGGATTTCCGAGCAGTCCCAGTACCCGGAAAACGGTCCTTTGAACGGACTGTTCGGATCCTCGCAGGCCGGGTCGTAGGCGAGACCGGCGCCACACGGGCAACGCGTGTACGCCGAATAGACCAGCCGACTCGCCAATTCAGTGGCGGTCAACTCTTGCCGCTTCAATTGCATCGCAGCAGCGGCCACAGTGTCGGCCTGCTTCCGCAGCGATTCAGCTTCGGCGAACAACTCGGCCGAGGTCTTCTTGTTATCGCTCACCACCAGCCTCCGTAAACTCCGCCACCGACCGAACCCCAACCAGCCGCCACGCTGAGTCGGGACTTGGTCAGTTTGGCCCAGGTGTCGAATCGCTGACGGTACTCCATGGCGGCCTTGTCGTACTCATTGTCCTTCTTCAAGTCGTCGATGGACAGGCCGCCGGCGCTGTACGGCAGGTGACCGCGGCGGAAGTAGGTCGACGCGATGTTGAACAAGTACGACAAACATCCGTCGATGAGGGGTCTCCGCCACTGCTGCGGCCAGGTGATCGTCGTGAAGTCCCGGCATCCGATCGGGGCCGTTTGGTTGTACATCTGCACCGCGGCCACGATCGACTGCCCGATTTCAGCGGCATCGAATTCGTAGTTCTGGAGCAAGCGATTCGCTCCAGGGTGATCGCGGAGCATCGTTCGAACTTCGTCGAACGTCGGCGGGCCTTTGGTGTCGACCACGGGGGAGCCGTCGGTCAGCCACATCCCGCGGTCGATCATGACGACGAAGTTGGAACGGTTGCGTTCGACCGCGTTGGCATCGACGACCCGGACTTGCGCGTCGAAGACCCCGGGGATGTTGCGAACTTCGCCGGGAATCGGCAGGACGACGCTCAGCCCGTCCGACTCCAGGTAGGGAGTGTCGCCGTCATCAGGGCCGTAGATGGTCCGGTCGAGCCCGGTCGCCTCTCGAAACCGGACGTCCACGGTCGGGGAGGTGGAGTAGCTGCCGATTTCGATTTTGATCGGGGCACCGGTTTGCGGCGAGTAGAGGACCAGCCGCAACCAGTTCGGGCTGCCTTGGTCGACCCGGACTCCGCGGGTTTTGCCGAAGAGCGGGTCGCCGTACAGTTTCGTGACCGGGACGACCGTTGTCGGGATCCCGCTGTCCGTAGGGGTGTCTGGCACCCACGATGGCGAAAGGGGGCTGAAGTAGTCGTCCAGCAGTCCAGCGTCAGGATCGGACGGGTTGGCCATGTCGGTCTCCGGTTGACGAATATATCATTCGGCCGGGGTCGGATCGACCCCGCATCAGACCGGCACGGTTCCGGACGCCTCGATCACCGACTGGCTGATCCTTTCGGCTTCGATCTGAACCGTCTCGCCGGCGAGCTTGGAGATGATCGACCGGGTGCCGATTCCGGAACGGTCGCCGAGCGAATAGGCCAGAAGGAGAGCGATCGCCTGGCGGAGATTGATCTGCGTAACCGGATTCCCGTCGGTGTCGACGTACCGGCCGGCCTCAAGTCCGGTGGCGGCCATGATCGAATCCAACGCCAACGGTGTGAGCGTGCGCTCGGCGTAAGCCCAGACCTCGGCGGCGGTGAGTCCGCCACCACCCCCGCTCGTGAGTGTGCGGTCCGTATAAGCCCAGACTTCCGCAGCCGTGGCGCCGCTGCCCCCGCTACCGCTCGTCAGCGTACGGGTGGCGTACTCCCAAATTTGGGCGGCGGTCGGGGGCTCCGTGTTGCGGGCGTACGAACCGGATCCGTGGTCGGCTGTCACTTGCGCCGCCGTCGAAGCGACCAAAGCCGCTCCGGAGCCGCCGGAGATCACCACACCGGTCGTCCCGGTGTCGTCGAGAATGGCCGCTGTGTCGAGCTTGATGTTGTTGAGCTTGGTGTCCATCACGATCTGGTTGGCGAGCGAGGTCTGTTCCGCCCCGTAAATCGCGGCCAGCTGCGTGTCCAAATCGGCCGCCGCCATGCCGATCGCTGTGCGGACCCCGGCCGCCGTAATGCAGTCTGCGGACGACGCCGGCGTAGCGGGAAGATTGTCAGTCTTGGCCTGAACCAGTCCGGCGACCGTGTAGATGGCGTTGAGCTGGGTATCCATGTTGGCCGCGCCCAAGCCGATCGCCGAGCGAGTACCGGCGGCGTCCAACGGAGCCGCGTAGCTGGTCGAAGCCAGCCGTGTCGAAGTCGCCACATCGATTCGACCGAGCTCGACGGACAGTTCCGTACGCACCTGGCTCGCCACAGCCGCCGCGGACGGGGGAGCCATGTAGCCGCTCGAAAGCAACCAGTCTCCCTTACCATCGAGCGCCCCGGCCGAGATCCCGGCGGCGGTGATCCAGTTCAACGGAATCGAAGGCAGATTCGTCAGATTCGTCACGGTGGTGATCGTTCCGGCCGTGATGTTCGTCGGCGACGCCACCGTTGCCGGGAAGGTGGCCGCGAGGAACCCGGCGGGTTGCGTGTACGTCGCCATCCGGCTGCTCACAGCTGCGTCGAGATTCGCCGCGACAGTCGTGTTGGTGGTGGCGAGATTCGTTGCAAGAGTGTTCGTCCACGTCACGGTGGAAAGCGCGGTGGCGGCGGGTGCGAGCGCGGTGAGCCCGGCGCCGGCCAAGCCGATCAGGGCAAACGTGTCGCCCGTCTGCGGGGTGTTCCCGGTGTATGTCGTCACGGTGTCGGTGAGCGTCACGCGAGCGAGGGTCGCGGCCTTTTGGGTGGTGGTGAAGTCCATCGCCGCGTTGAAGGCGAACGACGCGGAGTTGAGGGCGTACGCCCCGCCGGTGACTTGTGTCTGGGTGAGAGTGCTGATGGCTCCGGCGAGAGCGGTGATGGCCCCTGTTGCAGAGGCGAATCCGCCGGCAGTGTTGACCTCGTTTGCCATCAGAGCGTTGTAAACCGTTGCAGGGACGATCGCGAGCTCCACAGTCGGCATCTGATACGTCGCCTTATTGCAGGTGATCTGCGCCATCCCGAGAGTGTTCGTGTTCGTCGTGTTCAACGAGAGAGTGTACTGCCCGTTCGCGATGTACGTGAGAGTGGCAGTCGCCGCCAAGGCGGTCAGAGTCCCGCCGTTCTTGGACAGAGAAAGATCACCGATGACGGCGGAGGCGTACTCGGCTCCAGTCGAATCCAGGATCGGACCGACGATGATCGAGATTGCAGTGGAAACTTTCGCGATCAACATCACCGGCCTCCTGCACAGAGCAATCTGCGGCGTCTGTTGCTTGGTAGAGTACCTCCAAGGAACACGGACGTCCTCGGCCTGTACCGATTCAGCGTTGTGGGGTTGCCAGCCAGTTCCTCTCGGTACAGTGCGTAGCACTCACCGGCCGCCAGACCTCGTTTCCAGACACGGACCGACCCGACACCGCCATTTATCCCATAGCCCCAGTAATCGTTGCCGAGATAGAGCTTGCATGGAGTATTGGGTCTCGCACCGGGAGCGACGGTGTTCATCACCTCGACTCCATCCGCATAAGCTCGGTAACCGACAGAGTCCAAGACCCACGTCGCATAGCACGGACGATACTGAGTCATGTTAGCAATGCTGGAACCGACAGCACCGCCAGCACTGTTGCTAAATAGTCCGGTGTTGAGGTACGCAACATAGAAGACGAATCCTCCCCCGACGCTCGATCCTGTCGAGCCTCCAAGCACCACGTTGTAGGTGTCTACATTGCGAGGCCAAAGCCACGCACCAACGGTAATTCCAGTGACCGAGTAGTCTACATCCGGCTGGCTGGTGTTCTGAGCGTAGTACGGGACGCTGATTCCACCGGGGAAATTGAATTCGCACTCTTTGCAGGGAGCGTTCCACAAGCTTACAGGGTCCACACTGCCGGTTCCTGCAACTTGAGTCAGGTGTACGGACCCGCACAAGTCGAAGATCGTAACCGACCCGCGATTATTCGGCATTCCCTTCCACCAGTAGAGCAAGTCGGCATTGAGTGCCGCTCCACGGTTGACAGGGTTTCCGAGATCGACAGGAAGGAGCATCAGCTTCCCTTAGCTGTTCGTTGTGTCTTGCGGAGCGTAGGCGTAAGTGTGGTTGCCTGCGGTCGAGTTGAGATTCACACCGGTGTTGTGCGTGACGAAGATCGCCGTCTTCTTCGGGACGTACCCGCCGAACAGCGAAGCCAGCGAGAACCTGAACGGGTACGCCACGTTGCTCGTCGTCGCATCCACATTGATCACTGCCGCGAGCACGAGGAACCCAGAGCCGACGCCCGCCGAGGTCACGGTCTCGGCCGATGGCGTCCCGTCGAACACATCCGGCCACGTCGTACCGTCGTAAGAGGCCACGCAGTAGATGCGGATCTGCGTGTTGGCGGTTGGAGTCGTGCCCACCATCACGTTTCCTTGCACCAGATAGTCCAGTGCGAGCTCGGTCGAGTTGTCGATCACGAACCACTCGTACCCGGCGAGGAACGTGGACGACGTAGCGAGAGACGTGATGCCGCCAGTGCTTGCGGTCGGTGTCGGGTAGACCACTTTGTTCGTGGTCAGCCACAGACCGATGAGAGCGGCGACGAGCAGAGTGCAGAGCAAAATCATGAAAGCTCCTTCGCCGCATGAAGATCCCGCTCAGTGACGGCCCACCCCAGGACGAACAACCGCGAGCAGGGCTGCGAGCATGCGGCCAGAAACTCAGTCTTGTCTTCCGAAGTTGCGATTCCAGCCGCCACCACCGCGTCGACCATGGCAATCACACCCTGGTCGGATGGATCTACATGGTTTCCGGGCGCCGAATTGGAAATCGTCACGATGAGGTCGCAAATGTCCCCGATCGGGCCGGCCGCAGTCGCGGCCGCCTTGATCTTACGGAGCAGTCCCCTGGATGCGAGGAACTGAGTGAACACGGCAACCGTGATAGGTTGCGGGGAGGACTGGGTCTGGGCTGAAAAGATCGAAAGCAAGTTATAAACAGCATCGGGGGTCAGCTTGCCGAACCGATGCTGGATACGGCTCCAACGATCTTTTGCCTCTTGCGGTGCGCTCTCGGGCGGCTCCGGCTCGACAGGAAAAACGTCCGCCCAAAACGGCGCCATGGCCGTTGCAAGCGGACCGGTCTCGATTTCCGATTTCAGTTCCGCGACAGAGTAGTTGCTGTTCATGGAGCGGACCGGCCTCTTCGTTTACTGGGCGGTCAATCCTACCCGATTTCCTGCCGGGAACGCGATTTTGAAAATCCGGAAAATCCGTGGCGTGTTCGGGGCCGAAATTACGATCTGAAAGGTGCTCAGTTGGCGACGAACGCCGGTTCCCCGTTGGCGTCGGTTTTCAGGGTGGCGCTCGGAATGATCGGAATCATTTTCTGGGTCGTTCCGTCACACCAGAGCAAGCCTTTGGCGCCGGCCTGCATCCCCGAACACGGGTTGCAAGCCGGGGCCGGCGGCGGAACGAGAGGCGGATCGGTTTCCCCGATCGGATCGGTTCCGAGGGACGGCGGCGGCAGCAGGGCGGCCGCGTGACGAAGAATGACGCTGAGAGCCTGCAACAGCGTCGGTTCATGAGGAGCAGACATGCGAAGGATCCTTATCTGGGGGTTTCTGATCTCGACCGTCGGTTGCGGCCCGAGGGACCAGGCCGCCGACAACACGCCGCCGAACCCGATACGGGCGTCGTCGCTGGTCGAGACCTACCGTGACTTTCCGGACCGGGCCAAGGGGCTTTACACCAACCAAGTCGTGGTGGTGCGGGTGCTCCGCGGCCATTACGACGTGGCCGGGGCCCGCGAAATCCACTGGTACACCACGGGCAACCGGGTGAAGCCGCCGGCGATCGTGTTCGTCTGCCGCGATCACCAAACCGGTGACGGGTCGCAATTCGACTTGCTCGTGACCGGTCGATGCACCGGCCGCGTCTGGGACGGTCAGGACCGCGGCGGCGGCATCAAGTTCACGGTCCAGTTCCACGACTGCTCGGTGACCCGCTTGGCGGTCATGCCGTGAAGTCACTCGCCGGTGCCGCCGGCTTTCCCGTGTGGCATCGGCGCTATCGGCCCCGGAAGCTTGTTGTTCATCGATTCCAGCGTCCGGGCGATCTTGTCGTTGGACTCGACCAACCGGGCGATTTGCTTGTTGTTCTCGATTTGCTGGAGGTCCCGCTGGGTCTCCCGCGTCTCCTGCTTGATTTCCTTGGCGTGCTGGCGGGCCTGATCCCGCTCCTTTTCCAGCAGAATCCGGTCATCCCGCTCGTTCATGAACTTCAGCAAGGCCGCGTTCGCGTCCGCCTCGGATGACGGACGGTTCACGACCGCGTAGCAGACGTACCCCATGACGCAGATCGACGCGGTCGCCCCGAGAGCGACGAGGACCATCGTGATCGCCAGGACGGCCACCATGGCCTGCCCTTGGGTCAGGTCCTTGAAGGTCGAGATCATCCGCGACCCGCCGCTCCAGACCGAGTCGAGGATTTTCGACAATCCGTAGAGAATCGAACCGATGAAGCCGAGCCTGGGCTGAGGTGAATCCTTCCCGCCGACGTCGGCCGGTTTGGACGGCTTGCGACGATGGGTTTGCGGCGTCTCCTGATCGAACTCCGGTTCGGAACTGGAATCCGCGGGTTCGCCAGCGGCTTGCGTCATGCCCGGCATCTGCGCCCTCCTGGAATCGGCCCCCTTTGAAATTCCGCCTTGGAGACTGCTTCTTGGAGAGTTGGACAAGGAAAACGGGCGGCGGTTGTACCGCCGCCCGCACTTGGGTTTCTGTTGTTGCCGGCGGCGATCACGGCGGGTTGTTGCCGGGGTTGGAGGCCGCACCGGAGTAACTGCCGTAATCCGGGTTGAGGACCACCGGCGAGCCGCTGGTCGCGCCGAGGCGGTACACGCTGTGGGTGACGGTGTCCTGCACGAACACATCCGGAGTCTTGATGATCTCCATGATGCCGTTTTCGAGCGCGTACCGGATCGCGTTGGTCTGGATCGGGTCGTTGATGAACTGCGCCCAGAGATTGCCGTTGATGGCCATGTCCTCGCCGTCGGCCAGCGTGGCGCCGTTGGGGCCGGCGAACGAGAAGTGCTTCGTTCCGCCGGACACATTCCGGATGATCGTCTGATTCGAGCGTGTCGTCGCCATCTCGGTTCCTCGGTCGGCGGTCGTTGAAAGTCGTCACACCGGCGGACGGCTGTGATCAGGCCGCGGGCGTCAGGACCTTTTCGGTTTCCTCTTCGTCGTCGAGCGCCGGGGCCTTGGTCGGCTCCGGAGTGCCCGGCGGGCAATCGTGTTCGGCTTGCTTGGTAGTCAGGGCGGCGGCCGCCTCGGCCACGCCGGCGAACTTGAAGAACTCGTCGGTCGGCATCGCGGCGGCCTGCTTGGCACGGGTCGAAGGGGCCTGGGTGCCGGCGACAGCGAACGCCGAGTCGAGAGCGGACTTCGCGGCCTGGCGACGCGACTCTTCGATCTGACTGGCCCGCTTCGCCATGAACCCGCCGACTGCCGCGGACACGGCCCCGGCGAGGATGCGGTAGTCGGCGTGAGTCTCGGCGTCGGGGACCACGTTGTAGTCCGACGCCAGCTTGCGGACGAACGCCGGAACCGCGACCGACTCCGTGAGAAGGATGTCGGCCTGCTGTTGTTCGGGGGTCGGGTTCTGAGCGGCCACTGGCTTGCCTCGCGGATGATTTCTTGGTTGAAACGGAAAGCCGGGCGGCGGGCCGCCCGGGCGGATCACGTCAGGTAGTCCACGCGGCCGATGGCACCGGTGTGGGCCAGGGTCGTGCCGATCTCCTCCACGACGAAGAAGCTGTACATCTGCGGGTGCTTCATCTCAACGTACATCGTCGGAGGCGTGAACAGGCACGACTTGCCGAGGAACTTGGTCGGGCCCCACAGGTACTGAGCGTTGTTGCCGACCAGGCCGCGCTTGATGGTCACGAGCCAGTTCTGGTTGAACAAGCGGGACTGGGTCCAGCCCTTGGTGAGCGTCTCTTCCGAGAAGTCGCCGCCGGCCTCGTCACGACGCCAGTTGAGGTGCCGCGAGTAGGTCAGGTTGTTGATCAGGTTGGTTTCGATCGGGATGTTGTACGGCGTGGCCTGGAGGACCTCGAAGCACGCGTAGCGGACCGCAGCGCGGGAGAATCCGCCGGGCACCTGCTGGTACTGGGCGACACCCGAACCCGGCATCGTCACGCCGGCACCGCCGAGGAGGACGTTGGCGGTCGCGAGCAGAGCGCGGTCCTCGACGGCTTCCATGTCCTTGCAGATGTTGTCGGCGAACACCTGGCGGACGTCGTACTTGTAAGTGCGGAGCTCCCACTTGTGCTTCGACACGCGGGGGCTGATGATCATCGTCGGCGTGACGGCGAACCGCGACGCGTGGATGTAGAACCCGATCGGCGTCTGGCCGTAGCCCACCGAGCAGGGCATGTGGATGTCGGTTTCCTTCTCGTAGATCTTGACCGGCTTGTCGGTCCAGAGCTGCGTGTCGAGATCGGAGGGGGAGACCTCCTTGGGCTCGATGATCTTCCGCGAGAAGCCCTGCTCACGCAGCTTCAAGCGAACGTAGTCCGACGCGTCGTCGGCCGCCTGCTTGTACGTGCCCGGGTTCTCGAGCGCATCGAGGATGGCATCGTTGCTGGCGGCGAATTGGGTGAGCGTTGCCATCTTGGACGAAGCCTCCGGGCTTGATGCCCCGGCCGTCGGCCGGGGGTTTAAGTTCGGGAACGGACAAACAGCAGCCGAGTGAACGAGGATCAGCGAGTGCCGCGGACGAACCAGCACCAGAACGCCAGGGCGTTCTTGCGGTTGGCGTTCACGTACTTGCCGCGGGACACGATGCCCACCACCGTGTCGGTGCCGGGGACGATCAGGCCGTCGCTGCCGAAGGCCGAAGTCGTCGCCTGCTGGTTGGTCACCTTGCCGGCGTTCGCACTGGTGTTGCTGGTCACCGTACGGAGGTACTGGCCGGGGGCGTAGGTCTGGTCGGTGTCGAACTCGGTCGTTTCGAGTTCATACGCACCGGAACCGACGAGGGCCGCCATGTTTTCGGTGCCGGTCTGGCCGGGGAACACCGCGCCGAAGTCGGGCGGGCCGTAGGTCGAGTCGCCGAAAGCCGAGGTGCCGGCCGGAACGCCCGGATTCGTGATGTCCGGTTCGTTGGAGCCGGACCAGAGGAAGATGGGCAGGCCCTGGTCGGAGCCGCACCCCATCTCGACCGTGAAGGTCGAAGGCCCGGAGATCGCACCGCCGTAGGGGTCGGTGTAGGTCCCGACGCCGACCGCGTGAACGGTCAGGCCGGACTGCAGCGGAAGGCCGGCGCTGCCGATGTTCACGTTGGTTGTCGGCTTGACTTCGGCGTCGAGCGCGGTCTCGCGGTACCACCCCTTGAGCGCGGTCAGGGTGTGGGCGTAGGACTGGCCCGGGTAGGTGTAATTGGACGACATCGTGTTCTCGCCTCGGTTCGGTGCCAGTGGTCAGGGGATCAAATCTTGCCGTTGCGGTTGAAGGTCGAGTAGTTGGCGACCTTCGCCATGTAAGCGCGGTCGGCTTCCGATTCCTCGTCGACGGCGACCTTCATCGGCGATTGCATGGTTCGGTTGGTGGGGCTGGGCGAAATCGTCCGGCCGGCGTTGAGCCGCGGGTCGGTGTTCGCCGCCTGGGCGGCCTTCATGATCACGTTCTGCATGGCGACGATCGCCGTGTTCGGATCGGCCAGGGCGACCTTCACCTGCTCGACCTGGCTCGGCTGGATGTAGGAGTGCTCCACCAGCAGGGCCGCGACCTTCTCGATCTCGGTCGGTTGAGCGGGCTTGGGGGCCTTCTGGGCCAGTTCCTGAGCCGCCTTGGCGACACGGAGAGCCCCGGCCACCGCCGCCGTGCTCGAAATGAGCGCGTCGGCGGAGTTGTTGTTCTTGCTGGTGTCGTTGGCGGCGGACATCACCTTGCCTCGATTGTTCGTGGTTCGTTCGTCGGTTTACTTGCCGGCGAAGCGGAGCATCTCGTCGACGTAGGAGCGGGCCACCTCGCGGCGGGCGCGTTCCGGGGTGCCATCCGCCGCGGGCTTGAGGCGGAACTTGCCGCTGCGGACGAAGTCCTTGGTCTCAGAAGCCAGCTTCGTCATCAGCTGAACTTCCTTCTCCGCCGCGGCCTTGTCGGCGGGCGGAACCGAAGCACCGGCTCCGCCGGACACCATCTGCTGCATGATCTGGGCGGCCTGCATGAGTTCGTCGGGGCCGACACCCATTTCGGCACAGGCCGACGCGAGCTCTTCCGGGCTCGGGGTACCACCGCCGGCACCACCAGCGCCGCCGGCAGCGGCTGCCGGGTCTCCGCCGGGCGCCGGGGGAGCGCCCGCGTCGCCGCCGGGGGCGGCCATCGCGGCTTGATCCGCAGGGGCACCGCCGGCGGCGGGCTGCGACTCTTCGGCTTCTTCGAGGCCACCTTCGGCGGCCCATTTGGTCAGGTACTGGCGAGTCTCGGCCTGGCCTCGGAGGAACTCACCCAAGAACGCGGCCTGGTCGGCGCCGAACTTGGCGTAAGCGGCGACCAGTTGCTGCTGTTCGGGGGTGATGTTGTTTTGCGGCGGCTGGGCGGCGGGCGCGGAAGTCGCGGCCGCAGACTTGGGCGAATTGGTCGCCGCCGGTGTCGGTTGGGCGGCCGGCCGAGCAGCAGAGGAAGCCCCGGCGGCGGCCGTCGCGGTGGCGATCAGGCCGAGAGCCGAAGCACTCTTTTCGAGGGACGCGATGGCCGCGGCCAGGTCGTCCATGCTGTCGAGCTTCAGGGCGGCGACCTTCTCGTTCTCTTCGGTGACCACCTTCACGGCCCGCTCGACTTCGGGCATCTTCCCGACCGTGGTCTGCATCAGACCGGATTCGGGGACCGGCTTGTCGGCCGATCCGTGTTCGGGGTTGTCCGGGGCAGTTTCGACGCCGACGTGCGGGGCGACTTTCTTGACATCCGACGCGTTCTCGGAACTCCGCGCCCCCTGGGTCGCCGGCTTGCCGCCGTCTTCGAGTTCCGGGAGGGCCGCAGCTTCCTTCGACACGCTTCCGTTCCCGGCGATCCAGTTGCGGAGCGAGTCGAATCGCTGGGGTTTGGCTGTGGCGGTTGCCGACATCTTGAAGATCCCTGGATGACGAGAAGCGATATTGACAAAGTTCGTCGTAAGGTCGCAAGTGCAAATTTCCAGGATCTGGAAATTTTGTTGCTGATTTTCAGACCGTGAGGCCGGTGTTGTGCCTCGCGCACTCGGCGAGCAACGCACCGTACTCGGGGCGATGAGCGTGCTTGGCGAGCACGCCGGCCTGGTAGGCGAGGTAGCGGAGTTCAGCTTCCTCGACCACGTTGGCCGGGGCCTGGGTGGAAGCGATCTTCGCCGGTCCGGTGATCGCCGCCGAAGCGCTTTCTTCACCGTGAGCCGCCCGCGTCGGCGACATCCACGCGTACGACCCCGGCGACGATAGCCGGCTATCGTCGGCGTACTGCGCTTCGGCGAGTTTGTCGTGGAGGTCACTGCGGTCGAGCAACCGCTGCGGCGAAACTCCGCGGGCGAAGACGGACGCGCACTTGTCGACGGGGCCGCCCGTGATCGCGGCCAGCCACCGCGACGGCGGCAGGATCACACCGTCGGCGGCCAACTCCGAAAGCATGGTGTGGCGCCCGTGGTCGTCGTTCGGGAACGACGCCGCTTTGCAGAACCCGTTGTTCCTCCGCCCGCGGACCGCCAGGCACTCGTCCCACGACGACGCAGGGGCGTGCTGGGGCGCGCCCATGGCGGCGAGCTTGCGAAGCGACGACGCCGCAGCGATGGTTCTCGGGTCGAGCAAGTGCTCGGGGGCGACGATGCCGAGCATCTCGGCAAGCTGGGCGCCGCCGATGGTCCGTTCGACTTCAGCGACCTTGCCGGTGATGAACGCGGTCCGGTCGGCGCCACGGGTGTCACTGACGTCGGAGATGTCGAAGAACTTGCAGTCGCGGTTGTCGACACCGAGCTGGAACCCGTCGTCGAAGACGCGTCCCAGGTTGTCCCGGCAACCGCCGTACTTGCAGTTCTGCGGGCCGCAATACTCGGAACGGTTGCGAGCGAAGTGATCGCAGCTCGTGCAATGGTCACCGGGCACGAAGCAGTTGGACACCCCGATTCCAGAGACCGTGTATGAGGTGTCGCCAGGGACGGAAAGATCGTAGACCGGCCCGCAGTATTCCTCGCGAGAGATCTTGCGAATCCTTCGGTAAACAAACCCGCTCTCGATGTACGTCTGCAGAGCGGCTGTAGCCCGGACGGAAACGCCCCCGGCTTGTTGAAATCGCAAGTGCCCGAGAACAGTCGGGCTGTGCGTGATCGGCGTATGGTCGGCGGGCACCTTGTCGGAGCCGACTGCCGAGGCGTACCGCTGTGAGATTGCGATTGTGTAACTCTGCCGGCGGCCGCCCTTCGGTTTGCGGACGGTGGTGATATTGGCCGGGATATTGTTCCTCCAGCAGATCGCCGCCAGTTGGTAGGCGAGCCGCTCGGAGACGGTAGTACCGGACAAAATTTCGTTGATCGGGTTCCAGTTGCCGTCTCCATCCATGAAACGGGCGACGATCTTGAGTTGCACTTCGGGCGACCATCGCATGATCCGGTCGGCGATCTCCTTGCCGTAGGAATATCGACCACCGTCAGCCAGCAGCCGACGGGCCAGTTCAGCGCTCGAGACCCGGACTGTCGTGGTATTCGGCCTGGATTGTTGCCGACGCAACGAGATCTTGGTGTAGCCGAGCTGCTTGCAGAGTTCGACCGTTCTCGCCACGAATGTGTCGTCTTCGCTGCGGGAGAAGATGAAATCGACGCCCTTGTAACAATCCCGACCGCCTTTAGCGAAACGGGAGTATTCCCACGTACATCCTTCAGAGAGGTAATAGCCGAGGAGCTCCGCGTAAACAGCGTCACCGGGCTCTTCGATCTGCGTATCGAAGGGCGTCCGCACAAAGTCACCGACAACCAGATCTTCAGCTCGCGTCCAACCTTCAGCGGCACGCCCGTAGTCACGGAGTGCCCGCTGATGTTGGGGGTCCTTCTTCTGCCAGAGATGCGCGTTGAGCGACTTGAATTGCCCGCCACAGACCGGGCATTTGGGGGTCTTACCCTTAGCCGTGGGCCTGGTCCAGATCTTATGATCGGGCGTGCAGACGACCGGGTCCGGCAAACCGACAGCGCGAAAACGGACGACTTCGCCGTCATGGTGTTTGGGAATCAGTGCGTTGACCGTCCCGACGTTACCGTGGTGGCTGGTGAGCTTCTGCCCGATCGCCACGTTTTCGATCGGCATGAACCGATAGGTGTCGGTCCACACCCTCGATCCGGGCACGAAGCAGGATTGGCTGACCGCGACGTCGATGTTGTTCGCGAGCTTGTTCAACGTCCGTTCGGCGACGAGGCCTTCGTTCCGGTCGGCGGCTTCCTTGGTGGCGTTGAGAGCGATGATGAGTTCGACACGACCCAACTGCTTGTCGAAATGCGACTTCTTGACGACCCCGTAGCTCTGCTTGGGGTCGCGGTTACAGTTGTGAACCAGAATTTCCCCGGCCAAATAGCTCTCCGGACCGGGAACTTTCAGATTGTAGACCATACCGTCGTAATCGGATTCGTCGCGAGAAGTCACTTTGACGATCTGGAAATTACCCCAGATCGTCGGCATCGTTTTCATTTTCTCCGGGTAGTCGACCTTGGTCGTCGCGTATTTCGCAACGATCGACGCGTACCGGTTGGAGATGTTGACGCAGCCGCTTTCGTTGGTCTGGTACACCCTGTTCCGGTACTTCCCCAGACCTCGCATCGTGTGGCGGGGGGAATCGATCTGGACCGAGCACGGAACTCCGAGCGCGCGAATGCAGTCACACAGCGACGAACGCATTGCCGGGCTGGACGATCGAATGCGGATAAGGCCGCGATTGTTCTTTGAAAAGTTCCCGTCCCCATCAATGAAGGCGCCAATGATCCTCTGGATCGAATCGGCATCGAGTTTGAACACTTCCTCCGTGAGTGTCTTTTCAGTGTCGGTTCCAGTGATGAACTTTCTGAGCTTGGTGGCGAGCTCTTGGTTCGAAAAACTGATGGCCCAGCATCCATCATCACTGCGGCGACGCTTACTCAGCGCGACCCCGAGCCGGTCAGCCAGGCTCTCGATGGCGGAGATCTTGCGGGATCGCTTGAGAGTGAATTGAACGGCGCCGTTGTCGTGGATGCTGCCATCAGCAGCGACATAGCCGACCAATTCAGCGAAGTTACGGTCGATGGGTTCGCCGCCGAGTTTCGGCAGCGGGATGGCGACATAGTCTCCGGGGAGCAGTTCGCCAGCTTGAACGTAGTCGCCCTCCACCGGCCGATCCCAGTCGCGACTCCTCGAGCCGCTAGTTCCGGTGTTGAGCCGGCAGTACCCATGCTTCGTGAACAGCGACTCTCTCCGAATGGCGAAAATCGGGTGGTTCGGAGTCGCAGTCAGCCGTTTCGGAAGACCCTCCAATTTGAAATGAAGAATGGTGCCGCAATAACGGTTGACGTAGACGTCGCTGACACGTTTCGGGCCGTCAGGTGTCATAACCTGATCGCCACTCGAAATCGTGTCGATGCGGACGCGGCGACGGTCGCCGAGAACGACCTCGGTGTCGGGCGCGAAGCAGTGGTTCAGGTAGACACGAGCGAGCTTCTCGAACGTCGGGTGGTCGCGTTCGAGCATCGCCTCGCCGTAAGCGTCCGCGTTGCGGTTTTGCCCGACTTTCTCGGTTGATCCAAGCGCGAGCAGGTGAGCGACGTACTCGCCGGGCAGCGGCTTGTAGCCCCGCACCCACGTCGCGAGCGGGTGGCTGGCCCGCTTCGCGAACTCGGTGAAGTCGTTGCCCCGCAGACCGGACGAGGCGATCTTCACCGCCTCGAGCTGGATCTGATCGGACAAGCCCGGCCAGGCGCCGGGCGGGATGTTCTTGGTCATCGACACGATCAGCCTCGGGGTTATCGCAACTGAGCTTCACGTTCATCGGCGCTCGGTTGGCGCTGACGGAACCATTCGAGGAGCCGTTGCTGAACTTTCGGGTCGCCCAGGTCGTGTGCGCCGGGGGCAGAGCCGCTCAAGAGTTCGCTGAGCGTGTTCTTGGTCCGTTCACCACTGGCGTAGGCTTGGATGCTCGGCGTCAGACCGCCGGCGAGCATACCCAAGGCGGTCGGGGACTTGAGCCGGCCGAGGGTGTTCTTCTTCAAGAGCTCCATCGGCGTAGTCGCATGAGTCGGGCCGTGGATCGGCAACGACGGACCAAACTTGCCGCTCGGCGGCAGGAGTTTGGCGTTGTGCGCCGCCCTTCCGAACGGTCCGTCGGGAGCAGTGAGCAACTTCATCGTTTCCGGTTTCATCGGAATGTTCCCCCGAAGCTGCTCACGAAGATCATCGATTTGCTGTTGCGCCATGGCTTTCGACGGCGGCTTCACCAGGCGCTCCTGGAGACTCTTCAGGAAAAGGGGATTGTCAGCGGCCGGGCGGAGATCGAATCGATCGGGAGCCGCAACCGGGAGGACGCCTTCGCCCGTCCGACCCCCCAAACCTCGGATCGCACCGACCACGCTGGGTCGAAGTGCGTGGTTCGGATCGCGAAGCGCTTGGCCGACTTCATCGGGGGTCACAAACTTGCCGGTCGCCCCGCTGTTCAGCACCGACGCGATCTGGGTCAACGCCTTTTGGTTGGCCTGTTCCGGCCCGATCCTTGTGGCGGCGTCCATAAGGCGGAGCGGTTGACCGAGCAGACCACGGGTCGGAGCCGGAGAAGTGACACCCTTCTCGAGTTGGTTGTAGTACCGGGCGTCGGGCCCGATGCGGGTACCAGTGGCGTTCGCGGCCAACTGGCTGCCGCGGCCAAGCAGCCCGCCGAGACCGGCCGTCTCAAGCGACCTCCTCCCGGCCGCCGATCGGTACCACGGGACTTGCCCCATGGCACTCGGGTCGGCTTCGTTGACCGCCTGGCTGTTGGCCTCGACTTCCGGACGGAGTTGCTTGGCGAAGTCAACCATGCTTTGGGGTTGAGCATCAGGAGCAGACGGCGTAAGTCCGTCAGCCCCCCGAGTAATGGGTCGGCCGAACAAACTGAAATTCGACGGGGCCGGACCGGGCCTGGCTGCCGAGCCTAGTTGACCGGCCGCCCCAGCGATCCCGCCGAAGCCAGGTACGAGTCCGGAACCAAGCCCGGAAACCACGTCTTGGACGTTCGGGGCTTTCAGGTTGTTACCGATCAAGTTGCTGTGAAAATCGTTCAGTTCCTGAAGTTTCTTGGCGTATTGCGCCGCCGCCTCCCAGTCCTGATTGGCCTCGGCGTTCGTGACCGCCCGGTACGCGTCGTCGTAAGCCTTGCCACTGGCGGCATCGATGTTGCCGCCCATGCGCAACGTGGCGTACTGGTTCTTGGCGGCCTGAAGCGGACCGTCCACGAACGCATTGGTTTGTCCGGAGTTGCCCCACGAGTCCGTCACTGTCTTCTTTCGTTGCAAAAGATTCAGTTCAGGCTTCTCGGCACGGAGATCGGCGCCGGGCGTGACGTTCTTCGGGGCTTCCGGGATGGTTTTCTGAGTCTCCTGCGCGGGTGGTTGCGCCTGGTTGCCGCCGAAGAGCTCGCGGGCACCCCACGCGAGACCGCCGGCACCGGCACCCAAGAGACCGCCGCGAAGCACCGAACCGAGAACGTCCTTGCGTTTCTTGCCCCCGCTCCCGAGCAGACCGACCCCGGCGCCGATGCCACCGCCGATGATCGGTGCGATCGCCCACGGGTTGCGTTCCATGAACCCCTGGAAACCGCCTTCCGGGATCCCCAGGTTCGTCCTGGCGCGGTTCGAAATCGGGTCGGTGACGTGCTTGTTGAACGCCGCGACCCCTGGTTGGATGGCGTTCTGGTTGAGCCAGTCACCAGCTTGGTTGAGACCGTCCTGGGCGGAGCTGAGGAAGTCGGATTGCTTGGTGACCGCTTGCTCGCGATCAGCCGGAGTTTTGAGGACCCGATTGCCGAGATGCAGCCCGCCGATGAGCCCCCCCAGGCCGCCGACTCCGCTACCGACGAGAAGGCCGGTAACCGGGTCGCCCTGGTATTGCGATCCGATAGCGCCCCCCAAAGCGGCGCCAGCGGCGCCCCCGAGCCCGCCGGTCAGGCCGGTCATCGTGCCTTTCGCAATGTCATTCACGGCTTGACCGGGCCTCGACTTCAGCGCCCCGAACGCGGCACCTCCCAAAGCAGCGATCGGGATCAGCGGACTGGCCGCGGCCGCTCCGAACATGCCGCCCATCGAAGCAGGAATCAGGCCAGGGGTGATCTCGATCGCCCGATGGTTGTCGGGTACGTGAGTCAACCCAGACGGGATCTCGTTGAACTCCGGCGGGACATTAGCCTGTTTCGGGAAATACTTGCCCGCCCGGGCGCCGAGCGCGAAGCACAGCAACAGATCACCATCCTGGGGCAGGTCGTTGGGTCGCATGGACGGTCCCGATAGCCGGATATTCGCGGAGAACCAGCCAGAGTCTATCCGAATCGGAAGTTGGTGTGCCAGACGATTGTGCGATGGCTAAGAAAAAGGCCGGGCGGTTTCAGCCGCCCGGCCGGTCATCCCTTCGGCGCTTCCGCCGCCGGTGCGGGCGGCGACGGCGTCTTGTCGAGCTCCGCCAACCTGCGGACGACCACCGAGCCCGGGAGCATCACCTCGTCGACCAACTCTTCGACTGTCGGCGGCCTCTTCAACCTGCGTTTCAACTTGGCGAACGCCTTGCCGACGTCGTTCCGTTGCCGTTGCGAGATCGCGGCCGGCTCGGTCCACGGGTCAACCGGAACGGCCAGGATCCACTTGTCCTCGAACTTGGTCATCGGATCCGGATTGTTCGCTCTTCGACCCCTGGAGTGTTCTTCATTGGCCATGCGTCAGATACCGTCGGGGATTTCCGGACAGTCCTCCGGAGAAGGATCGGCGGTCAGAACCTCGAGAGTCCTGTCGTCGAGACTGCGAATCGCGTCGGCGATCGTGTTGAACGTGTTCCAGGTCTTCGTCAGGTGGCTGAACTCCGGCCGGCCCGTGCTCTCCGCGTCGACACCGAGTTTCTTGGCCAGGTCATCGATCCCCCACCTGAATGCGTTGTTGACGATGTTCTTGAGCGGTTTGAGTCGTTCCATTCAGTCTACTCCTGTTGCTGGTGAGATCGGATGGCGAGGGTTTGCAAATTGCAGTTCTTTTCAGGCCCTGCACGGCCTTGTCGCTAGGCGGCGCACAAGTTCAATTCATCGCCGCGTGTTGCAGTTCTCTCAGGCCCTGCACGGCCTTGTCACTGACGTCGGTGACGATGACCGAGGCGCCGAGTGGACGTTGCAGTTCTCTCAGGCCCTGCACGGCCTTGTCACCACGAAACCCCCCTCGCGGCGGTACCAGCCGATCCGATTGCAGTTTTTCAGGCCCTGCACGGCCTTGTCACAATGCTGTGGCGGGGAACCGCACACGATCGCGACCGGAGTTGCAGTTCTTTTCAGGCCCTGCACGGCCTTGTCATGGGAGAATCGCGACAACTGGCGGGAATACTACTAGTTGCAGTTTTCTGAGGCCCTGCACGGCCTTGTCACCCGACTCAGCGATGTGGCCATAAGTCCAATCCCGCAGTGTTGCAGTTCTTTCAGGCCCTGCACGGCCTTGTCACGGATCCGCTTGAGGATGTTCTAGAGAGGGGCTGGAAGTTGCAGTTCTCTCAGGCCCTGCACGGCCTTGTCACCCTTCGCTCACAATGAGATCGTCATCGAGTGTGATGAAGTTGCAGTTCTTTCAGGCCCTGCACGGCCTTGTCACTGGCTGATGATCTGGGCCTGGTACCTTCCAGGCGCGGTTGCAGTTCTTTCAGGCCCTGCACGGCCTTGTCACTTGAACGACCCAATCCGGGATCGTCGGGATGCTGAGAGTTACAGTTCTTTCAGGCCCTGCACGGCCTTGTCACAATGTCATCGAGGGGGACTTGGTCCGCCCGGTAGGTGTCGCAGTTCTTTCAGGCCCTGCACGGCCTTGTCACTCGAATGCGTCATGTTGCTTACCTTAGAGTAGCGAGTTGCAGTTCTTTCAGGCCCTGCACGGCCTTGTCACCGGACGTAGTGGTACCTCTCTTCCGGTCTGGTGGAATGTTGCAGTTCTCTCAGGCCCTGCACGGCCTTGTCGCTTCCGGTTCAGCCGGTAATGCCCGGACCGCATCGCCTCCCGTTGCAGTTCTTTCAGGCCCTGCACGGCCTTGTCACGCGGCCATTCATCCGTGATTCGCCGAGCAGAGCTATGTTGCAGTTCTTTTCAGGCCCTGCACGGCCTTGTCACCCGCGGACATGTCCCTCGGTGCGTACGACGTCTACGTTGCAGTTCTCTCAGGCCCTGCACGGCCTTGTCACGCCGGGCAGGAGCCGGGTCGAAGAATCGTGCAGTTCCATTGTTGCAGTTCTCT